TGACGGCTTTCGACAGAAGATCTGCGAAGAGTATCATCCGACCTTTGTGAAGTTCGCTCGGTTTTTCCGTGGGCACAAATCTGGGCCAGGTGCAAAGTTCTACGGCACTGTGAAACTCTCACAGTTCCATCCGAAGATGCGTCGTATCGATCTGGTTGCAGGCCTCTTCGCTACAAAAGCTGCTGCAGCAGAGTCCGGTTCGCTCGCACAGATGGCCGACATCGAAATGCACAAGCTCGCGAGTGGTGAAGACATCAGCACAAGCATGGGCTGCGCGGTCTCACACGATATCTGCAGTCACTGTGGTAACAAGGCCCAGACACCCAAAAGCTACTGCACGGAAAGCATGTGCAAGGCTGGTGGATTGAAGCACCATATGGGTGAAGTCCAAGCGGACGGTTCAATTCTTCATGCGGACAATCCGGATCCGCAATTCAATGACATTTCGCACGTCAAACGCGGCGCGGATCGCATTTCGTTTTTGATCGGAGCGCTGCGTAAGACAGCGGGCTGTGACGGCCCAATGACTGGCGGCGCTGAACTGGCCGAGTTGATCTATACGCCTGAGTACGAAACGAAGTTGTCGCGAATGGCACAAGACATGGCGCGGATTGAAGCTCGCGTGCATCAGTTTGGTAAGTTCGCCGCAGGCTGTTCGGAGTGTGGACGACCAGGCAATTTCGTCGTGCCAGAGGGCGTGCGAGACGAGCGAAAACTCGTCCAAGCATGCGCGGCTTTGGCCGATGAAGGAATTATTTTGCCCGTTGATGAGTTCGTGGAACTGATCACTGGGCAGAAGAAGGCGGGGGCTTCTGTTCGTGCGGAATTGCCTGGAATTTACGAGCGACTTGAGTGTCCGCTTGTGAATCCATTCACTTGCTACGAGCAGATCCCTTCGCAGTACCGCGTCTGGGCAGCCCAAATGGCCCCCAGTTATTCCTTGGAAAAGTCTGCAGTTGCACGACGAATCGGTATTGCATCGGTTCGCGGACTTAGCGTAACGTCTGCCCCGCAGCAGAAACGTGCTAGTTCAAGTGCTCTTGCTGCAGAAGCCGCCCAACAGTATGCCTTGTATGTTTTGTCAGCCCTGGATAGAAACGCGCGAAACGAAAACCTGGGATTGACGGCCACATTGAGCCTTCTGCAGAATCAGACCAACTGACACGGCAAACAGTCACGGAGTCACAAATGCCCACTCGCTCGCTTTATGCAGATTTCGAACAGCTCTTGGCAGAAGTGCCAGCGGCGTTGCCGAAGACTGCACACGAAAATGTCGGTGGCGGGGAGCCAAAGGGTCAAGGAGCCACTGGTAGCGATACCACGAGCCCGACCAAATCGGTTCCTAACGACGCCAATCCCGAAAAGCTGACTGACGGCTCTTTTGCCCAGCAGTTGTCCAAGGAAATCAAGGAGATGGGACCGGGCTCAATTGACGCCCTTCCCGACGCCACCCCAACGGATCCGAATTCGATCCAGGGCAGTGTCAATCTGAAACAAACCACGGTCGGTCATGACCCCGCTCTCGAAGATGACTATGGCAGCACGCTCAATGAGCCTGGTGTCGGCACTTCGACCAACGCGAAGTTCGATGACGGCCAAAAGTATGCCTCGGTCCCCGAGTTCTTGAAACTCGCGAGCCCTGATCGTGGCAACTATCTGACCAAGTTGGCTAATGAGCTGCTCGCGAGCATCGCGACCGCAGCTGGTGTTCAACCGAAGACGGCAGGCGCTGCAGAAGGATCTGCAATTCCGCAAGGGACTCCGGCAGGGACGCCGGGCACTGCTGCCGTTCCCAAGACTGCTGCTGAAGGAACTCCTAACGCAGCTGCCTTGGTTGCCGAAGCTCAGGCTGGCTATGAATTGGCCCGCGTGCTCGGTATGGAAAAGATGAGTGCCGATCAGCGCGCTCAGGCAACGATTGGTGGCACGATCAGTGACGGCTTTGCCGACGCTGAACTGGTTGCCGCCTGGTTGCAAAAGTCCGCCTCCGAAATGCCGTCCGAACACGGGGACGAAGAAGGTGGAGGCGGTGAAGAAAAGCCAAAAAAACCTGAAGCGGACGCATCTGCCGCCGGTTCAACGACCGGTGAAGAAGGGGGCGGTGACGCTTCCGGTGGTGCGCCCGCAGCTCCTGGTGGCGGTGGCGGGGATCCCGTTGCGGAAGCTGCTGCGAGTCAGTTCGGTGGTGATGCCGGTGGCCCTCCCGGGGCTGGCGGTCCTCCTGGTGGCGGGGATCCTGCTGCTCAAGGTGGCTTGGATGGCGGTGGACAGGTGAGCCGTGAAGAATTGCTTCAAGGCCTCTTGATTGCCATGCAAGAACTGAATATCTCCCCCGAAGAAGTCATGCAGGCGGCTCAAGCTGCCCCGGCTGGTGGCGCTCCTGGCGGAATGCCTGGCGGTGCTCCTGGTGCTGGCGGCGGTGGAATGCCTCCTGGCGCTGGAATGCCTCCGGCTCCGGCTGGTATGGCACCCGGTGGTGATCCGATGGGTGGAGGGATGCCGCCGAAAATGGCGTCGACTCTCTACAAGATGGCGTCTGCTGCACGACAGTTTCAACGGGAAGGTCGCTTCCAGCTGGCCGCGCCGTCGAACAAGCGTGCTCGACAAATTGCCGACCGTTCGAAGACCATGTTGATGGAACTGCGTATCAACTAGGCAATCGAACGATTGTCCACAAGATATTTTTGAGGGAACCTCACCAATGACCGAGCCAAACCTGCACGCCAAGATGGCGCACTTTGTCGAAGTTACAGCTGCTCAGCTGGATGACACCAGCAAGAAGCTGGCGGCTGCCGAGTCGGCGCGCGATGCGTATGCCAACAAGGTTCCCGAAACTGTCGACAGCCTGATTGCCATGGGCTTCCTCAAAGCGGCATCTCGTGCCGTTGCGATTCAGCACTTGTCCGATCCGGCTTATGCCCTCACCCAGTTGGTCAAGCTGGCTGGTGCGAGTATGGCCGATCCCGAAAACGATCCTCCAGGCCTGGGCACTGCCGTGTCGCCCACGCAACCGGCCGCTCAGCCGGCGACCAGTAACAAGCGTGCAAGCAAACGGCGTTCAGCGCACCACGACGAATTCGTTCGCAAGTTGGGCTTGAATCCCGACGAACTTGACGGCTAAGTTCTGACCTTTAACCTGACCGGCGAATCACCCCGATATTTTGTTCTGTTTGAAACAGGAGCCTCCCAGTGACCCAAGCCACCATCACAACTCCGGCTGACATTTTCCAACACACGATGGACGTGACCGCGGGCTATGACATGGCTCCTGGTCAACGCCTGGACTTCGTCGCGAAGCTCTCGAGCAACGTCTCGATCGTGCCCTACGAAGGTCGCGTGTGCCATCTCAACTCGGTTGGCGAGTGGGAAATGGGCTGCGTGGCTAAGAAGATGCCCTGTATCTTCTTCAAGGGGACCGTTCCTTACGGTCATCAGCCGACCATCGTTCCGTACTGGCAGTCGATCGGAAACTATCCACTGGCCGCGCTCGTCGCGACCGGTGGGTACGAAGTCTCGACAACCGAGTACGACAGCACGAAGACCTATGCGATTGGTGACTTCCTCACCGCCGCTTCGACGAACACCATCCAGGATACTGCTGGTGTGCTGACCAATGTTCAACCCGGTACCAACACCGCCCTGACCGCCCCTTGGGTTGGTGGTGGTACCACGAAGACGATTTGTGGGCAGGTGTGTCGCCCGCCCGCGACCCTGACGACCGGTAACACGGTGTTGGGCTTCTGGACTCTGTTCTTCCCCGGAACGACCGACTCCTAAGCCTGATTACTCACCGACTGTCTGTGTCAAAACAAGGATGTTTTGCGGCAGAGACCCTGCTGACCGTTTATTCGCATGGAGGCGATCCCACTCATGGCTACAAAGCACTCTGCCGCTGTCATCAATTCGGCTTTCTTGGAGAAGCTGAATAACCCGGCTCTCAAGCAGGCCGCAACTGACGACCTGTCGGACTTTGTCCGTGCGGAAATGCGCGAAGAGGGCGCTTACCGCAAGATCATGACCATGCGCAAGCTCGACGACTCGGAGCTGAACCCTCAGCTCGGATCCGACTTGCCGGTCAAGCTCTGCTGGAAGGAACCTCGTTCTCCAGGAGCCATGTCGATCCCATTCATGGGTTCGCCGCGGCAGTTCTTCATCCGTGGTGCCAACTTCCCGGTGTACTTCACCGAGATCGTCGGCCCCTCGCACATGAAGCACATGAACGAATTGCGGGTCTATCCGTACGACATTCGTCAGGTGCTGACCGACCACAGCATCCGCGACGTCCAAGAAGAAGAAGACCGACGTGCGTTTGTCGACGGCTTCAATGCCGCGATGATCGGCGTCAATCAAACGTCTCCGTTCACCAACCGCGTCCAATGGAAGCAGTTGCTCGGTGGATGGACCCGTGCGACAGTCACCGAAGCCATGAAGTCGGTCCCCGCTGGATCGACCAAGGCTCGTCCGGACAAGTGCGTCATCAACCAGATCACCGCCTACGACTTCATGAAGTGGGGCCGGGACGAAATGGGGGGTGACATGAGCCAGGAACTCCTGAAGCACGGTCGTGCCGAAGGAAGCTGGCTCAGCGGCGAGTTCATGAACACGAACTGGCTGGTCACCATCAAGTACGACCTCGTGCCCGATGGCGCCATGTACATGTTCGCCCCTGAAGAATTCATCGGGTACTCGTACTCGTTGACGGATTTGACGATGTTTATCGAACGTCGGGCCGAAATGATTTCGTTCTTCCCGTACGAAACCATCGGTGGCGGTATCGGTAACGTCGGTGGTATCACGCGCGTCGATGTGAGCTAGTCTGACTGCTCGCGGGTAACCGCATCGTGGTGTCATTTTCCAGCTTTTTGTAAACACGATCGGAGCAAACCGTGCCCACCGATAACGCTAACATTCAGAAGACGGCCGGAGACCTGCTTTACTCGCAGGTCTACGTCCCCGCCTTCTTCACCAAGCTCGCCGAATTCGGCTATGAGCCTCGAACCGAAGTGCAGGCCCAGTCCTTGCTTCGTCAGGCTCAGATGCTGCGTCAAGCCAAAGCGGCCGAGATGGCCAAACAGGCTGCCGATCAGGGCGATCCCTTGCTGATTGCGGAACAACGCTTGGCCGAGCGCCTCGGTCAGATCAATGCAGGTCAGGCGGCTGAACTGCAGATCGAAAAGTACGCGGCAGACTTTGTGGCTCAGCACCCTGAGCTTGCCAAGGCCGCTCTCGATTACCAGAATGCCGTCGCCCAAGACCTGCTCGACGCCCAGAAGGCCAGCTAGTTGTTGGCTGTCCAGCTGCAAGCGTAAAGATTCACTGACTCGCGAGGATTCGACCCATGCCCGCCCTCAGCCTTAGCCCTAACTACCTCGACTGTATTCACACGATTGTGAAGAACATGTCCGGCGTACAGTTGTACTTCGGGTTCTTGCCTCCGCATGGTGTCAAGCTCGACGCGGGCGCTGAATATGCGATCCGCGGCGATCTGGTGACTCGCATTGCGGCCAAGAATGACCAGGATCGCGCGTTTCCTTCGTTCCAGAAGGCACTCGACGATACTGACATCGTGATCATCCACTCGCCTGCGGTCTTCATCTACGACAATGTCTCGGACACTGTCCAACAGTTGACGATCCGCAACCGGGTTGTCGGTGTGATGGAACCTTGCTGGGGTTACTTCAGTAATCCTGGTGGCGTCTCCGAAGCCGGCCTCTAAGCCAACGCCAAGCCCCTGTCGTAAGCCCACCCCGTCAAGAAAATCTTGGCGGGGTGTGTTTTTTGATAGGGCCTCTGGTAGAGTTTCACTGATTTAATTCGTTTCACTGCCGGTGAAACACTTACAACCAGTGAAAATCGTTTACGAAGGGCATCGGATGCTGATTTCTGTTTTCACGCCAACCAACAGCCTTATTTACCTGGAAGAGGCCTGGAAGTCGCTCAAGAATCAGACTTACAAGGAATTCGAGTGGGTAATCGTCCCCAACGGCGACTTAAAGACCATTCCGCGCAGCATTACTGCGGATCCGCGGGTTAAAGTCTTCCCCACATCTGAAATCTTCGACAATGTGGGTGCCCTGAAGAAGTTCGCTTGTGAACATTGCCGTGGAGAACTGCTGGTTGAGTTCGACCATGACGATCTGCTCATGCCGCGATGCTTGGAACGCCTGGCGCTCGCGACGGACGTCACCAAGGCCCAGTTCCTGTTCTCCGACTTCGCACCCGTAAACGAGAAAATGGAGCCCGTGGTGTACGGGGCAGACTGGGGCTGGGAAACGTACAACGTGACCTACAAAGGGCACCTGCTCAAGGCCGCCAAGGCTTTTGCGGTCGATCCTTGCGGACTGTGTTGTCTGCAGTTCACGCCGAACCACGTTCGGGCATGGACCAGAAAGGGCTACGAACAAGCTGGGGGCCACTCGGCCGAATTGCCGGTTGCCGATGACTATGACCTGATCCTCCGTGGCTATGTCGCAGGCCTGGAAATGATTCAGATCAAGGAATGCCTTTACGTTTACCGTACCCACGAAACCAGTACGTCAAAACAGAAGAATGCGGACATTCAAAAGCTCCAGTACGAGATCTTTAACCAGCGGGTCGCTGCCGTTGTGGCTGAATGGTGCAATCGGAACAAATATCAACGGCTCGAGTTGGCGATCTCGACCGGGCAGATCTCCGATCTGGACATCGTGTATCCGCTGCGTGGGGCCGCTGGCCGCACTGTAGGTGCCACGAATGAGTATTTCTTCCCGGGCCTGTCAGACCTGCCGGAAAACTCTGTCGGCGAACTGCGTTGTCACGGGATGCTGCCTTACCTCGATCGGCATCTGATCATGCCGTTCTTCGAGGCCTGCTACAAAGCCCTGGCACCAGGCGGTTGGTTCCGAATCACAGTCCCGTCTGCCGACTACTCCGGCGGTTTCGCAAACCCGTTGTACCGCAGCTACTGGAATCAGCTGACGTTCAAGACCTTCACGAACAAGACTGCTGCGTCGATGGCCGGCGGGCACAAGTGCCGCTTTCAGTATTTACGGGTTTGGGATACTTGGGACAATGCCGAAGAACGCGACTCGAAAATGATCCGGACCTGCGTTGATTTGGTTGCTCTAAAGGGGCAAAAACAGCCGGGTGTCGTTGAAATCTAAGGATTTTTCCAAATGGGACAACACGTCTTCCCGTACTCGGCAATCAAGCTGGTTCCTGCCACCACGTTCCTGGGGAACCCCTCAGGATCGATCGGTGACGTCCAGGCAATGTCTGCAGCGGCTGTCATCTCAGCGCTGGGGCTGGCCGGTTCCTATCAGGCACTCGATTCCGATCTGACGGCGATCGCCGGGTTGTCTCCTACTAACAACGATGTCCTTCAGCGGAAATCCGGCGCCTGGACCAATCGGACGATGGCGCAGCTGTACGCAGACTTGGGGCTCGGCACATTGGCCACCCAGGATGCTAATTCGGTTGCGATTACCGGCGGTACGATTACCGGGTTGGCTTCGCCATCTGCATTATCAGATGCCGCGAATAAACAGTATGTGGATAACGCAGTCACAGGCCTGTTTGACTTTAAGTCCTCCTTAGATTGTTCAGTAAATCCAAATTTTCCAGCGGCTGTTAAAGGTGACGCTTACGTCGTTGCGATTGCCGGGCATATCGGCGGTTCTTCTGGCCCTGCGGTTGACGTGGGTGACGTGTTTTTTGCGAATGGTGATAATGCTGGCGGTATTGCGGCTTCGGTCGGAACAAGTTGGACAATCCTCGAACACAACCTTGTCGGCGCTGCACTCACAGCCAACAACCTAAGCGACCTGGCAAATGTTGCAACTGCGCGAAGCAATTTGGGCCTGGTGATTGGTACCAACGTGCAGGCCTATGATGCAGACCTGTCGGCCATCGCGGCCCTGTCTCCGACAAACGATGATTTGCTTCAACGGAAGGCCGGCGCCTGGACTAATCGGACGCTCGGACAGGTCATGTCCGACATGGGACTGGCCGGAACATATCAAGGCCTCGATTCCGATCTAACCACGATCGCCGGACTGACTCCAACCGACAACGATGTGCTGCAGCGCAAGTCAGGCGCCTGGGCTAACCGTACGTTGGCGCAACTCGCATCTGATATGAACCTGGCAGCCACGTATCAGCCGTTGGACTCAGACCTCACAGCAATCGCGGCTTTGGGCACAACGACCTATGGCCGATCGCTCCTGACGCAAGCTGATGCTGCTGCGCTACGAACAACTGCTGGACTCGGCACCCTGGCGACACAGAACGCGGCTTCTGTCGCAATCACCGGTGGAACGATCACCGGACTTGGTACCCCATCGGCCGATTCCGATGCTGCGACGAAGAAGTATGTCGATGATTCGGTCACCGGGCTGCTTGACTTCAAGGGTGGTACTGACTGCTCTGGCAATCCAAACTACCCGGCTGCCAGCAAGGGTGACGCCTACGTTTGTACCGTCAGCGGCAAGATCGGGGGTGCTTCCGGCGCCACGATCAATGCCGGGGATGTGTTCTTTGCCACGGCAGATAATGCCGGTGGTACACAGGCTTCCGTGGGCAGTTCTTGGGCGATCGTGCTGCACAGCGCTTCGGGCGGTGGCTCCGGAGACATGCTGTCGTCCAACAATCTGAGTGACCTGACAGACGTAAGTGCCGCGCGAACCAATCTGGGCTTGGTAATTGGTACCAACGTGCAGGCCTACGACGCAGACCTGGGCGCCATTGCGGCTTTGTCACCATCGAATGATGACATCATTCAACGTAAGGCTGGTGCGTGGACCAACCGCACAATGGCACAACTGGCAACAGATCTCGGTCTGGCGGCCAGTTATCAGCCGCTCGATTCCGACCTGACCGCGATCGCCGCCCTGTCTACGACATCGTTCGGCCGATCGGTGCTCACCCAGGCTGACGCCTCGGCGCTGCGCACCCTGGCCGGATTGGGCACCATCGCCACACAGGATGCCAACAATGTCGCCATCACTGGTGGTACCATCACCGGTCTGGGAACTCCGTCCGATTCAACAGACGCCGCGACGAAGGGCTATGTTGATACCGCAGTCACTGGTCTGTTGGACTTTAAGGGTTCAACAGACTGTTCCGCGAATCCAAACTACCCGGCAGCCAGCAAGGGTGACACATACGTTGTTACCGTTGCCGGTAAAATCGGTGGAGCTTCCGGAAAGTCAGTTGATGTTGGTGACATGTACCTGGCGACCGCGGATAACGCGGGTGGCGCTGAAGCCTCGGTCGGTACAAGCTGGTCCGTGTTGGAACACAATCTGGTCGGTGCTCTGCTGGCCGCCAACAACCTGTCGGACATCGCCAATGCCGGCACTGCGCGGACCAACCTTGGCCTGGCGATCGGGACCGACGTCCAAGCGTATAATGCTGACCTGGCTGCGATCGCTGGCTTGTCGCCGTCGAACGATGATGTCCTGCAGCGGAAAGCTGGTGCGTGGACCAACCGCACGATTGCCCAGCTCGCCACCGATCTGGGACTTGCTGCCAGTTACCAACCGCTTGACTCTGACCTGACTGCCATCGCGGCACTAACCACAACGTCATTCGGCCGATCGGTACTTACGCAGTCAGCAGCAGCGGATTTGCGAACTCTCGCGGGCCTGGGCACCATTGCGACTCAGAATGCCAATGCTGTTGCGATCACTGGCGGTACCATCACTGGCCTGGGGACACCGTCATCGTCTTCCGATGCCGCAACCAAAGGCTACGTCGATACGGCAGTCACCGGACTGCTGGAATTCCAAGGATCCACAGACTGTTCCGCAAATCCAAACTACCCAGCTGCCAACAAAGGCGACACCTATGTGGTCACGGTAGCGGGCAAAATTGGGGGCGCGTCTGGTAAGTCAGTCGATATTGGGGACATGTACCTGGCCACGGCTGACAATGCCGGCGGTACAGAGGCCTCGGTTGGAACCAGCTGGTCCGTGTTGGAACACAACCTGGTTGGTGCCCTGATTGCTTCAAACAATTTGTCAGACGTCAGCAATGCCGGTACTGCCCGAACCAACCTCGGCTTGGCGATCGGGACCAACGTGCAGGCCTACTCGGCCGAACTCGCTGGTGTGGCTGCATTGGCTGCAACCGGTGTCGTCGCACGCACAGCGTCAGGTACCTACGCAGCTCGAACCATTACCGGTACCACAAACGTCATCACTGTGACCAACGGTGACGGCGTATCTGGTAATCCGACTTTGACAGTCGGATCGTTGGTACAGCGTACTGATACCGCTGCAGTCCTCACGGCACAGCAAAACTTCGGCGCCGTGGCTTTGACCAGTTCTTCAGCGCATATCGCCTGGAACTTGGCCACCGCACAGATGGCGAAGCACACCTTCACCGAAAACACCACGTTGGATAATCCAACCAACATGGTCGACGGCGGTACCTATACGATCAAGTTCACCCAACACGCCTCGTCACCTAAGACTTTGGCTTACGGCAATGCGTACAAATGGGCGGCCGGTTCTGCGCCAACCATTTCCGCGACCAACGGTGCCGTAGATATCTTCACGTTTGTCAGTGACGGTACCTACATGTACGGAACCGCGATCAAGGCCTTTGCATAATGCCACCACTCAACATTCCCTTTGCTTTCTGGTTCACTGCCGCTGCAGGCGGCGGTGCGCCAACCATTGCGGACAGTCAAGTCGCTATCGATAGCGGCGGTAGCTCGGGTGACGGGCTCGGCATTACGTTCAGTTCTGCCGTAACGGCTGGTCAATACATCATTCTAATCGCAGTGTCCGGTACGAACGGTGGTAATGGGCTGTTTCTGCCAACAGGCTTCACAAAACTCTATGGCGACGATTCGTCGTATGGGATCTTTGTTAAAAAGGCCACTGGATCTGAAGGCGCATCCTTTTCGGTCAACAATTTTCATATCGCCGGGATTCTGATTGGTCTGAAAATTACCGGGGTTGGCTCAACGCCGTTAGACGTAAATGCCAAAGCGGACTCAACCAATACTGGGTCGTCTGTCACCACGACAGCTGCCAACGATCGTCTGATCGGCGTTTGGATAGACGTGACTGCGTCTGCGAGCACAATGACACCGCCGACAGGCTACTCGTTACTGACTCTTGGTGGCACACAACGCCAATTCGTAAGTGGCGCGAACGGCGGCCCTATCGTCGTGTACGTTGCGACCACAACACAAGCAGCGGCCGGCGCCAGCGGAACTCAAGTTTGGACGCCATCCACTGGGACAGCAGCTCACGTTATTACCATCGCGGTGAAGCCAACATGAAAACATTGGTGCTGTTCGGCCGATCGCCATTTATCAATAAGGTTGATGTTAATCGCATCATTGCCGCAGGACACGACACAGCTGGTTGCAATGATTTTGCGGCACAATTTGAAGTCAAAACATCCTGGTGCATGGATAAGTACATCGAGCCCAAGTCCGAGAAAACAACAGTGTTTACTCGTGTTCGGAACAATGTCCCTGTGCCGCCAGGTACCTGTCCAATTCGTGTTTGTAGCGGGCTCGGACCGTTGCTGACAAAGGAATTCGACGGTGACTATCAGAAACTCAACTGGGTCCGGTTCACGCCATGCCTAATTTTGAACTGGGCTTTGTTGGAGGGCTACACGGAGGTCTACCTCGTCGGTATTGACCATATTCCGACTGACACCCAGTTTGAGCACTTTGACGGTATCGATAGTGAACACGGCCGCAACTTGAATCCCGAAATGCACGAGGCGTTTCGGGCATACGTTGCTGAGTGTGCTAAGCACATGAAGATCTATCAGACAAACCCTAACGTGATGCGCTGGTGGGCTCTTCCGTATCGCGGCTTGATCCATATTTATGGTTGATCTGGACTCGACCAGATTTCCGAAGGATAAATCGGCATGACAACTCAAACAGCTATCTTCGAAGCGCTTTTTTTGCCGACTGCGGTCAAGCTTGTACCGTGGGGCGGCGGCACGGCCATTGTCGGTAGCAGCATCGCTGTCGCAGGCGGCAATCGGGATGGTTATTACAAAGCCAACTTCACCGGTGCCGTGGGTAAGTACCACCTGATCGCTTATGACGTGACCAGCGCAGTCATGCTTGATGAAGTCATCAACATGGTTGACACGACTGACGAACAGTATGTGGCCAGCCTGGTTGGTTTGGACTCAGATACCATGACGGAACTGACCGCCTTGTTGGCCGGTTTCGACGGCTACACGTTGATTCAAGTGCTTCGGATTGTGGCTGCCGCGATGGCTGGAAAGTCCTCTGGCGCCAACCTGGAAGGTGGCACGATCAAGTTCCGCGACCTGGCTGATACGATCGACCGCATCACCGCGGTTTGTGACGGTTATGGCAACCGGGAATCGGTCACGATCCTCCCGGATTGAGGAGGTACTATGTTTCCCCGTTGTTACATGAACTATGGCTACTTCTCGCCGTTTTACTTTATGGTACGCGGCGAGACACCCGTAATCACTTTGCGCCGAAGTCCGTTTCAAAGTGTTTTGTTTCACTCGATCTTGCTCGGCCGAACGCAGTCTGATGTCCAGGTGACCGAATGAGCACACAGCCAGGCGATCTTATCCAGTTTCAATTCAATCTGTTTTTGCCAACAGCTCCGTTTTCGTTGGCAGATCCGGATACCGATACGGATTTCATCGCAACACTGGTTCGTAACGGTATCGCGACCGATGTTACGATGACACCAATCAAGTTATCGACTGGCACCTACCGTGTGTCACTTACGGTGCCGTCAAACTGGGTCCGTGGTGATGAGGTTGAAGTCTCCGTACTGACTACGATCAGCAGTACCACGAACGCCAGCATTGTCTGGCGTGCAACCCTGTCCGCACGACCGGCGCAGGTGATCACATCCCAGCAACTGGCCTCTCGAGGAAATCCGGATCACTTTGGCGGCGCCCAAGTCCGCGCGAAGCGACCAACAATTCAGATCCGAGCTGGCTATCTGGCCACCGTAGAGCACACACTCCTGCAAGACGGGCGCCCGTTCCCGTTTTCGGACTATGGTTTCTCGGATAGTGAATTTGGCGGCGAATCAGAACCGACACCGCAGATCAAGGCAGTCATTACCGAGTTGCATGGTTGTGACGGCCGCGAGATCTTTGTGGACCTGCTGGACTCGGACACGGCCCAGGTCGCCTTTGAAGTTCCGGCAGATATTGCCGGATGCCCTGGCATCTGGATCGTCGAGTTCTATGTTTTGACTCAATACGACGAGAAGGTTTTCGTCACAGATGCCTATCTCTACATCGAACGAAACGGTGGCAAGTTCACCGGGCCACCAACGATCGCGGAGGTCCGTTTGTTCCTGCGAGACTTTGCGCAGGAAAACGAACTTCTCGATGTAGTCGACTTCGATGGAACTGAAATCGCCTTCGCGGCCGATATGTGCGTTTGCGAGTGGAACGAGATGCCGCCTCCCGATGGGCCAACGTACTCGACGCAGACCTTCCCTTATCGACGCAACTGGTTAATTGGGATCTGCGCGTACCTGTTCAGCATCGCCTCCGATCATTACGCCCGTAACTCGATGGACTACCAGGCTGGCGGGGTTTCCACAGACGACAAGAACAAGGCCATGCTCTACGCCCAAAAGGCACAGGCGGGGCGCGCTGAGTGGCAGAGCTTTGCACGTGAACGTCGCATGATTGATTCGATCAATGGTGGCGGATATGCCGAGATCCCAGGTTGTATGGGAGGTTGGTGGTAATGCCCGGCACACGTAACGATGTCTTCAGCCGCGTAACTGTTGATCACATGTTGCGAGCTGGTACTCGAGTCTCTTGGCGACTGCAGCCGGATTTCGCGCGGCAGGACACGCTCATTTTCCAGCTGCAGTTAAGCGAGACCGGCGTTCCAGATGCCGACGATTGGGTCGACATCGGTGACGAAGCGATTAATGTGATCTCGTTAGAAGATGTTGTGCAACGCGACTTCGGCGCTACGCCAAGCAGTCATTATCGGGTTCGTTTGAACTTCAATGGTACTGATTACTTCTCACCACCTGAAGGTTGCTGGGGCCGGTTGAACCGTCACGACTGGCTCAAAGCCAGGGCTATGGTCCGCCGCGAACGGCTTCGTGAGAAACTATTTGCCGGTACCTGGGGCTGGTTCTTCAAAAAGCGAACGAAAACTGAAAAAGTTCAGGACGTGAATGTTGTGGATTATGGAACCGGCGAAGTCATTAAGTCCCGAAACACGCCAGGGGTCGGTACAGATCGCGTTGGCGGATACTTCGCACCGTTCCTGATGCAGATGGATTTGACACCGCAAGGTAGTTATCCGCATCGAGATAATGATCGTGGCAATATTGATGACATCGTCACGACTGGACGCACGATTGCATTTCCAGAAATGACTCACGGTGACTTCTGGGCCAACGCTACAAGCGATGCCCGTTATACCATTCACGGCACGAAATGCGTGGCGCACCTTCGCGGAGTTCCGCTGTTCGTCAGCGCTGAACTTCGGGAAGTGGATCTGGGTGATCCTATTTACGAGCTGGATCTGCCCGAAGTACCATCCCTCACCACACTCGGTAGGGAGGAATTTTAATGGCGCCAATAAACTCTCAGCAGCAACAAGCCGCAACTGTTTCGGCGCCGAAGATCCGCCCAGCAGATCCGGCCACTTTACCGCAAGGCGCCGGGCATATCAGTCTTTTTGGTTATCAGCCTGATCAGCGATTACTTGATCACGCTTTTGGTCGTTATGCACAGGAACCAGATGCGTTACAGCCCCCAAATTGTAATCGATAACCCCAGCTCGATTTGCTCTCTGGGTTGGCGGCCACTCCTGGTTACCGGGATGCTGGTCCAGGAAGTTCGTGACCTTTTCAGTGCTCCTGATCGCATGGAGCATGCAAACCTCCGCGAATACCTTTGGCGCAGTCGTCTGGACACATCCACAATCGTCGTCGAATCCACGACGAGATGGGATCCAAACCTGACTTCAAACCGCCCCGCGATCCTCGTCCGACGCAATGACTGGCAAGTTCAGCGCCTCGGAATCGGGGACAAGATGATGATGCAAACCAGTCTTGACGGTTGGGAACGGTTTAGCGTACTCATGTGCGGCAGCCATACGCTTTTCTGCCTGGCCAGGGAAGCGGGCGAATGCGAAACTCTGGCAACTGAGGTCTATCTGCAGCTCATGCAGTTTGGACCAAAGCTGCGCCAGACGCTCGATTTGACCCGGTTTGTTGTTGTCCAAATTGGAAAAGTCGCACCAGTGTTGGAATCTCGCGAACATTTTGGGGTTCCCATCACTGTTGCTTATGCTCACAATCAGTCCTGGACTATCCGCAAACACACCCCAGTGCTGAACTCGTTCGCATTAGAAAAGTTTGTGCCATAAACGGCTAGGAGCCCCGCAAATGCCACTTCCATACGTCCTGCCCCAGGTGAAGGTTTTCCAAGAGTTCACGGAAGTCTCTCCGGAAATCACCAATCCTTTGCGCGCCTGGGTCATCGGGCCGAATGCGAACCTGTTTCGTTACTCGGACGAAGACGAGAAGAGCCTGATCGCGTTGGCACAGTACAACTACCAGGCGAACCCATACCACGCTTATTCGTGGCCGCACAAAACGCCAGGAAGTGTGATCGACAAGAGCTATGTGAAGCTCTTCATCGACAAAGCCAAACTGCTTTATTTCTCGGACTTGGTTGGTTTCGACACCACGATCGCATCCGTCAACGGTTTCGCGAATCGTGTTCGTTCGTCTGGTCTGTGTTTCCAGACCACGGACGATGTCAACGTGCGATCTGACGCCTTCCTTGACCGTGATGTGCAGCCTGGCGACATTGTCCGCATCCACGGCAGTTCGGCCGGAAGCCAGGACACTCTTTGGACCTATGTCAAGGACTTCGCCCGCGAAGTCACTCCAGCGGTCATTGCCAATCCAGTTGCCGACGCAGCCAACAAGGCTACTGTCGGTGGTTCGGTAACGATCAATCAAACAGCCGGCGCGCACAATCAGGTTGAACTGATTGTCGACGTGACCGACTACAACGCCTATATCGACGGTTTCATCGACGATACCTACACGATCACCGTTGTGACCGGATCAGTCGACGGAGACTATCGTACCGCTGTCTTGCGTATCACCACGGCCAGCGGCCGTGAGTTCCTCACCGGGGTTGTGCCCGCCAGCAATGGCAGCACCACGTTGGTCGGTAATCGCGGTTTGCGCATCGGTTTCGATGACGACGGCTCGAGCGTGGGTATCTCGGAAGGCATCGATCACGATGATTTGGTCGCCGGTCAAACTTGGACCGCACGAATCATCCAGGCGTTCACCCGACCAACCATGGGCCACACTGGTACCTATACCGGTGATAAGGACAACACCTATGTTGTCACGGTTGTCAGCGGCGGATTCTTCGATGATGCCAACATCAACAAGCGCCCACGCGTGACCATCCGCACGGTTGACGGTAGTGAATCGATCGTGAACAAGATCGTTGATGTTGATGTCGCGTTTGCCCTGGGCATCCACGGCGCCAATATGCAGTTCAACACCGGCACCGGCCTGGTGAAAGGCGACCGTTACCTGGTTGCCGTCACCGCCCGCACTGTCGGCCGCACCAGCACGTTGATCTTGGGCCACAGCTTGAGCAACATCCTGCAGGCCGCGACCGACTTGGACCTGTACCTGTACATTCAGGACAACATTCAGGTTCCAGCCTATGTCACGGAACCTGTCCCCGGTTTCAACTGGGTCGCAACTGACACGGAATTCCAGATGTATGGAGGTATCACCGCCTTCCATGACAGCTGGACCGATGGCGGCGTGGCCCAACCACTGCCAGTCGTGGCTGGTGCGTTGTACCTCGAATATCGTGAATGGCTGCCGGACTTCGTCAATGAAATCGAAGGCATCGCCGACATTTCCGAAATCGACAATATCCCTGGTGCGCTGCATCCGGATAACCCACTCAAGTGGGCTGTCAGTAAAGCTGTCGCGAACTGCGGTGGAACCGCTGTTCGTTACACGGCCATCAGCGATCCGCTCGAACTCGACGCCTGGGTGCATGCCTTGTCGTTGGGAACCGAGCGTAGCGATCTCTACAGCTTGGTGCCTTTGACGTACGACCGCGAAGTGCTCAATCTCTTCGTTTCGCACGTCAACACGATGTCGAGTGAAACCACAAACAAGTGGCGGAAGGTCTTCATCAACCTGCAGGTCAATGCCGCGACTCCGATCGTGACAGCGGCTCTGTCGACTGACGAAGAACCAGTCAAGGCGACCATCACCGATGATCCGAATACCACGGGTACCCAGTACACGTTGGTTCAGATCACTTCGGCCAACGTCAGCTTGATCGAACTTGGTGTGCAAGCTGGTGACCTGTTGCGAACGAACTTCGCGACGGATGCGGTCGGTAATGTGACCTACGATGAATTCATCATCGAAGAACTGGTCAGCGAAGACGTCCTCCTGTTGACGTCCGGTCCCGATTCGCCAATCAGCACGGCACAGTTGATCGAAATTCATCACACGAACTCGAAGACCGAACTGGCAACCCAGATCGGGCTCAACGCGGGCGTCTACGGCAATCGCCGTGTCTGTGCCGTGTGGCCTGATACCGTTGGTTCCGCTGGTGTGACCTATCCTGGTTACCACCTGTGCGCAGCCTTGGCCGGCTTGGCCGGTGGCGTTGTGCCTCAGCAGCACCTCACCAACGTTGAAGTTGCCGGTTTCGACGATTTCACCCGCGTCACCAAGTTGTTCGACCGCACGCAGTTGGACCTCATGGCCTCGTACGGGGTGTGGATTGTCACCCAGAACACGGACGGAAACGTCATTACTCGCGATGCCCTCACGACCGATCGAACGTCACTGCAGTCGGAAACCGAAATGGTTGTCCGAAATGTCGATTCGATCTCGTTCGTGATGTACAACTCGATGGTCAAGTACATCGGTCGTTCGAACGTGGTCCAGACCACGTTGGACCTGATCCGTGTCGACCTGGTTGGTGCGATCGAGTTCCTGAAGACCAACGGCTTCGTGGCCCGCCTTGGCGGCCAGTTGATCGATGCCGATATCATCCAATTGCGTCAAAGTGTGATCCAGAAGGATCATGTGATCTGTGCGATCAACTTGCAGATCCCTTATCCTCTGAACGTGTTGGAACTGCACCTGATCGCTTAGTCAGGTGCCGGGATTGCGTAAGGATTACGTCACAATCAGTTTGAATTGATCGCTAGGGAGAGCGTACAACTATGGCTACAGACATTTACGGCCGCGCTGGTCAAGACTTCGGTGGCGCTATTGCGGCCGATGCAGCCAAAGTGATCTTCGCCGGGCAAGACCTGGATGGTTCCGGCGTTGGTATGCTGGTTCAGTCCTTGAAGGTCGGGTACCAGCAACAGATCACGCGTGTGTACGAAATCGGTTCGGACAAGACGTTCTACGTCGTTGGCCGAACTCAAGGTCAAGTCGACATGGGCCGCATCATGGGTCCACGGCTTGTCCAGCTTGCGTTTTACACGAAGTTCGGCGATGCCTGTCAGGCCGTCAGCAACAACATCAACTTCATGGTTGAAGCTCGCTGTTCGACGGTCAACGGTACTGCGATCGCGAGTCTGCAGGATTCGGGAACGGCCTACTCATTTACAATCAAGGCCGCAGTGATTATCAATATGGGGATTCAGGTTGGTGCCCAGGACATGGTCATCAACGAACAGATCCAGATGATGTTCACCGCGCTCAATGCCGGCTTCAACAACGTCTAAGGCGGCTTAGCTGCCGCAAAGGGCAGTCATGGCGCCAACAGATTTGACAGCCCGTCAGCTTGATTGGAAGCTGGCGGAAAACGAGTTTTGGAGGGATCGGCAGATTGCCGATCCCACTCTCGTTTTAGCCAACGAGGGTCGCCACCTGGGCCGCCCCGCTGAGCTTCTCTTCGGCCGCGTGATGGACAGCATTCCATACGTGGGCACCTACAAAGTCCTGCCTGAACGTGGCGCTGCAGTCATTACCTGCACACACGCTCCCTCTGGGCCGAACTCCGCGATCGGGGTCCGTGCGAACACCAGCATCCCCTGCGGGGCTCACGTGTGGTTCATTTACCACCGGAATCTCAACCACGGCATTATCATCGCTGTGGAACCGTATTTCATGACCAACCCGACCTTAGCGTTGTCGGATTACATCTTCATCGGCAGCCGCACAGGGTTGCACCGTGATGTCGGTTACGCGGCTCCCTGGACGACCAAGACCCGCGGTATTGGTGACTGGTCCTCTGGGAACCCATTCGACAGCACCACAGGCGGCGAGTGGTGCATGATAACCCGCACAGGCCTGCGGGTCTTCGTTGACGATTACATGACCCAGATTGGCACTGGTGAAGGTGCCGGGTTCGAGACCTTCCTGTTCGACAACCTATGTCGAATGCACGGCATCAACCTGCAGATCCGCTCCCAGCCGTTCGAATGGGAAGCGCTAGACGACGAGTCAGAGCTTTATGAGATCCTGGGCCGCTCCGTGTATCCCTGGGAAGCGATGGGCGCCACCCGACAGGGTATTCAGACGTCCAAGACCTTCGGACCAGAGGAAACCGAACTGGATCAGCCTTGGTATGGTGCCATTGAGCCGAAGCTGGACAACCAGATGCCTGTCCGGCGCCGAATGAACTACGGTGGTTACCTGGGCCAGGGCGGCAAGCGTATTGTGCAGGTGCCCAGTGCTGGTGGTCTGTGGTCCTACGGCTCGGCGCCGGGGCTCACCTCGGTCTTCGAAGAGAACATTGCATTGTCTGGCGCGTACTCAATGCGGTCAGCAAAGTCGATTATCATCTCGAAGCGGCCATTGATTCCCAAGATCTACCAGAAGCGTCGACCAGACGACTATGCTGGCGATAAGTCAGCCAATTACAAGGCTTCAAGTGCCTATGGTTCTGGCCCACAACACAAGATTACCGGCAACCTGGAGACCCCATCGGTTAGTGACCTGGAACCGCATTTGATCCGTCACTGCGGTACACCTGACCTGGTGTCATACATCTTCAACTGGGAAGGTGTGCATCCATTCTTCTACCACCATCTCGACTGGCACCTGGGCGAAGAGACTGAATCTGACATGGGTGGCAATGTGCCACCTCCACAATTCGGATCTTTGAGCGGTCACGGGAAGATGTACACCCCGGACCCGCCCAAAACGAGTCTATCTGTTGATCACCGTTACAATTCGGTCGATTACGCTCTAACAAATTCATACCTGGTTTTCTTAGAGGACGGCGGCATCGCCCTGGCAGATGGCTACGGATCCGAAATCCGGATGACCGGCGGCAGCATCCATGTCACGGCGCCTGGAGACGTCTGGAACAAAGGTGGCCGCAATGTGGTCAACTGGGCCGGTCGCGATGCCCTCATCCGGGCCAATCGGCACTGTGAGGTCTCGTCCACCGGAAAGGACGTTCGGATTAAAGCTGAACGCCACTGCTGGCTGTTGTCTGGTAACGGTGGCGGTGACGGTTTGCTGCTGCTCGAGAGCCGATCGAGCGTCACGGATTACAAGTTCAAGAGTGAAGATGGCACTCCTGCTATTGGAGAAAAGGCTTCGGCAGGTGGCGTAGCGATTCGAGCCCCGCACTCTAATGCGGTCACATGGGCCAAGGATATCTATCTGCGTACCGGTGGCGGCTCGGTCGATAAGGGAGCTATCACACTGGACGCAGCACGCGGTGAAAGTCCCATCACAACAAACTCCAGTTGCGTGGTTGAATTCATTCCGATGGGCGCAGGCCTCTATCTCGGGTTCTATGAGCGTGAAGAAGACAGCGTGACAGTGCGAAAGGCTGACGGCTTCACCGATTATTTCACACTGATTGACTGCTACACCGTGATCCGCGGCGATCTTGGCCTGGACGGTCGTTACTTTGGAAACGACTGGATCTATGCCGACAATGGGCACATCATGACAGCCCTGGCACCGCAGTACAACAACCTGGTTCCAGGACTGAAGCCGGGCTCGTTCAAGGAATACTTCGAAAAGGTCAAACAGGCGGAAGAGAAGTTCTGTGACGACCTGACCCAATACTTCGACAAGGCGTACACACAGTATTGGTACAAGGAATTCCGTGGCGGCAATGATGAAGTGATGACGATTGCTGAGTTCTCGTTCCGAGATTCAGACCAGTGCGGCACTCTCAAGGGTGATAAGCTCAGCTTCCGTTTGTTCGAGGATCGCTGGCAGCAGTTGGACCGTATGGGTTCAGGTGCGGCTTCAAAATGGTCTGAAAACTGGGTACAGTCGCAAGGCATGCAGACGGCGCCATACCCTGGCGCCGAGGCAATGCAGCACGACGAAGGCTACGTTGAAGTGGAACTCACGATCTTTGATCCAAGGTCCGGGACAGCGAAGCCACACGGCAACGACCCGGAAAATCTCCCTGACTACTATAAGCACCCCAAGTACGGGGAACCGAATCCGAAAAGGCTCGACGGTAACTATCCAATTCTGCCATAGGACACATAATGCCAGGCCCACTCGATCTGCGTAAGAATAAACCAGCCGCACCAAACCCAGCACCACAGCAAGTTCGGCCACTGCCGATCCCCGGTAGTGCCAACGGCCTGGGCGGCTTACCACAACCACAAGGCACTGTCCTGAAGCTCACCAAAACTGAGCAAGACTTCCTTGAAGGCCTCGACTGGAAGCCCGGCGATCCGATTCCCGACGTCGCCACGATGTTGGAACAAGTGCGAACGGAAGAAGTTCTTCCGGACCCCAATATGCCGCGTGTGCCGCGCCCGCTTGAGATCAACATCAACGACTTACCACCAGAAAAGCAGGCTGAACTGAAGCGTGGTGTTGCTACTGCAATCGAGAACACCAAGAATCTGGCTGCCCTGGCTGAACACCATGTCGCGGATCCGACGAATCCGGAAGTGAATCGTCAGATCGACGCACTGCGTATGGGAAGTGGCAGCGACCAGTTCCACGTACCAGCACCGCCACCACAGCCAGCCCAGTATCAAGTGGCGCCGCCACCGGTGGCCGCCCCACACACGCAGCCGCCGGTGCCTGCACGTGAAGACAGCAGTCTGCAGACCATGGCGGCTGTGGACAGCATTTGCAATAACTGTCACCAGGATCCTAACGCAGACGTCATCGAAGTCACGGAAGACGACAAGCTCAACTTCTTGACAATGATGATCACTGGCGCCCCGTTCCTGAAGGAATACCCCCTGTTGGGCGGTAAAGCTGTCGCGGTCTTCCGTTCCATGAGTCGTCTGGAATTCGATCTTGCGATCACACAAGCTGGCTGCGACTCACGCGACGGGTTGATCCCGAATCCAGCGGAATTTTTCCGCGCGATTCAGAATTATGAAATGGTGATCAGCTTGCATCAAGTTCGTACGGACGGTGGTCAAACGATTTCGTTGCCATTGAGTGTCGCAGAAGTCGCCTACGATAAACCCGAACCTGGTGAAAAGTTCCAAACAGTGCTGAAGTCTTACGCACCATACGTGATGGACCAGGTCAGCTCGGCCAGTATGTTCCGACTGTTGTCGGCATTGTACCTGCGATTTAATGCGCTGATTCGGCGTTTGGAGGCGGCCAGTTTCAACGCGGATTTTTGGGCCGGGATCAAAACGCCAGTCTGATTCAGGGGCTCGCCCACAAGGGCACCTTTGACTTCAGGCGTTATGATCCCCTGGACAGCTACCACAAGGCCAGACTGCGGCTGGCCTTGAACTATGAAGAGCGGCAGCGTTTCGTTGAGTATCAACGGGACGTCCTAGCGTACTCATTGGCGGTGGCAAATACACCAGGGCGGCTCAAACATGAGAGTCGTGTACGTGTGCAGGACCGGGCTTTCGAGGCGCTGCAAAGTCATTACAATCTTCAATTTCCGTGGGATCGCAAGAAGGAGGCCGCCGGTAAGTCGACCACCACAGACAGCGAGATCAAAAGTCTGCGTGACGAATGGATTCGCATCTGGGGCGATCCGAACGATCCAGAGGTTAAAGCAAAGATCCAGCGTACTGCGGATAGCCTTATGAAAGGCACACGGGCCAAAGCCTTACGGGATGCCCAATTGCGTCAAACAGCAGGTCCGTAACATCGAGAGTTAAACAATGGACCAAGAGCAACCGCAACAGTTTTTCCCATATATGGCCCAGCGTGGGTTAGGCCACGTCCCCGGCTACGATCCGACACAAGCCGCTTCGATGGGTATTCCTGCGCTTGGTCCGTTCAACATGCTCGCCCAGCCGATTCTACAAGCTATGGCTGGTCAGAATGGCATGTTTATGGGCCAATTCCAGCCTGCCGTGAACTTGGCGGACATGCTGCAGGCCGACACCGCACGTCGGCAGTTAATGCAGGAGACTGCGACCGCTGCCAAGAATATCGACATCAAAAACTGGCTGAAAACGACAGAGGGGCTCGCCCGGATGACCGGGACGGTCTACGGTCTGGACCAAGAAGCTGGTTTCGCCCAGGCGTACCGTAATGCCGCGCCGTTGCTCAGCATTCTCGGGCAAGTGGCTCCGGAACTGCTCGATCAGTTGCATGGATCCGCCGGAAGTGCGGCCGTAATGACCCAAGGCCTCTTTCGTGGGGGCCAGTACCGGGCAAACATGCTCAGCGGTATCCCAGGACTGCGCGGCGCCGATCTTGAAACATTGTCCGAAACCATCTCGGAAGAGTTGTACGGCACACCAGAGCGTATTTCGAAGATGCAGGGCGTTGGCATGGGACAGCTCGGCAAGATCTTCGACGAAGCTCAACGTCGCGGGTATATGTCCAGCAGCCTGAGCACGCGAAAACGTGGTGATCAACTGGACGCTTTGTCCAAATCAACTGGCGAAAGCATTGAAGAACTTGATCAGTTGGACGCGGAAGACTTCGGCCGCAAGATGCGTGAGTTTGACTCCAAAAAGGTTGCTGGGCGCCTGAAGGAGCTTGCCGGTTCAATTACAGCCATGCGAGATCTGTTCGGTTCAATGGGGCAGGGCAATGCCCCGGTGTCGCAACTGGTCAACGCACTTGAGGCTTTGACGCAGAATCGTTTGGCCAGCATGCCTGCCACACAGGTGGAAGACATTGTCCGCAAGACCAAGGCACTGATGGAGAACACAGGCGCCAGTCTGGACAGCTTTGTCGGTTTGACCACGTTAGCTGCCAAATACGGCGACAAGATCGGTCTCGATCGATCGCTGTCGATTCAAGCCGGACAGCACGCAGTTGGCTTCGAGTCCGCGTACAAGCAGGCTTTCGGTAGTGACTATACGGCCTTCGGAGCCCTGTCACCCGACCAACTGGGCCAGCGTGAAGCCATTATCGGTCAACGGGCCGCGGGCTCGCAAAAGGCCCAGTTCGCCGGGGCACTGATCAACACGGTAGAAAACTTTAACATTGGGGCTGATACACGAGCCGGTAAGTTGGCCGAAGCACTCAAAAACGGCGAGACCACGTTTGAAGGTAAGTCCATGTTCGAAATCCTCGGACAAGCGAGCATGGAAAAGATTATGCAGGAGTCTACAACGCAAGAAAGCGGTGCCCTGCCGGCCTTCAGGCAGCGTATGCACGACAAATTTGGCAACCAGGAAACGATCCAGAAATACGACCTGGGTTCCAATGTTATTCGACGCATCCAACCCGAAGAGCTGATCTATCAAAGCCGCGGCTACGGGCGTGGTGCTATTCAAACGGCACTACTGGCTCAGGGTAAATCGCTTGAAGAAGCCAGAGAAATGAGTAAAGGCGGCGACGAGTTACTGCGTCGAATGTTCAATGATCGAAACCCGGAACGGTTGTCGACATTTGAAGGCCGGAAGGAACTGGTCCTGGAAGTCCTCACAGAACAATTTGGCGAAGAGGAAGCTCAAAAGATGCTGCCCGCTGTGGCACAAAGTTTCGAATCGCAAATGAATGTTTTTGCGAACCGTAAACGCCTTGGCAATCTTGGTCACATGATCCAGATGAACAACACCGGTGTGCTGGAACAAGAACAACAAACGCAACGCTTGTCACAGGCCGACGCAGAAATCGACAAGGCTTTGGCGCCACTTGGCCGAGCTGGACCAATTGCCCGCGTGATCAACATGATCCAAAACGACAAGCAGGGCAACAAGGAGATCACTGAAGTCATTGGCGAGCTGGCCAGTGGCATCAAGGTGGAAGACATCCGCCAGGTGATTGACGACACGGAGACGATTCGGAAACTTGGGTCTAAAAAAGGTCTCGACGAAAAAGATCGCGAAGTGCTTGCACTGGCGCGTGATCGCGTACGCACTTCCGTGGACGTGATGGCAGGTTTCAGTGAATCGGCAGTACAGCAGATTGTCACTGACTCTGGCACCATTAGTAAATTTGAAAATCAAACGGATCTGACCAAGGACGACCAGAAAAAATTGTCCCTGGCGAAGAATCGCATGAAGATCAAAACAGAACTCGGCGGCGGTATGTACGCCAAGGATATTGATCAACTTGTTGAAGATTCCAACAAGCTGCGTGACTTGGAAGCTGGTGGACGCGCTGACGATCAGGAAGAGATCACCCAGACGAAAGCCCGCATCGCCGAGACCAAGAAGAAGATTCAAAGCAGAAGTGCCAAGGCCGACGTAGGACGTGTTGTCGATGACGAAACCGTGAAACTGATGTTGGGGTCCGCCGATGAGGTGAAGGATGCCATCGCAGAAAAAGATCCAACGAAACGCACTGGTCGTGTCAAAAGTGCCATCGAGGTCGAGTTGAAACGAGCCAATAACTTCGTTGGCACGTTGTACCGTGACGATGCCAGTATGCGTAAGCTGGGACCAGACGGTGTGGATAAGTTGGAATCGATTGAACGGAAACACACGCGGTTGCTGAAGTTGGTTGGTAACGATACCGAAATGATCGCAAAAGCACTGGCTGGTGACGAAACAGTGCCAGAAGCGTTGCGTAAAGACATTGTGTCCCTACATGGTCAACTCGAACGAGAAACAGCAGCAGTTGGTAAGACCCTGGGTAGTGACAAGGAGATGATGTCACTACGTGATTATGAAGGCGGCGCCAAAGCTGACGCGATCAAATCCGTGAACGACAAGGAAAAGGAACTCCGTCGTTTAATTGGTGGCGATCAACACATGATCGAGAAGGCTGAAGCCGGGGATGAGAGTATCCCGGAAGAAAAACGACAGAAGATCCTGGACCTTGATAAGAGCATCAAGGCTCAGCGCGAAGCCATTAAAACAATGCCGCTCAGCGCAAAGGAGAAAGTGGACGCCCTACGGAAAGAGCGTACCGCAAACGATTTGGATCAGACAAATAGCCTGATCGACCAACTGGCCGAGATCGGCGGCTTCAAGCCGAAGAGCATTAGTGAGGAAGATCGGAAGGCTTTGCGCTCACAAATGGGATCATTTATCAGCCAGAAACGCAAAGGCATCATGCTGGCTGTTAGCGCACGGCGTAAACTCCAGCAAGAAGCCAAGACAGCCGGCGTCTCGATTGCCGATCTTAAAAACCAAACTAAGTTTGCGGAAGACTTCCGCCAAGCTGGTGGTTTGGCTGATTTCGGCGCTGAGGGTGCAAGCGACACGTACAGGCTTCAGGAAACCCTGAAGGAGTTTGAACCCACAAAGGCCCAACAAAAGGCCGGTGGCGAACAACACGAAATGACAATCACCGGACACCTCGATCTCGACACGGGTGAAATCGGTGGTACCGGTTACACAAACATGGGGCGCCCACGATGACCACACTGTATGTAACACATCCAGGTCAGGTCACAGCGATCAACGGCGAAGTTGGTAAGCTGCCTATGACAATCATGCTCGACAACTGGCCGGGTTTCCCTGCCATTCGCGCGATCATTACGCACATTGGCATTTCATCAAGTGGGAACTATCAGTTCCTGCACACGTTGAAGGAGTACATCTACGTCTACGTCTTCGGTGAACGCATCGGAGATGTAGCGATCAGTGGTCTGTTGTTCTCCGAGTCGTGTACCTCGAGTGACGGGCCGGCAGATGCAACTTCACCAGCCAACGTGGCACAACCGTCCGGTATTGAGCAGTTGTGTGACTTCTACAATACGAACCGGATTGCCGTACGGCCTGGCCCGATGCGTATCATCATCGGGACTTCAGCGATGGCGAGCTTCCAGGCTTTCCTGGTCGGGCACAAGTCTGAGATCTCAGATCCACAACAGCAGCTCGGCCAGTTCACGCTGTACTTCAAGAACCTGACACCAGAAGCCTTGGGGCAAAGCGCACAATGATCAATCACGTACGAACATTGCTGCTTAATCGATCCAGCACGGAAGTCGGAGCTGGGCAGTTCGGTTACGAATACGTTCAACCGAACTATCAGGCTGTCCGTCTGCCATCATTGCTCTTCAACCTGGTTCGAACCTTGTTCGGCTCAGCACCCGATGTCGCTGGTATGAACTACCGGTTACGTCAATACATGCCGCTGTTGCACGCCGCCGAGATCGTTCAGTACACACTGATGGATGATCCGCGAATCACTTACGATCTGACGGACGATCGTCTGTTTCGTGAACCACACAAACCGCTGGTCGGGTTGCAGTACGGCTCCACGCAAGCCAGTTTTGTCATTCCAGACGGCTCCTTGGAAACCGACACAGGCAAACTGGAATATCAATGGGCTGTGATCGGATCTGACTTCAGCACGTACGGTTTAATCGAACTGGCACCCAACACAGTCCAGGCACCGAATGGCTGGGCCAACGGACTTTCAAATCCCCTCCCGCTTCCAGATTCTGGAGGTATCTCGGTTTGTTTAAGCGGCAGCAACATGCCGGCGTCAGACAGCTTTCAGATCTCGCTGCTCAAGAAACCTAAGACAGCGATCACTGATATTCCGGGAATTCTGGAACACGTTCTGACCGAGGGTGTTGCTGAAGCCTTGTTCGGTGCCGGTACTCCGGATCGCTTCAAACAGTTCGCTGACTGGTGGTACCACTCAGAACAGTTACACTTCCGCCTGGCCGGCGTGTTACTGGCACTCGCGCATCGTACCGATCTTGTACGGCAAGGGATCCGATAATGGGCGGTTGGGCAGAATACAAAGTCGCTGCGAAGCTCGTCGTAGACGGGATTGAGTTTGAGTGCGTAAAGGCCAACGTGGCCTACCAGCTCAACACCATCCCATACGCGATGTTCATGGTGGCGGTCGGTCGTGGGCAACGGCGTCTGAAGGCAGCCATGATCCACAAGAAGACCTTCAAGACGCAGGTTGAAATCTCACTGTTCGTCTCCATCGTTCCGATGAGCAGCGGCGGTGAACCGGCTGCCGATATTCTTCCGACAAACTTCCGACTGTTCCAAGGTTATCTTACGGGGATCAGCTGGAATAAAAGCCGGCAACACGAACATGCAATTTTGCATGCTCGACACTGGCTGCTCGACATGGACTATTCGTCCGCGCTGAGCGACATGAGTCATCCAACCAATCCGTCCCAGTTCTCGTACAAGGCCGCTCACGATATTCCTGGTGCCGGCGGCGCCAGTTGGCATGCGCAGACACAAGAAGGCTTTGTGACAGCCGCGACAATCAAGAGTGACTTTTGGAAAGACGGATTGTTCCCATGGTTAGAGGCACTCACCCAAGAAGACTTAATCAATAACGTCGACATGAGTTGGCTCGGAACGACGCACAATAACGCGACCGCGGCAAAAGCGCTGGCCCGCTTCTCGTCCAGTGCCGGTAACTATGTTCCGCTGAAGATGAACACCCATGACGCCGACATTGTGTCACTGGCCGATGCCGTCTGGAATGACGTGGAGTCTGAGTCGTTTGACTCACTGGTGAATACCACGCTCTGGGGTAAATTGGCTGGTGACTTTGCCAGTCGCTACATGTTCGCGATCGTGCCACGTGTGGAAGACGCGCTTGTCGTGCCGTTCGTCCCTGGTCTCCGTGAAATCTGGAACCCCAACAAACAGCTCGCAACCATTCTGGCCAAAGACTATGCCTTGATGGGAGCAAATGTCCAATTGATGCGCCTCTTGAAAGCTGTCGGGATTTTCTCCGGTTTGAATTCAACCACGGGCGTGGATAACGGGGAGCCCGGCGAGGATCCAATTTCCCTGGGTATTGGTGGGCTCTATCCGGCGAAGAACATTGAAAACGGTATGTTGATGCTCAAACAAGGGCCACGATGGTTATCCAACATCATTGCAGCAGATCGGTACTCGGCCGGTTCCGCTGGAGCCGGCGTTAATATCATCGGTACGGCAATGCACCCTGGTGTCGGTGACGACAACGGACCGCCGAAGCCCAAAGATTTGAAGATTAAGAGCAAAGACATCATGGACGCATTCGCGAAGGCCTTGTATGTCTACGAGCAACTGCGTTTGCGTCAGTTGGAACTCAGCGGTAAATTCCGCCTGGACATTGCACCAGGCAGTACCGTCAGCATTGAAGTGGCAGGTGATCGTTTCATTGAAAAAGACGTGCTAACCAAAACACTGGTTGGAGATGTGACCCGTGTGACCTACATGATCGACAGTGAAACTCCGCGAATTGCGACGGACTTTAATCTATCGCACATCAGGACCGTTCAGGAAAATGAGAATCCTGATTTTTCAATGGACGCACCGCCTTTTTACGAGAACGGTTGGCCCGGAACAAAGTTGATCGACTAGTAATTAACGAAGACCTGATCAAACTGATGAATGATCCTCCGCGGGGCTACCAGGACAAGCCGCGCGGATTGGAGCCAGAATACGCAGATAGTTTCAATACCTGGAAGGCTGCGCCTACCCCAGAGAACGCCAGCAAACTGATCACCAACGTACAACCTGTATTGGACAGTGCCCTACGCCCCCTCGGCAATTCACCAGCGCTTCGCGGGCACGCGAAACGTATTGCCCTCGGGGCTCTGCAAACCTACGACCCGAAGCAAGCCGGGCTGCGGACCCACCTGATGGGGCACCTGCAGGGGTTGAAGCGGATCTCTGGCCGCCTGGATGTTCCAATCAACATCCCTGAGCGGGTCATGCTGCAGCAGCGGGACGTCGCCGAACACGCACAACAGCTTATGGACGAACTCGGCCGTGAGCCCTCTGACGCGGAGATCGCTGACCGAACCGGACTCTCTGTGAAGCGTCTGGTTTATCTACGACAGAACCGACGTCCAGTGTCCGAGAGTCAGGCTTCCTTTGATAACGCCGATGGCGAGATCGTCGGGCCTGAAGTCGAACACGAAACGCCACAGAGTATCTTGGAGAACTTTGTTTATTCAGATCTAACACCACGAGATCAGGTCATCATGGATTACGCGCTGGGCCGCAACGGACGGCCTAAGTTGGACGGTCGTGCGATCGCAATGCAGGTTGGTGTCACGCCAGGTGCGGTCAGCCAACGACTGGCCGCCATCCAGGAACGATTCAACATGCTGCGTGATCAACAAATGTTTGGAGGTTAGTATGGGCGCAAGTCTTCACGAAGTCTTCACCGATCGATTGGCCGACTGGCAAACCCTTTCCGGTCAACTAAAGCAGGCTGAAAGCAGCACAGGCACCCAGCGTGTCTGGATGTACCCATCCGATTGGTCAGGCGACCCATTTGACATTCCAAATATCCACCAACCATCGTTCGATCGAACACCGATCAACGAAGAGTACCAGGGTGTTTGCACAAAACTTGGATCCACGGTCGGAGATGCTGGTTGTCTGAAGACTCAACTCGACACTGTCTCGCAGATGGAGCGAGCCTTCCGACTTCGGCACGCCAGTGGGATCCGTTGTGTCATGCACGCGGCAGCACGACATGGTGGTCAGGGAAACGGTAAAGGGGTTTTTGGTGCTGTGCGCAACTATGCTCAGGATCTCCTGAAGGCTGGAGGTTAAGCGTGAAAACATACGACATCGCAGCTTTTCAATTACCAGCACATGCGTATCTGGCGACAGATCAACGCCTTTGGGAATTGGACGGTACGGGCCGCGCTGTCACCGGTATCCTGAAACTTGCACAACGCGTGCTCCTTGGCCTGCTGACAGTCAAAGGCTCCAAGCCATTCGAGCCGAACGATGGCACGTCTCTGTTGAACTTCGTCCGGCAGGGCCGGATTCGAAATGAGATCGACGCTCACACCTATTTTCAATATGCTGTCGGCGAGTTGCAGCAAAATCTGCAAGATGCTGAGCTGTCAGATGATCCGTCAGACGAGCGTTTCGCCAGTCTGTCGATCGTCAGCCTGACTTTCACGCCTTTGCAGTTAGCCTATAGTCTCAAATTGTTAAGCGTGTCGGGTGACAGTCGGACATTGACCCTCCCGGTTCCACTAATGCCATGATAGGTACCCGCAATGCCGATTCCTGTAACAAGTTGGGACGAAATCGATCAGGCCAGCTTTGACGCTGCACGTGCGCTGCAGACGGAAATCGTCGTTGAAAAACATCCGGAGATTGCCACTCGCAGTGGTGCCATCAGTGACCTGGTTCTGACGCTGCATGGTGTGCTCGGCGCCGGAGGTGCCATCGAACGCGCGCGACTTCTGGATGCCAACAGCATCCTGCTGGCCATTCAAAACCCAGGGTCGATCGACGACGCCACACTTGATCAGTTGTTTGGGAACTATTTCGTCTCCCGCCGTGTTGGTAGCTACGGCCGCGGGCGGGTGTCACTTGTGTTTTCGCAAGCCGTGCCGCTTGTGATTCCGCAAGGATTTGTCTTTTCCGCTGGCACGCGAGACTTTACGGCGACGGCCAGTTTCGCAATCCGCCTCTCGGCTGCCGATGTACTGTCCGATACGGACGTCGTGTTGGTTCTGCAGCCGGACGGTACGTTCGTGGCTTCTGTGGATGTGCAAGCTGTCGCGATCGGTTCCAGCGGCGGGCTGCGCCAAGGTGACTTGCTGACCAGCCAGAAAGCCTTGCCATTCTTAATCCGGATCTTTGCAACAGAAGACTTCACCGATGCCACGGATCCTGAATCCAACGCGGACCTGGTGCTTCGTCTGGAGGCCGGTATCGCCGCGCACAGTTGGTCGAATAACACCAACCTGACTGCCTTGATTCGTCAGCAAACCGGTTTTGAAAACGCCCTGGTGTCTGTGATTGGCGCCGGGGATCCGGAGATGCTTCGCGACAAACACTCGTTGTTCCCGATCGCCTACGGTAACCGCGTTGACGTCTATGTGAAAGCGCCGGCACTTCCATCTGTGTTCACCCTGGTGAAACCAGCTTTGTTCGTCGGTACAGGGGCAAATGGTCCAACCTGGCAAATCACATTGGACCGTGATGACATTCCGGCTTTGTACGCAGTGACTCGATTACTACGTGTTGGCCGTATTGCCTCTGCTGTTGTGGCACCAACCTCTACGGTTCGGAGCTTCGTCAACACGGCTGGCGATCCTGATATTGCGAACGCACTGGAGACGGGCTTCAGTCGTTTCCAGACCGTCGTGGTGACCTTCACAGATGCAGCAGAGTCTGATGATACCCTCACAGAAAATGTGACCACGGTAGATTACCAACTGACCGGATCAGCCTTGACCGGTATTGATACCCTGCAGGCCGCATTGACCACCGCAAATTTGAAACCTTTAGCCGGGGACATTGTGGTCCGTGCGGCAGTGCCGTGTTTGGTGTCATTGGATATTGACTTCGATCGGATCACGTCGGAATTACCAACCACCAAGATCGCCACAGCACTGGCCAGTTATGTAAACCAAATCAATTTCGGCTCCGGCGTATTTGCCAGTCGGGTGATCAGCATTGTGTCAAGTTTCCTGCCAGCAGGAATTAACCTGCAGCGTGTGCGTTTGACTGGTGTTATTCTTGGCCCGGACGGCAGCAAGAAATTGTACCGGAGTTTCGAGTTCCTCGTGGCCCCGGACGATGCCGCACATATGATCACACCGAACACAGTTGGATTCTTTTTGGACCCAAGCGACATCTCATTTAATACGCTCAACCAATGAACAATGACAAGTCCCTAACATCAAAGGTCGGTATCGGACGTTTAGCAGGATCTTTCTGGTCCGAAACGTACGAGGGGGCCGCACAGACAGAATCATTATTCGAGGCAGTTGCCGAACTGGCCAAACAGTTTGCAGTACAGACTGACGAGGCCTTTTCAGCAATTAACCGGGAGGCTCTGCATCCATATCGTCGCGTGCGTTGGTCTTCACTGACAATGAAAAGTTCAGAGCTGAATACCATCACAGGCGGCTTACTGCATTATGGTGACGGTGCCGTGTTCGGCCCGCAGACAGACGGCCGACGCTACGAGTATGGTGTTGCGAATACGACTTTCTTTATTTACCCAGCCCCAACAGGTTTGCGGAATTGCAGTTATCTAACGACAAGGATCAACGGCAGCGGCCGTTGCTGGCTTTTGGGTGTGGATGTCCTACTCGACATTACACGACACGTTTTCATTTTCCGCGAAGATCCGCTGTTGGACGCCAGTGTCGCTGTCAGCCTGCAGGATGACGACCACATTGCCGGACTGTGGATTTGTGATGGCACCTTTGAACATCATGATACCTATAACCAGTACGGCTTCGTGCATGGTTTTCAATCAGACCAGGACAGCGCGCAACAGCGCGCCGGTTTGCTGCCAGTCGCTGAAGGCATTGTGACTGGTACGAATACCAAGGATTTCTGTGAACTTCTGGCCGCCGGTACTGGCGTGCCGCTTGTTCCAACAAACTCCGTAGTGCGGGCGCTCGGGTCCGACGTGACCGGCGACTTCCTGGCCACAGATGCCGCGATCTATCGAATTCCCGCCGGATCGTCGACTCCGTACCGAGTCGGTGACACGATTCCGGCCAACTCATTCATTACAGATGATGTGATTCTGCAACAGTTCTCGCAACCAGATGTACCCAGCTGGTTTAAGGCCCTTGGGCTCTCTCGCGGCATTATGGCTGTTGGGGTTGCTGACGGGCTAATGCTTTTTAATGACGACGTGGACTTGGTTGTGGATCAAACAGTCTCGCCGCCGCGCGTGTCCTTCGACGTAGGCGGAACACCGGAAGCGGCCAGGGCCTTCTTTGACAATGTCCAAGCCCGCTTTGTTGCGGCGGATTTGTCCTTCTGGGACGCCCTGCAGTCTGAGTACGGCGCCAACCCGACAACAATCAATCCGCTGGAATTTTTCATTAAGCACTGGTTCCGTGGATCTTTGCTTGTTATCCGACTCACCAGTCCGGCACTCCGCAATGCCGCGAAGGCCCATTTGAAGTTTATCCATAAGTTAAAGCCACCACACACCCTACTGGTGATTCTGGTGGACTTACAGCCTCCCAAACAAAAGTTTACAATCGGCGCCGACCGGATTGGCCAATTCCTCGGCACGACGCCGAATTCCGGTTTGGTCAGAATCCCAGCCCAGCGCGTCAGCATCCGCTACGTCGCTACGAATTGTGAGTAACCATGGAACAACCTTTTTGCATGCCGAGCAGCCGCATCCGAGCCTTTTATGTGGGGCACCCGGAGCTGCACCAGGTCCGTACACGCAACAAGGCCTTGCCGTGGTGGGGCTTCGTGGCTGCCAAGGCCGTCACAGAAGGTGGCTATAAGTACAGGATCCGTAAGGTCTACGTTGAATACAAGAACGTGACCGCACCGTCTGACCTGGCTACATTGCCTACCGTGACCCAGTTGAACCCGCAGCACGCCCTGCCGTACTACACAGCACTCGGCAGCACGCCGAACTGCGACTTCTTACGTGTGGACCTGCGCGGCACGCCAGCGATCACCGTGGAAGAAGGTTATGAAGATTACTTTGCGGCCGGTTTCGGAAACCTGATCGAGTCTTTTGCGCAAACTGAAGGCTCTGAAGGAATTCATGGCCTGCCGTTCGGGGACGCTCACAACAGCAAGGTTTATGGCGCTGCGCTGGTGGCCAGCCCGGTTGAAGCGGACTATACCCAGGATATCGTGGTCGCCAGGGGCTATTTCAGCGGAGACGACCAACTGCTTAAACTCCCCGGCATGCAGATTGGCGTCTCGTGGGAATCGCCATTCGTGATTGTTGACGGGGAGTAAACCGACCATGTCTTTCATTGAAGAAATTCAGCACGTCGCGGATGGCGAGCCGGTTGACGCCTCAACCACAGCCCGCGCGACACAACAGCTTGAGCAGAACACGCGAAATTTGCGTGATTTGGTCGAATTGTCGTTACTTGGCCAGGTGATCATCGTTCGAGAACAATCGATCGATCCGACTCTGATGCCCAGCCAGGCGGTTTACTGGAACTCCGACAATGCTCGTTTCGAGGCTGCGCTGGCCAGTGTGGCCTTGGACGCAGATTTGGGCGTACTGCTCGGGACGCCGCAATCCGAGTGCCTTGGCGTGGTCTATCAGAAGACCGGTACAACGACCGCCGACATTCTCCTGATGGGTTGGATCAAACTCGACATCACGAACGCCCTGGACGGCCAGCCATTGGCCGCAGGCCGGTACTATTTGTCAGGTTCAACCCCCGGGATGCTCGTTCAAAGCCGCGGATCTTTGTCCGTACCGGTACTTTATGCCACTGGTGACGGCTACGTTCAGGTAATTCCACAGTGGCGACAGTGGGCAGAAGATCACCAGCACTATCGGGTTCCGCTGCACTGTGTTCCGGCCGGCGATTACGTGGCCCCAGGCATGGGAGAACGGGCTGAGATCACAAATCCAGACAGTTCTATGCCCGGATGGTTGCCCGCCAACCATGCCATTTTCGACGGCAAGGCGCCGGCCAATGCGGCCTTTGGCTACAACATCAGTCAACACGCCCAGTTGCGCCGCTTGTTTCCACCACTGCCACCCGAGGCCAGTGTGCTGATCTGGGACAAAGGTGTAGACACAACCGGCGGTACGGAAGTGCCAATGGGTCGAGAAGGCCTAGCGGTGATCGACAAAAACGGCATCTGGTGGTTGTCGAACTGTCCAGATGACGTGCCATGGCCTGCCGATTTCGACTTCATTGACGGCAGTACGGCAGACAGTGTCAGTCAGACGATTACCGATATCGAGTGTCCACGGGCAACCAATATGCTCCTGACGCTCTATTTCAACCGCACACTATACGAAGCGGCCCTAACGCTCGTTACGAGCTTGCGGGCCGATCCGGACAGCATCATTCGTGTGTACGGTTGTGACGGTCAGCCGGCCGCAACCGGCGATTTGATTGTGAGTGCCGACCTGGCACTGGTGATCGACGAGACTGATCAAGCCGGGCACCTGGTGTTGAAAACTATTGTCGACAATAAATTCAAGCAAGGACCAGTGCTCGAAGGGATTATCAATGCGACCCCGTCTGGCCTGGACATCAGCTCGACACACTCACAGGTGATTGACGGCGAGACTGTTCACCAGGGCATCGCGACAATCGGACTCTCACCCGACCCAGTCGATCGTGAGTTGCCACCTATCGTGACATACTTGCATGACACCAAGGAACGCTACGAAAGTGGCGTGCTGTACATCGGGTTCCCGCCTAACTTCCAATCTTCAATTGTTCGTGTATACCAGGTGCCGCCGGACGGCATCGCATCTGGCACAAAAATCGAAGTGCGTCTGACTGTTCTGGGAACCACAAACGGCACATTGCCGAACATGACCGTTGGGTATCGCCGTTTGCCGCGTGGTACTAGCACGCCACAGGCCATTCCAACAACTGACACGGCGCTCACGCTGGCCTCCCTGGGCAGCTTGGTGGCCGGTAACAAATACGTTGAAGCCAAGACAAACCAGTTTAATGTTGTGGCGGGAGATACCGTGCAGATCGTGATCACGAGGAACACATCTGACGGTTACTCAGGAGAACTTGGGATCATCCGTACGGCGGCCGTTTTGATTTCTCCGGCTGATTAGTTATGAACCGCAGCATGGAGGCTTACGGTGCCCAGTTACTGGAATCTCGAGTGGCTGAATCAGAATTCGCAACGGTCGTATCCGTTCGCCGAACACGCTACCAAAACGGACTTGAGTAACTCGATTCAAGTCCCTGATGATTTCCTGGTTGAGCTGTACTGGCCTGTTGGGAATGTTCTTGGGCTCAAAGCCGAGAACTTCTTCCTTAAAACACTCGGGATCATCGGCGCTGGATTCTTGGTCGATCTGGGCTATGACGACGGCTCAGATGATCCGCCAACCGTGGCCAGCACAAGCGTGCCAGTCACGAACACGAATGAGAACACCCGATACGCACTGGTTGGAATCGATGATTTTGATGACAGCGTCGGTAAACTGGTGATCGGCCGTCTGAATTCAATCCTTCAACTACCAGCTGGTATCTACAAATTTGATCCTGCGGGCGGCGCCCTGGATCCTGACTGTATTCGGCCAATTGTCCGCGGAGTGAGCGCACTCATTGTGGAGCAAAACGGCCAGCGAAGCAGTAAGATCCGCGACCAGGCCGTATTTCAAGCCGGCGATAACATGAAGCTGACCGTGATCCGGGTCTCTGGCCAGGCTCCAATCATCCGCTTTGACGCTGTACTCGACACCACGTTCACGACAACCTGTGACTGTGTTGAAACACTGCCGCCTTGTATTCGAACCATCAACGACATTCCCGGTGACGCTAATCAGAACTTCACACTGGTAGGTGATCCGTGCATCAAGTTGACACCAATCCAATATGGACTCAAGATCGTGGACGAATGTTGTACGCCATGTTGCGGGGACACCGAGCTGCAGGAGATCCTGCGCGCGATGCAAAGCCTGCGAAACTCGGCGGCGACAATCGCAAACTTCCAGCAGCGCTTGGACAGTGCGCTGGTGCAGCTCCAACTTAACCTGGCAATGAGCGGTCTCAAGGGCTGCGGAACTTGTGAGTGAGGACTAATACGACATGTTCTCACGCAGCTTCTTCCCAATCTACTTTACGCCAGGCATGTTCGGGTTTGAACCCGCGCTCGCTACGTTTGCTCCGAATGCTGACGGTGGTCGTGGTACAGGTGTCGAGTTTGAAGGGTCTAACTATCCATTTGTGGCACCCAGCGATAACGTCAAACATTTGCTGGCTGACCTTTGGATTGCCCACTATTTGACCGATGCGGTCGGACCTTTCCACATTAGTCTGATGTTGAACTTTGATCGCGTACCAAACGGCATTACCAATCTGCCCGGACAACATCTGACCGATCTTGTGGTAAAGGACGTCAACAATCTCACAATCCTGGACACACGCAACGCACTCGCGTACCGAGGCGTCCGTTTCGGTCGCCGCTTCTTCATTCACGAGTGGACATTCTCAGTCATCGGCAGTCGCGTTTGTCGCGCAGTGCAGCATCTGAATTTGCCAAACAACTTCGAAGGGTCAATCCCAAGCTCCATTGTGCCAGATAACGGCATCCTGGACGAGCGCACACACGACCTCATGCCTGCACGATTGCTTTCGATTCAAGTTGGTGACGAGGTGTTGTCCGGCGACATTGTCCTGCAGGCCGGCTGGAACATGGAAATCTCGGGAAACCCAGTCAGCGGTCGAGGTCTCACGTTCATTGACACAACCATGTTGATCGGCTCGGCGGGCGACACTGTGGTCCAAGAGCAAACACTACAGTTTGCTGCGGTCGCAGGCGCCGGCGAGGGTTTGTATCCTGGCTGCGTTCCGACCGAAGAGCTTGGATTGCGTACGATCGACACAGTGCGGCCAACAGCCAAAGGCGACTTCTTGCTGAATGGTGAAGCCTGTATCTATGTGGCACCGCCATACGCGATCGGAAACCCGACAAATATCATCCCCAACGCACTGCAGATTGGTAATCACTGTGGCCAATGCCGGCCCTGTGATGCTTATGTCAGCACGTACCGCGAACTGACGGACATCTACAACAACTTATTCCGCATTGCGCATCGGGCTGAGTACGATCGGGATCAGTTCGAATTGTTGGCAACCGATGTCGGCCGCGCGGCCGATGGTTGCGCGAAAGCGATCACAGGTGCTGTGACTGGCGGTGCTGACTTCCAGGCAACCACAATCGCAGTCACCCTGCAGGTCACCAATAATACGAAGCATTGTTATCAGAACCTGGTGCTTGAAGCGACAATGGGCTTCACTGGTGGGGGCTCACCCTATATTGCCAGGGCCGGCAGCTACAAAGTCGATGAAGCCGGGAAGGTGACAAACTGGTATGACGCCTCTTATCCTACGCTGAGCACAACTTGGCCTGAACTTATTGCCGGCGCAACTGTTAGGATCCATTTTGTGTTGATCTGGCTGGTACCGCCACCAGGCTCGCCGCCGACAGGTACGTTTAGCCTGGAGGCGACAGCGCATTGTGACACCGGAGACGTTCCGGTCGGCAAGACGGCAGAGACGTTTACGATTACAGAGGCAATCTCGTGACGATCGGCAACAATTTTTACAACCTGAACTCGACCCGTGGTTATCCGCTGGATGATCTCGCTACCGGTCTGAGCACAGACGGCACCCTGATGCCGAACGGGTTGATTGTCGACATGGCACTGCATTATCCACGTAGCAAAGGCAAGTACGCATTTCTGAGTGCCGTCCACGTATCTAAAACCAATGTCAGCGTGGCTATTAGCGCCGGTGATGACTTAGACGCCGCAACATTGAATCCTATCGCGACACTGGTACTCTCACAGCCGGTGTCCGAAGGGCGCGCCTACCAACTGACAGGCCTTGCTCCTGGTATTGCTGGTTGGGTGGTCTTCGGGAACCTGGCCAACAATGAATACTCCGGATCGTTCGCAACTCCGCGACAAGGCCTTCTTTTATCCGGTGTGGGCCGCTCGTATTTGGACTTTCCAGTTCCGTGGGCATCCAAACCGTTGGATGAGTATAAGCTGCAGGATGTGGTGAAGTTAATCGCTGGCCGTGATTTGGAAATCGTGCGCACCACGCGACCAATTCTCGGAGAGGATCGTGATTGTATCGTGTTTCGCCTGACCGGCGATCCAAATGTCATCTTGCCAAAATATGTTGGTCCGTGTGGCGTCCGTCCCGAAAGCGACAACTGCATCAAACCGCCGATTCAAGCGATCAATGAAGTCGTGCCAGACGCAGACGGCAATATCCAGATGTCATTCCCAGACATGACCGTGATCAACCTACCCCACGGGCTGCTGTTGAACACAGACTTGTCATTGCCCGCGATCTGCCCGATCACACCAGTGACAGACGAGCCGGATCAAAACTTTTGCGATTCCGCGATCAGCGATGACTCGATCTCGCACAGCATCAGTCATGACGACGGAGGACCAAGTGACTCAGGCACCAGTTCTCCTGGTGGCGAGAGTTCTTCAAGCGTTCTCGTGCCAACGTATCCGCATTGCGTGCGATTCTATTCAAATCTGCCAGCACCATTTACCGCGAAAGCGGGCAGCTGGAATTTGGCGAATTTCGACGAGTTTAACTACGTGCGCTGTACTGCCATTCCTGGGGAGTTGTCATCTCAACGCCGTATGATGTTCTCGCCATACAGCACGTACCAGAACATCAACGTGTTCAACGATCCGGCCTACATGGAAAACGTCAATCTGGAAATCCAGACTGTGATGCGAACCAACACGCTGGAAGATGCCAAAATTGGTTTGGTACTTGATTATCGTCGTGTTGGCGAGCTGACCAATATGACTGCCGTCTTTTTGGATTTCAAAACACAGCAATTCACAATTCAACGCATGGCCGCCGGATTGTGGTTGACCCCAGCCGTTGCGGTCAATTTGAGTGGCACAGGCTCAGAATTCACACACGTGCTTAGTCACAACATTTGGTACAACCTGAAGGTTCAAATTCGACCAAGTGTGGCCGCCGGACGTGTAGATATCTTCGCCAGCTTCTTCAATGCAAACCACCCATTATCACCGCCAGAAATTGTTCGACCAGACATCAGCGCTACAGCTCAAGTGTTAAGCATGTCCGGTTTCGGAATCAACACGGGCCAGTATGGATACTTCAGTCAGGGCTCGAACACCTACTTCACTCACCTTTATTTGAACTCATTCTAATGCGCATCCTGCATCCCCAGTTTCGCGACGAGAATAAGCAGTCACGGTATCCGTTTACGGATTCGTCGACTCTTGTTTCCACGGAAGGGCATCAGCTATTTGAACATTGGTTGATCGACGCTTTGATCTATGCTCCGACCGTCACTGCCGCACTTTCAGTTACGGAAATTCATATCGACGGCGCAGAGATGACCATCACGATTGGCCGGACCGCAAACAGCCTTACGGTCTGTACTGGCACAATCAACTTGGAGAGTGGCCCGGACGGCACAGTGTCTTTATTTGACAGTTATGGCCGCCCGGCTGGCGTGCTCCTGGCGGATGTGAATTCACTCACCGCATTACGACAGTTTGCAATTAGCACCGTGACCTTTCGACCGGGCGCGGTGGACTTTGTGGCAAGCGTTATCGTGCCATCGCCCGAGCCTGGCGTTCGCGATTTTGCAGACACAACCCACCTTCCACTACCCAACGATGTTTGGTTGGTTGGTGAAAATGGGGTTCAGCTAACCAGAACAGACGATAACATGATCCGCGTGGACATCGTCGGAGAGCCGTTGTTTGTGCGCTTAACTTGTGCCAACACAGCGACTTTCTCCGCACCAGTGTTCTTGCAGACGATTAACGGAATTCCCCCAACGGATTGGGGTGGATTCACAATCCAGGTAGGACGAACATTGTCGACCAAGCCTGCTTTGCGGATCTATGTCGATGACACAGGTGCAATCGTGATCGGCCTAGCGATGCCGTAGGATTAAAAATGGCAAGGACGTCATTTTACGACGACAATAAATTTCGCCGGTACCCGTTCCTGAGTACCGCTGCGATTGAGTCCGCACCTGAAGCAACACAACAAATCCCAGACAGTGTGCTTTTGGCCTGCGGTTTCACGATGTTTGCCTATTCGGGCTACATTGCAAGCGGCCACGTAGCTGGACACGTCACCTGGTTGAATCGTGTGAGTTATGACAGCGAAAATCTGTTGTTGGAGTTTGCCTGTACCGCACCGGGTCTTGAAGATGTCCCATTAAACTTCACCGTACCGCGAAACGCTGGTGAGTCAACAATCGTCTTTGCGGAGGCTTATGGCGACGGGGCGAATCCTGTCGCTGGTGGTTGTACTGATCAACTGCTTTGGGCCGGCTTCATTGTTGTCGGAAACACAGAAGATTTCGTGGAATGGGCGCCAGCTACCCCACTGACACTGATCATGGATCAGCACGTCATCGAACCAGCTCTAATTCGCAATCTGGACAACGCCTATGTGCGCTCGGTCAACCTGGCGAATCAACGGCGTGTCCGAACCACAGACGTTCCAGGAGAACCGCGACCGTACCTGGTTAATGCCCAGTGTATGCAAGGGCCGATGCGTTTCGTCGAAGGTAAGAACTGCTCAATCACATACGACCTGACAAACAACGGACTGGTCTTCGCGGCCGGTGTTGGTGATGGCGATGGTGAACCCTGTGCCGAACTCCCTGTTGTGGTAGACGAAGAACCACCAGAAGGCAGCTCACTGTTGAGCGGCGGGCCGAAGTGCAGTGAGACGATTAAGACAATCAACGGCGTGGGCGGTCCTCGCGTGATCATTCGCGGATCTAACATGATTTCTGTTTTAAGGGACCAAACGGATCCGCATAAAATCAACGTGACTATTGATGCGTCATTCCTCGCTAACCAAGGGGGCTAACCATGACGCTGGCCTTCGATACGTCACGCTGCAATCTGCCGGTGATCCCACAGATCCCCGAAATTCATATTGATTGCCACATTCCTAACCCACAGGTCTCGGTTACTCCACCACCCGAGGTTCCGAACGGTACCGTCATTACCGGACCTCAAGGACCGGAGGTCCGCAGGGACCAGTAGGACCGCAGGGACCAGATGGGCCACAAGGTCCACAAGGGCCGCAGGGACCACAAGGACCACAAGGACCGCAGGGGCCTCAAGGACCGCAGGGACCACAGGGGCCTCAAGGACCGCAGGGACCACAAGGTCCACAGGGACCACAAGGTCCACAGGGGCCGCAAGGACCACAGGGACCACAAGGGCCTCGCGGTCCGCAGGGTCCGCGCGGACCAGGAGGGCCACCAGGCCCACCAGGTCGTGACGGCTCAGATGGTCCTCAAGGACCGCCCGGTCCACCAGGACAAAAGTACGCTATCGTACAAACCAGCCAGGGTCCGACCGGGATGGTCTGCGTGGAAAGTCCGGAAGTGTGGTTCGACGATGTGCTCACAGTGCCTGTGAGCACCCGCGTGCAGTACATCATGATCGATCCAATCTTCTGCGAGACCGTCGAAGAAGGCAGCATTCGCGTTGTTAGTATCGTGCCTGACGCACCAGCGCTGTTTGGGGCCAAGGTGCTACCACGCCAACCCGAGGTCCATTTGGCACAGATCCGCCTGGAAAATCTCATTCCAGAGAGTAGCGGAACGCGCCCAACGACCGTTACACTCAGCATCCGTGGTATCCGCAGAGGGTGTGCTGGTCAGCGTTTCCGCCGATTCACTGACGAGCAGATGAAAAGGAATTCTGCCTTCTGGCAATCGGCTTATGAGTAACCTGAAACCAATCGTGATTGCGCTGAAAAATGCGCCTGGCGATTCAGTCGTACTGACCGGCGCCGTTCGGGATCTGGCCCTCCAGCATCCCGGGCGGTTTCGTATCTCGGTTGCAACCAACACTCATTCCGTCTGGTACAACAACCCGCACGTCGTTGAACCGATCCCAAGTTGTGAACAGATCGATTTGTCGTACGGAAAGGAAATGACCCGCGCGAGCCGTGGGCCGGAGCATACCCACTTCCTGAAGGGTTTCCACAACATCCTTGGTCAGGCGCTGGGTGTCACCTTAACGCCTACACTGCCACGACCAGACCTACACGTCCGAGCTGACGAGAAGCACCCACCCGTAAAAGGTCCGTACTGGGTCATCTTCCCCGGCCATAAGCGGGACATTCCGCTAAAGGCCTGGCCCGACGTCTACTGGCAGCAGCTGATCGACCGACTCACAGGGTGGGGGATCAGCTGCGTACAAGTCGGACGTGAGGACATGGTGAACCCGTGCCTGGCTGACGTACAGAACCTGGTTGGTAAGACCAGCATTCGCGATCTGTTTGCGCTGATCCGCGACTCCGAGGGGGTCATCTGCGGCATCACTCAAGGTATGCACATCGCAGCCGCACTAGAGAAGCCTTGCGTGGTCATGGCCGGCGGCCGTGAGTCTTGGTGGTGGGAAGCCTACGTGAACGAAAACGAAGGCTTCGGGCCGGCAAGTCACACGATCCGGGTGCCACATCGTTATCTGCACACATTTGGAATGCTAAGCTGTTGCGAACGGACCGGCTGCTTTAAGTGCGCCCTCTTCGCTAGTCGAAAGCACAAGTCTGACAAGGTCTGTACCCAGCAAACTTATGTGGCTGACAAAAACGAAGCGGCCTGCATGAGCCTGATCACACCGGAAAAGGTTTTGGATAGCGTGCTCTCGTACTACCTGGATGGTACGATTCCGCCGCATAATTCAAACCTGCAAGAACTGAGGAATCTGATGCCAACATTACTGCCAGTCAATGAGCCCTTGAGCGTGTTGCGCGCGGACGGTACCACGCTTGAAATCAAATCCATCCCGGCGCCTACCAGCGCCCAAACGTCCGCCAATGTAATCACCAGGACCACACTTCCAACGAGAGCGCTGCTGACACCACACGAAGCCTTCGATCATCCGAAGATCGGAGGTCGCGTGACGATCTGTGTCATGATGTACGGTGACTTCTTCCCGATGCACAAACGCTGCCTGGATTCAATCCTGAGCACCACGGCCGCAGAACGAGTTGAACTCCGGATCGGCGGCAACCAACTGGGGCAGAAGACGTTGGAGTATATTGATCTGTTGCGCGAGTCCGGAGACATCCAGCTTACGGACATTTCTCCGGAAAACCGGCGTAAATATCCGGTTATGCGAAACCTGTTTCACAATACGCCGATCGAGACCCGTTGGGTTGTTTGGTTTGACGATGACACATTCTGTGACACCGATCCCGAGTGGTTGCACAAGCTCGTCACCGAGATCGTCAACTGTCAAGATCCGCAGGTTGCCTGTTGGGGGCCGTTGTACTACTACGGCCTGACACCCGCCTGGAAGCGTTGGTGTGCCGAAGCGTCTTGGTACCGAGACAAGCCTTGGCTACACCACGGCACCCGTACACTGGTCAACATGGCCTCCGGGAGCTTCTGGGCACTGTCTCGAGAGGCAATCCTGACCTGCGATATTCCAGACGTTCGCCTGGGGCATAACAAGGGAGATGTCACGATTGGCTGTCAGCTGCACCAGGGAGGCTTCAAAATCTGCCGTTTCAGCCAGCACAAGGAAATCGTAAAATGGTCCGCTGTCGATCGCCGCGGCCTCACTGAAGCCCACCCAGCGGAAACCGGAAATGCCCCACATTCGAGTCAGTAAAGAGACGTCAACATTCGGCCATTACCACCGCTTGGTGGTACATGTGACCGCAGCTGTCGACATTGATCCGAATGTCTTCCTGTACTTGGCGGCGCCACTCCGTGACGGTGAAACTGATCGCGAAGCCTTTTTCCAAGGTGTTTGCAGCCCAAAGGATATGGTCGACTGGCCTATCGGCGAGCCTCTGGCCGATGCTGAACCGCCCTGGTTGCGCCACGACAGCTTCGACCTGCTCTTTCCCTGCTTGACAGAGATGACCAGTGCGTGGACCCTTCTGCAGGATGAACTGGCGACCCTCTGCACCACGATGGAGGCGCTGGAAGTTTTGCACGACTCCGAAGCCGTCGAGTTCGGGGTCGAGCCTGGCGATTCATTTGCGGGGTAATCATGCCTGAACGACAAGACCTGATCGTTATCGATAACGGCATTATCGATCGACTGCTCACCGATCAACGTGTGCTCGCTGCGATCCCAAGTCTGCGTAATCCGGCTACTGTGCCTGGGCGCCAGACCTGCTGCGGTAGCACAAGCGCGATCGACTATGCCGCAATCAAGATGACGTTGGCCGGACTACCAAGCAATGCCGCCAACGTGATCAAAGAAGTCTTAAACGCACGGCAGCTCCGGTTCTACCGCCCGACTGTCCACAAGGGTAAGCCGGCGACCGTCAAGGTCACTCGTTAAACTTTTTCAGATATGCGATAGCCGCCGCAAGTAACTTCGGGTCATCCTTAAAAAATCCGATACCAACATTGCAACTGTGGCACAGCACGCCGCGTAGTTGCCCGGTCCGGTGACAATGATCCAAGCCTGGTTTCTTTTGCGGCTTGCCACAAATGTCACAACGACCGTCGCCAAGCCTTTTTTCATATTCTTCTAAAGAGAGTCCATACTTCTTAAAAGCGCGAGACTTACGTCCAAGGTGCCGTGAGTGCTCCCGATTCGCATCGCGCCACTGCCCTTGGTATTCACGAATTTTATCGAGATTTTTTGCCTGCCAAGCTCGCGTCATGAGCTTCTGACAGTGCCGACAGTGACTGGAGAATCCGTCACTGTTCATCGTGGACTTGTAAAACTCGGTAGCTGGCTTAGGCTCTTTACATTTTGAGCAAGTTTTCCCGTTACACAGTACGGCTCGTCGTTTAGCCTCTTTCACTTCACGCGAAGCCGCACGGCGACCTTTCGCCTGCGACTGTGATTGTGTCTGCTTCCGCTTTCGTGTCTGATTTTTGTGGCAATCCCGGCAGTGACTGTAATAACGCCCGTCTGTGTGCTGATAGAATTTACTTAACGGTTTTTGTTTTTCGCACCGTGTACAACGCTTGCCCATGATGCCCTTTCTTGGCTAAAAATTGTTGTCTAAATATGCTAAATAATTGAAAGAAAAGCGTCAAGTATATATAGGAATGTGGTTAGCCTTTGCCCTGCACGGCACCACGACACTGAATGGCCGTATTGCCGGCCACTAGGTTAATTGGGCGTGTCCAATGACGAGTCGTGTACTCAGGCCCCAGGAGGACCAGATCATGTAGAGCCGACCCACCCCGCGCGCAATAACGCAACTCGAACCGCACAGAAATGGTTTCTGTGCGGTTCATTTTTTTCTCCCACCGCCATGGAAAGAACAAGCATGCTACCCCCGACTCTCCCAGTAACGCAAATCGTTCGAACAGCAGAAGACGTTGAAACAACACAAGTCTCAGCAGCTTACAATCTCGGAAAAATGGTCAAGGAAAGCGGGAATCCCCGCAGCACTATCCTCGGTATCATGGACGGAATGCAAACCTTGACCCCAGCGGCTCAAGGTGAGTTTCGTCGAGACTGGCTTCGTGGTTGGACTGAAGCCAAAGTCGCATTCTCTTCCGTGCAGTGCAACTATCCACAAGCTGTTTCGATTATGTCGAATGAACAGCTGGCGGAAGAGTGCGCCACAATGCGTAAACAATGGTACGTGGCACTGCGTCCTGGCACAAATGAGTACCAGTGGCAGCGAGCTTTGGCCACGGAAGAAAAGCGACGTTCAAACGCCCATGAGGCGTATTTGGATCTTGAACGCGCTATCGAAAAGCGTAACGCGACACCTGTTCTTGTCTAATTCATCTGCGGGGGTGAGCGGCGCGGTGCTGGTCCTTTTGGACCACACCGCGTCATCCCCGCCTCTATAACGCTTGTGGGCATTAGAACCACCCGCTACCATGTTTTGTCGGAACCGTACCCAAAACCACTACCAGGTTTTGGGTTAGACCTCTTTCTTTTTAGCCATTGGAAACTTCATGAAAATCGTTGACACGCTCCCGTCAGGCGAGAAGGCCTCCTTCATCGACCTGGGTCAGAAGAAGGCCCTCGCGGTGTTCGAAGCGGACACTCAAGAAGAACTGCGCACCGTTAAGGTTGGCCACGAGGCGATCGCTTACGCGAATGCCGGCGGACTGGTTGGTGCCGCGATCCGTGACGAAGGGTCCGTTTATGCCGTCGATGCGGATGGCAACATCTGCAACCCGATGGCTGGCATCCCGACCGGAGCCAAGTTCCGCGTCGAGATTAAGCTGGGCTCCACGCTGTGATCCGGGTCAAACAAATCCCGCACATGATGCACGGGATTGACTTCAGCGAGATCGCACAAATCTTCAAGTTGTTCGGGTACTGGCCGGTCCCTAAAGACGACACGGTTATTCCGGGCGACGTGCTTTGTGCGATCTGGTTGGCGGATTACACAGCCACAATGGGGATTCTCGACCAGGCGATGCGGGCAAACATGCTCGAGCAGCTAAAGCCGCGAATCGCCGCATGGGGTGATGGCGGTCCGAAATTGGCGGAAAAGGACGATTGTTCTATCCGACTTGCTGACAGGAAGTTCCTGTTCTTCGAAGACGGACGGCACATGAATCTGACCACTGGGGAGGTATTCGAGGGATTACCCAAAGTTCCGCCCATTGATAAACTGATCCTGGATCTGCACGCGCTTTACATTCGCCGGGGACGGGATTACATCAATGCCACAAACGACCAAACTGTTCAATGAGCCGAGTCTCGCCACACCGTTGTTGCTGATGTTTGTGGACCTGTATGGTCTGGCTCCGTTGGTTGGAAACGACGACGAGCGTTGGAATCCACAAACCGTGGAAATGGAGATGGCCGCGATCTCCGGTGGCGTACTGCCGCAGAACCTCGACAAGATCATGGCGCTGGCTGAAGTGCTCGGAACCGACCACTTCGAACAGTTCTGCCCTGACTTCATCCGGATCTGTAACGTGTTGGCCGACAGTCCTACTGACGGCAGCTTTGATCCAGCAGAGGTTCACGAAATCGCATGGGCTGTGATTGAAACTGGACTCTTGCTTGGCCGGAGGCCAAAGTTCAATCCAGAAATTACTGGCTATATCGAAAAGGCGCTCAAGGACGAGGGCTTCAACACCGTACCGAGTCCGTTGGACGTTGTGTTGCCGGACAAGGATGCCAGCTGGGAAACGACAAACCAGAATACTGAGGATCCTGATCTTTTCGAAATGACTCAGGATGCTTCAACCGGCCGCGAGGCCGAGTTACAAGAATACTTGAAGCAGCGGCTCGGTCGAATGATCCAGACCCTGCATCAATTGCCACTATCCCAACGAGAAGCGAACTGGATTGAAAACATCAATCAAGAGCTGAAAGCGTTACTGACAAATGAAGATCAGTCTACCTCCAGCAAAATGGCACAAACACGTTAAGCGTATCCAGAACTCTGGTACAACCGGGCACGAATGGCTCGGCGATCCTGGCTCAAGCGGCTTCCTGCCAAGTGAAGCCTCTATCGAGGTTGACCCTGGTGACCTCATCGTGTCGTACGACATTGGACGCAAGCAAACCGGGAAAGGTGCCTGCATCTTGTGGATGTCGGCACCAGTCCGAAACAGCTTGATCTTTCTGGATGAAGCCAATTCCGATTCTTCGTGGTCAATCAAGTTCATTAACCGCACGCGGACACTGTTGGCCATGCCGGCAAACGCGCGGGTGATTTATGGATTAGACAAACGCCTGGACGAACTATTTCGAGCTACGGATCGCAACGCTAGTGCAGCTTCAGCGATCACAGAAGCAACGCAGACCCGAGCGGCATACGCGTTACGTTTAGGCATACCGCAACAAGATCCAATTGATGAAGCATGGATCAAAGCCGCGTTCGAGAGTTTTTTAACTGAACAAAGCCGATACGCCAGCGTGAGCCGTGAGCGTTTGCTCAAATACCTGCAGGACAGTTATCCGCAACTGGCCGGTGCTGTTGCGGCACCAAGTCCTATTCGCCAACGTGCGCCACGTCATGCACCCGTTGGTGGCAGACGTCCTCTACAACTTCGAGCCCAACAAGAGATTGATGATGACTGACCGAAAAAGTATAAGCGCAGGCAGCCCAACGCTGCCGGTTGTGAAACTAAGTCCGTTCATGAACACTGTGGACGAGTACGTTTGCGCGGGTTACCAAAGCCTGTCGATCAACACGACTGAGTTGCATCGTGTCGAAGAAGAGCTGTACATGTTGCCGGATCTTTGCCAGTACGAAGCCGTACTGACATGGGATTGCGTTGACGGTATTCGGGTGCGGTCCGTTTGTAAAACGGCGCCACTGAAGATGCGCGAATTGTTGAATAAGACCCTCGACGTCCCCACCAAGGGCGCTGGGACAAACAACCCACAACGCGTGCCAACCACCAATCCGTTGACCGCGCTGAAGTATGTGTTGGATCCGACCGAGTTCCCATTCAATAACTGCCTCATCGTGTTCCGCAATCTGCATGCGCCGCTGGCTCAGGATCTTGCGGTAGCCCAGCTGTGGCAGACCGCCGTCAGCGAGCGACACTTCAACATGGAGATTGATGATCCGCGAGCAAGAAACAACGACGACATTCCAACGGCTGTCGTTCGCCGCCGGATCCCAATTGTCATTGGTACTGCGACTCAGTTCTCGGCGTCCATTCGGCCAACGATTACTCCAGTGGAGTTCTCATTGCCGAAATTGAAGTACATGCGGCAAATCTTCGACGATCTGGACGACGCTGTGCGAGAGCAATCCCCGGTAGCTTTGCCAGACAAGAATTCTCCGGAATGTGTGGCACTCACCGAGTCTGCCACACGACTGCTGTTGGGTCTCAGTTCCACGGAAGCCTCCGACGCGTTGGCACTTTGTGCCGTTCGCCACGGGAATCTGTGTGATCCCGTCATCCTGGATACCATCGAGCACCAGAAGGTTGAAATCCTCAAGGGTGCAACTTCACTGGAATACGTCAAACGCAGCGCGATCGGTACCGAAGCCGATATCGGTGGCTTCCAGGACTTCGTGCCCTGGATCAAGGAACGCCGGGTCTGCTACACGCAGGCCGGATTGGACAAGGAACTCGACGCACCCAAAGGTGTTGTCATTATCGGTGTCCCTGGTACTGCCAAGAGTCTGGTCGCCAAGATCAGTTCTCGCGTGTTGAATCTGCCGATGGTCAAGATGGACGTTGGTGCCATCTTCGGATCTTTGGTGGGACAGTCTGAGCAGCGCATGGCGGACACCATCCGTACGATCGAAGCCATGTGCGGGGCTGTGGTTCTGATCGATGAAGCTGACAAGCTGTGGGGCGGTGCCGCGGACGCGTCTGGTGACTCGGGTGTCACTCGTCGTGTGTTCGGTAAGTTCCTGAGCTGGATGGCCGATAAGAAGGACGGCAGCTTCGTGATCATGACCGTGAACCGGACCAAAGGGTTACCTCCGGAATTCTTACGTCGCGGGCGTTTCGACGAGATCTGGTACACTGACATTCCGAATGTCACTGAACGTGAACAGATCCTCGGAATTCACATGCGATTGCGCAAATTGGACATGGCAACAATCTTGGCCAACGACAAGGACAAAGACGACGTCTTGGATGCCATGACAGACTTTGTTGGTGCGGAAATCGAAGCCGTTGTGGTCCAGGCCCGTTTGACTGCATTTGCGGCTCACGGCGGCGATCCTACGGCGGCTGATCTGATGAAAGCCGCAACCACGATTATCCCGCTGATGAAGCTCGATGGCGAGAACATCCAGCAGATCCGTGACTTCTGTAAGGACAGTGCCCGACCAGTTCAACCGCGTCTGGTTGAAGCGGCGCCAGCAGCGCTGACCGGAGGAAAGCGAGCTGTCTCTTCCCGAAAAGTCAATGCGACGTCATAATTAAGCCAAGCGAACCAGATACCTGTTTTCATTCAAAAACGCGTTTAGGAGTTTCACTGTGTCTCACATCGTAACAGTTTCGACATTGATGAAGGACGAACGAGCCATTCAACGTGCCTGCAAGGTGCTGAAGATGGAACCGGCGACCCACGGCACGTTCGAAGTGTACAGTCGCAACGTCAAAGGTCTGGGCTTCAAGTTGCCCGGTTGGGACGAAATGTGTGTGGTCGACCTGAAGGAAGGTAAACTGCACTACGACAATTTCAACGGGCACTGGGGCGACATCGCTGAACTGCACAGGTTCCAACAGCGATACTCACTCGAAGCGGCAAAGCAGGTTGCCGAAGATTCGGGCCAGACTTACGGCGAAGAGTACGTGGAGAACGGCAACATCTGTTTTGACATCCAGGAGGCGCCACAGCAGATGGTGTCCGTTGGCGGCGAAACCGGTAACGACGGGCCGAACTTCGCATTGTGACAGAGGATCCACGCGACCCTAACAGGTTCGCAGATGCGGAACGGCTAGAACACGACATCGCGGTTGATAAGACCGCGATGTTGTCGTCTACCGAGCGTGCCACCGACCTCGCGTGTCAGCAGGTCGATGATGTGGCTGCACAACTGGAAGCGGACTCACTTGAGGCCGATCAATTTTTCAACGAGGCATTAAATGTCCAGCACAATCACAGTCGCAGTTGATCCGAAGGGTAAGACTCAGTTTACCGTCAAAGGTACACAAGGGGCGGCCTGCTCTATGCAGACCAAGCGGTACACCGATGCTTTGGGTACCGTTGTCGAAGACGAGAAGACAGCTGAGTTTTACCAGAGTCCGCCGGAAAAAGTCCGGGTCGATGCTGTAGGGAACTAATCATGCGGGTTGCAGTAGCAAACGGCGGCACTATGGAGTTTATCCACAGCGATCAAGCGGTCGGGTTGCTCGGCAACCTCGGTGACGTTTCCATGCGACGGGCGAGTCATGTCGAGCCCTGGTCTCAATTGAGCCAGGTCGCGATCGACAACTTTATTGCCGACAATAAAGACGCACCCATCAATCTTGCTTTCGGGGTCTTTCCGATGCCCGATGGTACTGAAATCAAACTGGCCTCGGCCTGGTTTGCTGATATGTCCCCCGTGGGTGGCCGCACGCTTGGTCCTTTTGCGACCAAAGCTGTGGCCCTCGCGGAGGAAGTTAAATGGATCGAAAGTAACGCCTTATGTCTGGTGAAATCGAACTCACCATCAGGTTGAACGAACTCTGCGAGCTGTTGCACATCTCTGTGCATCGCCCGCGTATGACCTTCAAAGTGAAGAACGCGAAGGTCTCTGTCGGGGAACACAACCTCGACGCCAAACAAGCGACAGCACCGGCATGGAAACTCATGCCGGCTGAGATGTCTTCTGAACTCGATCGAATCGATGCCACGGTCGGGCGCCTGCTTGACCAGTACACCGAACGATTTCGAACGATGCCGCCAGGCGCCGATGAAGACTCGGATGCCACCCATGGGTTCATGATCCGCGGGCTCTACTTGGTTCCACAGAAACACGTGGAGACCTTGCTGACCCAGCTGCACCTGCAGCACGACGCCATGCGTGCGTGTGTCCGGCACTGGCTGCAGGACACCAATGCGTTCCGGGACAAGGTCCGGCAGAAGATGGGCGATGACATGTACGAACTGGTCAAGGAGCAGATCCCTGACATGTCGACCATGTTGCACAGCGCCCGTATCGACACTGTTTCGATCCCGTTCGGGATGGCGATGAGTCAGATCAAGAAGGTCGGTGAAAAGTCCTTCCTGGCTGACGCCCGCGCCCGAACGCACGAGATGGTTGAACAGGTTACGCAGCAGTTGATCGCCGGTCCCCGGGCCGAGTTTGCTGATGCGGTCAATAGCCTGAAGGATCTGATCGAACGTGACGGCAAGGTGTCGACCAAGTCGGTGACTCCAATCCGTCGTGCGATGGAAAAGTTGGAGACCTTCGACTTCGTCAAGGATGCCGAGCTGGACAGGAAGATTAAGGAGCTGTCTCAGACCCTTGATTCGATTGTTCCGTCCGAGCAGAACAAAGTGACGGCCACTGACAACGGCCTTTTGGACTTGTTGCGTAACACGGCCAACGAAGCTGTGAACGCAGCCCGCATTCAAACTCAGTTTGAAGCGGCAGCAGGGCGTGGTCGTCGCGCCGTTAGCTTGCGACCCCAGCGTACGGTGAGCGAATGACACAGACACTCGTTAGGTCCAAAGCCAAGCGTGTGTCCGATGCCGAAAAGTTCCAGCCGAAGCTGGGCAATCCAATTAACAACAAGCTGGGGCCGGGTATTCACAGCTGGTCTATCACGGCCGGCGTTACCTGTCCCGGTAAAACAAAAGCCTGCGCGAGTGTCTGCTATGCAATGGGCGGGTTTTACAATATGCCCAGTGTCCGTCAACGAATGAACCTGAACCATAAGTTTTCAGAGTCCAAGGAATTTGTTCCCTGGATGACGAAGGCTCTCTGGGCGCACAGTGTCCGCGTCATGCGGATCCATTGTGCGGGTGACTTCTTCGACGCTGAATACACTGAGAAGTGGCTTCAGATCGTTAAGCAGACACCCCGCGTGGTGTTTTTCGGTTACACGCGATCTTGGCGCGACGAAGAGATCGCCCCAGTGCTGCAACGCTTGGCCTTGGTCAAGAACATGCGGCTCTGGTACTCAGCTGACATTCAGACCGGCACCCCACCAAGGGTGCCGGGCCTGAAGGGTATTGCTTGGATGGCGCGCGATAGTCACGAAGAAGAAGAGGCACCGGCTTGGTCGGATCTCGTCTTCCGTGACAAACCGCGCACCTTGTTGAAGAAAGCGAACGGGGTACAGGTTTGCCCGAATGAAATCGGGCTCCCAGAACCTTACCCACGTTTGACCTGCACTCAGTGTCAACTTTGCTTCCGTAAATAAGGACGACCGTTATGGTTCCAGATCGACCACTTGTCTTGATCACGAAACGAGATGGCCAGCTGAATTTGTTCTCAGAAATCAACCTCGGCTCCGAAGCCTGGGTTCTTGACTGGGATAATGATATGCAGCCCACACCACTCTCAACGGTCATAGCTCAAAGCGACATGGGGCCGCCTGTTATGGCTCATCGGTTGCAGGTGTGCCCGCACAGTCAACCTACCAACGGTAACGTGGTAGCCATGCGGGCAGCTTTCAAGGTTGCAGAAGCCAACAGAAGTTTGTCACACACCGGGCGGAACATCGTGTTGGCCGCACTGCGATCATTGCAGTTGCATCTGGAAAAGGACGACGTGCCTCAAGGTATCATGGAGTCGCACTTTGACGCGTACGACCTGCCCAGTGTGGAAACGCTGGACAGGTTGTGCGAAGCCTTGAACACTTAGGCAATCGGTGCGATGCCGCACGCGGCAGCGCACTGTTCGAAACGTCGAGCCTGGTCCACGGGGAACTTTTCAATCACCTGGGCCAGCTTGACGTGGTCGACTTCCAACTCGTTCTGCATATCGTAGACCGAGTCTGCGAAGGTATCACCAAGCCAAGATTGCACAGCCCGCCGATCGATGCGGCTCAATGCTTCCTTCTGGAACACAGTTCCGGTCTGCAACCGCACTTCGGTCGCTTCGGCCTGCTTGAGGGAACACATCGTGAACTCAAACAAGGCGTCTTCGGGCAGCCGCAGGCCTTCACCGTAGTGCTTTGTCAAACCATACTCGCGGTCCAGTTGATCCAGCAGTGCGGCGAGCTTCATACGCATCGCACGCGAGCCTTTATCCTTCGCGGCAGATGCAATCTTTCGCAGCGGCCCTGCCTCGGGGTTCACCCCGAGCAGGGTTGCTCGTGACAACAACGCATTCGCCAGCGAGGCTGCATGACATTCACCACGACCAGCCTGCTTGAGCAGGTTGTGTTTAGTGTTCAGCTCGAATTCCACGTGATGTTCAGCTGCCGCATCCAAGATCGCTTCCGCGATCTTTTGGCGATCACTTAGGGCAATCCCATCCCGATAGCGAGACAACCAGGCTGCGGCCTGTTTGATTTCGTCACCATGGCGCAGAGGCAGATAGCTTTGCACAACCCCTTGTTCGTCAACATGTTGGTACGCGTACTTGATAGTTTTGGCGGACGCACTTAAAACTGCGTCGACTTCCGCGTCGATCTCATGGATCATTGCGGCGGCCTTAATCGTGTCCACGTAGTCATTGCCATCAATATGCTTCGCGAGTTCCACCGCGCTGCACCAAGTGGCTGCCTTCGTGTGGAACGGAAACCGGCGCCGGATCGGATCGGCAAAAAGTTGCAGCTGCATGGTCGAGTTGCCATACTTCTCGTCTGCACTTGCGGTTTTGACAAAACTAGGCTCTGACATGTGATGGCTCCATGAATGCTGACGTCCGCGCCGTAAACTGGCAGAATGTTATTGCCGGGCTTGGTTTAACACCAGACCGGGATTCCCTGCCCGCCCGCTTCGAGTGCCCATTATGTCATAAAGGCCCGTTGCACGTCTATCACGATCCGCTCCTGGGCGCCTGGGGTTATTGCGGCAAATGTTTCTTCGCCGACGACATGATCGCGTTGGCTAAACAAACTTGGAAACTTGATACGGCCGCTACAGTCAATCGATTGATCTTAAAAGGTGTGGGGGAATTAACAGAAGCCTTTGCAAAGAGTTACGATGACGCCAAAGCAAAACCAGCCGATTTCGAGCGGTTTTGGCAAAGTGCTGAACCACTGCCGTATCGTGCCACTGAGTACCTTCCAGGCGGCGCACCGCGGGCGTTACCGGACCATTGGCGAAACATGCTTCGCCTGGCAAATCGTAACCAGCTGTTGTCCACCTTTTACGGCGCGGCACCACTGGTCCGAAGTTGCATCCCGAAGAACTGGCCTGAGTTCGCATTGATGCCGTTGGACACGTTCCCCGGCTTGCGACACGGGGCCTTTGCGATTCGTCATGATCAGACCCGGGTGATCTGTACAGACTTCAGTCAGGATACCCTCGTACTAGGCCTGGAGGTTGCCCACTCAACACCGAGTGAGTTCGTCATCGTCTGCGATAATCTCAGGACCACACTCGAACTACAAATTGCAGGCCTTCGGGAAAACGGGCAGTTATTGCCATTGTGTGGGTTCCATAACCGCGGCGGTCTGGGGCTCGCCTGGCGACAGATGCGCCGTCGATTAGTGTTCTGGGGAGAGGCGCCCACGATCGCAGCCTTTCGAGAAGCGGCCAGTTGTGAAGGTTGGTGCATCTTCAGACCACTGCCTAAAGGCCCGATCTCGAGCCTCGGCCAATTGCGTACCTTAAACACTGCCGCGCGACCATGGCAATTCCCATTGGTTGAATACCTGAAAACACTCGCGGACGAGGAAGTCCGAAACTTCATCCTGGCACTCAACCTCAGCCCAGCGGCACTTGGCGAGTTGAAGAAGATTGCTTCGAAAGAACTCCTGGCACTGCTTGAGCCCGCTCTGGATACCCGCGCTGACGTGATCCAATACGCTGGCTACGAAGTCTCCCGCGACGGGCCAAACCTGATCGCATTTAAGCTGGCCTCTGCTGGCAGTCATCGCCCGTTGTCAGAAAAGCGTATCTGTTTCTCTGACACAACCATGCTGATCAAGAAAATCATCATGGGGACCAACAAGCGGTATATTGGTGAAGTTCTCTACAAGAACAAACACTTCAACTTTGACGTACCGGCTGCTGATCTCGAGACCGACGCAGAGAAGTGGTTGTGTGAGCAACTCTACAGTCGCGGCTGGGGTGTACCTTACGTGCATCCCAAGTGGCGTGAGTACATGCTGCGCTTGGCCATTTTTATCGGCAAGCCTGAGATTGTCACCCCGGCAGAGAAGCTCGGCTGGATCCGCGAAGACGACCTGTTGGCTACCAGTCATTGGTCGTTGAATCGAAGCGGTGAAGTCAAGGAATGGTCTGAACCACTCACGACACCGCCTGGGCGGCTACACACACCAGTACCGATGACGGCAATGGCCGTCCAGGCCCTGTCAGATATCTCTGGTGCCTGCACGTTCTGGGTTGTCCTGGCTCAGGTGGTCGCCAGCGTATTGTCACCAATAACCAACCGGGTGCCCCGCAACTTAATGTTATTGGGTGATTCGGCTCGCGCGATCGGACCGTTGGCGGCCAAGCTTGCCGGATGCAGCATCATGGGTACGGCATCACTCCGCGCAAGCGACAACATGATGCGACAGCTGCAGGCCAGCGCCCAGGCCAAATGGCCCGTCATGCTGTTCACTGACGCGAACTTCAACCAATTGCCAACGCTACTGACAAACGAATCACCTGTCTCAATCTACCGACCCAGCACAGATCTGCGTGGCCTGGAACTCATGATCGCCAATGATTGTGACCTCGTGGACATTCACGAGTCGGACCACAGCACCGCTATGTTGGAACGCTTCGGCGCCGACGTGCTCCCAGCGTATCTTCTGGATCTCGCCCGTCGTGACTTTAAGTTGATGCCAGGACCGCATGTGATTGCCGGTGTGCTATCGGATATGTCCCGCTGGTGGAAGCAACTGGGGGGTGTAGCGCACATGCAGCACCGGTTCTTCTACGGACCCCGTCTGGCCCGGCATACGCTGTACCGCCTGTTGATGTTGTGTCGTGAGAAGATCCAGTGCATTCCGCTGGGCTTCAGTGAATATGTGGCGGACAATAAGGTACCAGTTGAAACTGACAATGCGCGCGTTTACTTTGAGGCGGCTCGATTTGCTCGAGTGATCAGTCGCTACGCCCATTTTGATATGATTCGCTTGGGCCAGTATCTCCACGGCGCCGGGCTGTTGCTTACACAGCCAGAAGCCGAGATCTGGGCGGTACCAATTGAAGTTTGGGATTCAGTAATCCAAGCTAGTCGACGACGTGTGCGTTTGCCAGGAGTGCAAGATGAATGGCCGGAGAGCGTTGAGGCTCAGGGGTGGGTTACTTAGTCCAAAGGTCGCCCCTGATGAGGATCCACAGAACTGGACCTTCGATGGCAACATGTTCTGTGCAACGCCATCTTTATTCCACGACCATCGGGTGGTCAGACGCGCCGCCAGGAATAACAAGACCCATCAACGTAATCGCGGTGAGGTCTTCTGGTGGGGTCGGGTGCTGAGCAAAGCCGCTGACAGCCAAATGCGTGGCTTCTCTTACAACCTACCACAGGCCCTGACGTATGAAGAGTTCCAGGTGCCGATGACCTACCAACGGCTCAGCACACTGTTCGATCTACCGTACACGCCACACCATATCGCGCACATCTTCCAAAACATGCTCGACATCCTGTTGGTTTGCGCCAGGATCGGCATTGTGAACGGGCACTTGCGTCCACAGAACATCTGGATGGATCCGCACACATTCGATCTGATCTTTACCGACTGGGGGTATACGGTAGAGATGGAAAACCAGCAGTACCCCAAATTCAAAGCGTTACCAGATTCTCAAGAAGACTGGTACCCGCGATACTTCCACCTCGGCCGCCGAGCTACGCCGGCCATTGATCACTATGCCGCAGCCAGTATTCTCCTGGGGCTCGCAAAGCGGCTCTGGTCCGAAGACGACGAACCCGGTGAGATTCTTCCACTGGACATGCACGGAGTGCTCGATCACTGCCTATCTGAAGAAGCTGGCATCGCGTACGGGATTGACGAGTATGTTGCCCGTTGGCGATGTCCGATGATCTATTACTTTCATGGAAAGCCGAAGTCCTTGGCCTAATCATCATGGATCCACCTGCGACTCAAAGCACCAGGATTGAATTACCAAAGCTCTCAGGCAAAAATTTCTGCCCCTACACTGAACCGCGACCTGGTAAACAGCATATCTGGACCTGGATCAATAAGTTCTTCCCTGATTCCAGCAGCGCCGCTAGTAAATACTTCGTGAACTTGTTAGCCGGCATCATGAATGATGCCTGTGACCCCAAGGACAAAGGACGTATCTGTCTCTCTGATGTGCCCAGTCCTATCGGTAAACAAACCGCATCACCTTACAGCGCTGACGAATTAGCGGCCTGGTGGAATGAAGCCGTTGACAACATGCCAACGCATTTGCTGTGCATCGAAGTCCCTGTTACGACGCCCGTCGTGAGGCAAGAAGACGACGAAGAACCAGAGGAAGAAGCCCCGGCGCCAGCGCCCATTGAACCAGAACCTGAGTTTGAAAAGCCACGACCAACTCGTCGATCTCGTCGAAAAAGTTTTGATGACTTCGAATAAATCAATGGTTGATCGTTGAAAACTACTCGGTAGATTTTTAATCTTGACCGAGAACCCGCCACCCACACAGGTGTGTGATCAGTGGCATGTTCCCGCCGCGCGTGCGGCAAGGCCCGACAGAGCCGATCTGTAGACAAGGAAAAGCGTCCCATGGCCGCAACCAAGAAACCTGCTGCGAAGAGTTCGAAGAGCGCAAAGCCAGCCAAGTCCGCCAAGGCCAAGGCTCCTGCCAAGAAGGCCAAAGCCGCCAAGGCCAAGAGCACTCCGAAGGCTTCGATGCCTCAGTCGTAGTCGACTGAGACCACGTACTACAGCAGAACAAATTGGGCAACATCCTCAAAGGTCGAGAAGATTATTCAGTTCTGGATCATTTTCCCAACCGTAGTCGATGTTGCCAATTTGTGCTAACACATCCTGAGGCAGCACCAGCGCCGAGGCGTTAGCAAAATCCGGATACGCGTCATTGATCTCCCAAGTACAGACGCATCCGATGTTCACAGCTTGAGCGAAGTCATCCGGTCCCGACGTGTTTGACCGAATACTGTAATAGCTCGATCCAATCTCCAGCGGGCTCCGATGTTCCACGAGCCGCATGAAGTGATCAACCAGACCAGGACTGTCGCTATCGACGTTGTCGTACTTGAAGAACTTCAACATGCCCAGTCGGATCATGGCAATCGTGTAGTGCAAGCTTCTGGTCTTATCCAGGCGCCAGTGTGGCCGCACGTGGGTCTCTGTCGTTGGCACCTGCACCAACAGGTTCTGGTGTCCTGAGGCCACGTACTGAATCGGCATGTCCCGATTCTGCGGCAGCCCAGCTTGCTTGAGCAAAGTCTCGCGGACAGTACCGGCACCGGTATAGTCGTGTGTGACGACATGGCAGTCGAAGTACCTAAACCAGCGGGCGGCCTCATGTGCTTCAGCGATGTGGTCGATCCCGAGCAGCATCTTGGCCCAGCCAACTTCAATGCTGCCATCCGCACAAAAGCCCAGGAGCGCGAAGACAGTGTAACTCACACTGGCTTCTGTCTTGCCTGGCATCTTGGCGCCCCCGCCACCCCAGTCGATTGCCAACACGCGAGTTCGATACTTGCTGAGCTTGGCCATCAACTCTGGCGGTGGGTTGTCCGGGTTATTGGCCCACGGAAGCTGGCAGGCATTCATGAGGTCGCGCTGCGTCAACAGACGGGCGCCGGCATCACGAGGCTCGGCCAGCACTTCGTTCGCGAACACCGAAGCCGAGCGGGTGCGCTGCTTACGCAACAGTTCAGCCCACTTCTTTACATTGTCGTAGTGCAACGGCACGATCGGCTGTGGGATATGATAACCTGCGAAGTCCCAACGTTTTTCCGGATAGCGATGCTCCCAGTGACCCATGCGCGGGTACAGCGGTTGTTCACATTTGTAACAAACCACTCCAGGGCGCTCCGGCGAGATGTCATTACGGAGTTTTCCAATCATTCTGTAGATGTGATACTCGGTCGATGGGATGTTCCAGGTGCGGTGACCATTTGTGGTGCAGTGCATGCACGGGATCCACCACTCGGCCTGACTGGTCTGAGATTGAAGTTTCGCCTGAGTGCCATCTGTCGCCTTGGGCGTACCGGCATAAAATTCCATAGCATACACACGGTCGGCTGACATCGTTTCCAGAATGATGTCGATCAAACCGATCTCAACGTCGTCCACTTCGTCGATCGAACAGCGATTGACCGACAGCCCGCGGACACGGCCCGCATCGATCGACGCGAAGCTAAACATGATCTTCGAGCCGTTTTTGAACGTACGCTGCAACACCGAGCTTTCAACATTGGTGCCCAGCCAAAGATCCCGCAGAGGACTCTCCATCACGAACGGACGAACAACCAGCGTTGAGAAGCGTCGGATCTGTTCGTAGAGCGGGGTGATGCAGAGAGTTGAAAAGTGTGGGATAATCCCAGCAAGGGTAACACAGTCAGCACCGTTGACTGTTGATTTTCCAATCTGGCGACCGACAGTAAGTAGTACGCGTTGCGGTCGCCGAGTGCGAAAGAGAGGGCTAAAATGAAACTGACCGTCTAAGTTGAATGGTTTGCCGCGAATGTTCAAAAGGATGGGAAGCAAGGGCTCGATTGTGGGCAACTGCTTTCTGCCAACCATCTCTCGGACTGCCGAGAACACTGCGTTTGGGTCGAGCGGTTCGCCGTCCGAACCCAAGATACTGCTTCCGGCGCTAGGCGCCGAGCTACCAAAGGGAATGGATCCCATGTTAAACTTTCTCCGATGGCTGTTCACCGTTACGTTGCCTGAACCCAGTCCCTACGCTACTAAGGCTGTAAGGCTCATGGAAAAGCAGTACGAACGGCATCAGTCGAGTTTCCGGCGCTAAGAAGTCAGTGCCCGGCCATCGGCCGGGTGCTGCTTTAGACTTTATTGGAGCCAATACAAACATGACCACGATCTTTTCTCAGTCGCCACGAATCTTTCTGGAACGCGCAGGCGTTCGCGAGACCTTGCGTACACCTTCGCCGAGGATGCGCGCGGACAATCCGATCCTGCAGTACCCACTCAGTTACCCGAACCCGAAGCCCGCGTTGTCGCTGGGCGAATCAGGATCTCCACCTCCCGATCGTGTGGAAACTACGATCTGGCCGCACGGGGGTCCGCCACAGGACGCCTAACCTTAACCAGGAGACCAGGATGCTGACAAGTATAACTCAAAGCGCCAAAACACTTTTGGAGTGTGCCGGTGCCTTTATCTTCTGGGCCTGGTTACTCAAGTGCGTCTTCCTTCCGATGTGGCAGGTCCGACTCTGGCCGCGCCTTGGCTCGTTGTGGCTCAAGGTGCTTGGAACGCTGATGTACCCACCAGCTTCCGCAGTCTTCTTCCCAAAACCGAAAGAACAGGAATCTAACAATGCCGACAATGGTGCCGACCGACCTCCTAAACTTCAGCGTTCAAGTGCTCATGATTCTCGTCATGGTAATGAGCATTCGCCGTCTGTACTTCACGTTCAGCGGGTTCATCGAATTCGTGGCGTGGATGGAAGCCCTATCAGAGGCGAATCCGTTACACTTCCTTACGCCGATGAGCTGGGTGGCTAAGGTTTTAAGTTGTCGGACATGCTTCACGTACTGGACAACATTGGTTTGTGCGTTGTTCATCGTCTTCGTGGTCCCACACCTGCCGCTGTGGATCACATGGTGTATCGCGATTCCGGCGATCGCGTGGAGTGTCAACCACATCTTTGATACAACCATTACGTTTCATTCTGTGCTGAGTTCGCCGCCACCACGCGGCCTGGATCCAAAAACTTCTGAATAAAGAACGCCCTATGCAAGTTTTCGCTCTTGTCGGGTTTGACATTGCAGACCCGACCCCTACCCCAGAGCAGCAGGCGGCCGGTAAAACGCCCGCCGAGCTTCTGGACCTGAATGTGATCGCCCAGTGTGTGGACACGTCGCTACAAGCGATGCCAGCGGTCATGGAAACGAACAAAATGGGGTGTCGTGGCGCCGTGGTCATGAATTTGATCCTGGCACAGCCCGACATCCCAGCTTCGGACGCCTGGCACAACGTGGCCCCAATGCTCCTGGGAGCGATCCTGAAGGCCGCGCCCCAGTTGGACGGCCTCCTGGCGGTCCCAGTGCATCAACAGAACTCTGAAGACGCCAAGATCTCCAAGGCGATCGCGTTAAAGAACAGCGAGACCAAACGAGATCTGATCGGGTTCCGACTGGACCTGATCAGGGCCATCAATGGTGCCTGTTATGCTACCATGCGCCAGACCGAAGAGGCTTTGGCACCCGTCATTCAACTGGCCCGTGAAGCCGAGAAAGCCCAGTTCGAAGCTGAGGCGCTCCGGAACGTCGGGGTGCCAGGACCAACGGAGCCAGAGATCTCGGGTGTCGGTTAATCTACCCAAGAACGCGTGTTTTGATGTCTCACCGGAAATGATCACCGCCATGGTGAAAGTTCCCGAGTGGGACATTTTGTTGGTCGGCGATGGCTCAGGTACCGGCGGCTGGACAATGGCTGGCGGCTGGGCTTGTGCGATCGTCGAACGTGAAACTGATGCCCGATCGATCTGCTGGGCTGGTTGGAGTACCTGCGACATCATTGTCGCGGAACTCCAAGCCTACCTGCAGGCGCTCATGGAAATCGAAGCTCTTCGGGGTAAAGCACTTCGGCGAAGACTCGGCAGACCGTTGAACATTGTTATCGTGACAGATAACCAGGTTGTCGCGACCCAGTCGGCAACAGCACTGAGTGGCGCCAAGGTTGGAGGGATGACAAATCCAATCTGGGCGGGTATTCGGCAGATCGTTCAGACTACTGGAACCTCTTTGACGTTTCGTTTCGCTGCTCGGCGATCCACGATGTTGAATGTTCTTGTAGACCAGGTTGCTGGACGTCTTCGGCGAGTGGTCACTGATCCTAAATTGGGTCAGTACCGTTCCAGGGACGGTTCGGCCAGGTCACTCGTATCACTGAACCCAAAGAGTCGGTAAACCGGGATTCTTCTTACGTGGAAGACCAACCCAACCCCTGACGGGTTGGTCTTCCCGAAGAATCCGAAAAAAGGAAGGCTTGAATATCTTCGAAGAAGATAAGAATTACGCAGGACTTTTTTCTTTAAGGTGAAATTAAGGTTCACCCGAAGCACTTACTGTGTAATGACTTGTGTCAAGATTTCCATAATACTTAGCCTCGCAACGACTTACGTTACCGGAGACATTGAAAGTGGCAATTAAGCATATCTATTTAGACATGGACGGGGTTCTCGTGGACTTCCACCATGGTTTTCAACAACTCTGCGGGATTGAGGAACCCATCCGAGGGCACGAGTGGCCCCTGACAACGACGCTGCAAGAGCACGTAGGGCTCGATTACGCCGTTTGCCGCCAGAAGTCGGCGGAAGCTCCGGAAGCGTTCTGGCGAACCATGGAAGCCACACCGTACGGGCTTCTGATCGCTATGGCGTGTGACCAGGTGGCCCGGCAGAACGAGGCCGTGCTGTCGATCCTGACTGATACCAGTGGGAGCCATCTGGCCGCGCTGGGTAAAGTGGGTTGGTTGCATGACCACATGCCAATCTTCGCTCCCCACTTCTGTGGTACCACCAAGAAGCCCCTGTTCGCGAACCCTGAAGCGCTGTTGATCGATGACAGCCATCATGTGGCGGAAGAATTTGTCAAAGCCGGTGGTCGTGCGATCGTGCTGCCTCAGGTTTGGAATCAATGGCGGTTAGCTTACGGGGCTCCGCGGACCCCAAAGATCCACGCACTGTTGGACCTGGCGTTCCGCATGCAGGCCTGTCCTGATTTCTTCATCTTCGATTCCAAGTCCTATCGTGAGTTTGACCGTGGTTAAAGCTGCTCGCGCGGCTCGTCGACCATTCAACTCTCCAGTTTCCAGAATAGCCGCATGGGCCTTGCAAGACCTGGCGCCAGATCAATACGCCGGTCGGCAAGAGATTCACTGGATGGTTGCAAAGCAATGGCGGACTGCCGTTGATAACTGGTATCGCGAAGCTCCGAACTTTTGGGGTGATGGTCGCTGGAATTTGATGAAGTGCTGTAACACCAGTTTGTTTTGGACGCCGCGGCTGGTTTCATCGAAAGGGCACAAGCCTAGAGCTAAATTTTGTTGTCAACGTTGGCTGTGTCCGTTTTGCTACTCCCGTGAAATTGTCAAGTTCCTGCAGCCGTTTGCGACTCGAAAATTTCAGGTCTACAGCGATATGCTCACCGGCCTGTCGGCCGAGTCTGTTTGGTCGCAATTCGCTGGTATCTCGGATACACTGAAGCATGAACATGGGGCGTTAGCGAGTTGGCGATATGTTTACAAACTCGCGCTGACCGGCATGTGGGTTGGGCGCGGGGCGTGGTTGTTCCCAGGGCGGAATTCCATCATTGATCTCGAAAGTGTTTTGATTGAGGCATTGGCGTATCCGTACCCCATTCTCACAGACACGCTTGAGTACCTGACTCCTTATCTCACGTTCATGGCGAAACACCGGGGGCGAGAAGTTTCCGGGTATTACCGTACCGTAAAAAAGAAAGAAGCTCGATGACCCATCCGACGATCACCCAGGTGATTCAACAGTGCAGTCTGTCTGATGAATCAAGACTCAACGCACTCGCGTTGTTCTCGCTGTTGCGTCCCAGTTTGAATTGCAACTTTGCCGCGTTCCTGCGTTACCTGGATGGTCCTGGGCGCGCCGACGTTGTGGCGTTCACGCAGGCAATGCAGGTTACGCAGAAGCCAGTAAAAGAGCAGGTGATCCTGCTCGCAAGTTACCTCGACTTCCTGGAGAGCGGCCAGGCCTTGACGCTGCAGCAGTTCTCAGATGCCCTGATGAACCAGATGCGGCACGTCGAAGAAGAACAGTTTGTGGATCGTGTCGTGCAGGGTAAGCCGCAAGGCGGCATCGTGCCACTGCCCGAAGGGGCACCGACCGTTCCGCACACACAGATTGGTCACGCGATTGGCAACGTACAAGGGATTTTGCGTGCTGATCTCGGTATGACCACCCCGCAGGCGCCGAGCACCCCGCCGGCTCCTGCAGGTCCAGGTGGTTGGGGCGCCTTCACGGCACCCCCGCCACCCGGGCCACAAGCCCCACAGCCATTGCAGGTGCCGCAGTCCCAACTGCCCGCACAAGCGGCTGTGTCAGTTCCAGCAGGTGACCCATCGATCGCTCCGTTTGATGGCGGATCTTTTCCGGCGATGCCGACAGGCTTAATGGAAAAAGTTGACGCGGTTGCTGCAGAGATTAATGGTTGGGTACTTGCAGGCCAGGCCGCGAACGCTCCACCCAAGGAAGCGGACATTCCGGAGGCGGATCCGTTGCCAGAATGGTTTCGACCTGGCACGCGGGCTCGGTATGAACTTGGTGACCAGAAAGTCCTGGTTACGGTTAGTAAGGTGGCTGGCCGGCACGCAACCATCGTAGCTGACGACGGGACCACGTGGCACAACGTGGCGCATGCTTACTTGGAAGATGCGACCGGTACGCCGTACGAAATGGAGTTTGCGATTCCGGCTTATCGGATGAAAGAACTCGAGGATATGACGGCCAAGACTGTGGCATACATGAAGCCGCAGATGTTGGCGCCGGTGGTCGACTTTGTGAGGGTGTCACCGCTCGACGGGGGCAAGTTGCATTTGGGTTTGGAGCTGTGGGCTTCGGCCGACGCAGCAGCGCCATTCTTCTATTGCTTCCGAGCGCAGTCAGCAGGACTTGACGAGCTGGCAAGTACCAAGAATCCAGTGTTGTTGCCGGACTGGACTGTTCAGCTCGAACAGGCTGTCTATCACCTGCACTTGATCTTCGCAGCCCCGGAACCAGACGCGGAAGCGGCTGCCCCTGAAACGCCGGCCCCGGCTAAACGGACCAGGGCTCCACGCAAGAAGTCTACAAAGGCTGTTTAGCATGAGCGCGATGACGTTGTTTGATCAGGCCTACAAACTTGCGTATGCCCGTGGGCATGTCGTTTGTTGTGCGGCTGTTGGAATGCGGCAACTTGGGTTTCATGCTGGGCCAACCCCAGCTGACGCCCACGCGTCGTTCCGTTTTGCAGAGCAGATTGTTGATGCTGCGGATGAATTCCATGATGCGCTGAAGCCAGGTTTCCGAGATAGCTTTAAGACCGACATGGGGGATACGCTCATTTATGCGGATACCTCCTGTCGGCTTTGTGGGCATCCGTATTGTGACTTGTATTTAACCGCCGGCTTGTTGCCGTCTCGGAAGCCAATGACCATCCCGGTGATACTGGTTCAGCAGATTAAATTGAAGGAGTGATTCGATGGACTGGCGATTTTACACGGACAGTGGAGACGTGGATCAGGACGTGCTCGAAGAAGCACTGGCTGATCATGAAGCTGATGTTGGTATGACGGAGTTCGGGAAGACGTTCAGCTCGCTCCATGTTCGAGATATCAAAACTCGTGGTCAGGCGTTGGCGCTGAAGCGTCTGCTGCCGCTGGCCAATGTTCAAGTCGAACGGGTTCAGAAAGCGAATAAGGTTGCATGAGTTCCAGGGGAATGCTTGCGATCGTTCAGGATCGCAAGCTCAAGATGGCGATTCCATCAGAGTCCGATTCGTATTTGTGGGGCAACGGGCATGCGATCCTCGGGTTCCTGCAGGCCTGTGATATTGAGCGATTCGATGAGCAGGTCCGGCGGTTGAATGTCCTCGACGAAGAGCAAATTGCCGCGCGGCATGAAAGCCTGGGGCTGTCTTACATACGAGGCAGCATGACGGAAAAGCAGGCGATCGATTTAATGCACTACTTCCCCGAGATCAACACTGATACCGGGGTGCAGTTGCTGTACATGATCTACTATGACCGCATCCGACATGTGGTTGTTGAGCCTGACTTCGCCAAGCGGACCTATTTCTGTGAGACGGGTTATGTGCTGGACTTCGATGATGATTCGTTTGACGTCTACATTGGCGGGGTCTCATGGGCGGTCAAGCGTGGTTATGACCACGGACCGTTCGCGTTCCTTCGACCGAAGGAACCTCCAGCGAAGTTCTTCACCGAGCAACCTAATTACCAGGATCCAGAGTCTTACGTGCCGTTGTGTCGTATTGCCAGGTTTCCGTTTGCGGATTTGATGCACATGCCGCAGCCGTACTTCAGTGCTTTGGTTGAAGTGAAGATCAAGAAGTTTCGAGAGAAGCAAAGGCGCGCGGAAGACCGTGTGCGCCGTGATTATTTCAAACGAACTGAGTACGTGATGCCGGGGTGTTACTCATGATCTGCTTGCCTTATCCAGAATGTCGAGAACATTTTCGAAAGGTTTCTAGCACCGCAAATGAGATGGGTTTACGAAAAGAATGGTTGGACGGCCTGTATTACTTGCACACGTACGCTAACCGTGAAGGTTGCATGTGTGATAAATTGGGCGGTCGAGGAAATACCAGGGCTTGCTTGTATCCGGACTTCGCGCCGCTTTCATTCGCAGTATCGATGCAGCGGCAGGATAGTGATGGAAATTGGAAGCCTTGGTTTGGCGGCGGGTTGATCTACCAAGGGCCGGATGTTCCGGCGAATGGCAGCTTCCCGAGCCTGACTGTGTCGATGGATTCGACAAGGGTCGGTTGGTTTCTGCACACGTGAGATTGTGATGACATTTCAAGATTTCCTGAATGCTGTCCTGGCCAAGAATCCGCACATTGCCGCACAACCTCCAGAGGCAAAGATGACTTTAACGCGGGCAACATTTGAAGCACAGCTGGCGCGGGCCTATGAGGCTGGGTTTGACAATGGAAAGAAGTCTGCGTCGAGTTTGTTCGATCGCGTCTTCGGAAGTAGGTAGCCAATTTTATTTGGGCTAATAAAAAGGACAGCTGTATGTCTGGTTTCGTACACGCCAGTGACTGGCATTTGTCACGGCTGACGTGGCAGCACCGCCCGCGTTTGTGGGGTGATTCGTTCTTCGCACTCGAACAGATCGTGGATTTCTGTATCAGACAGGAGGCGGTCTTATTTGGTGCGGGAGATTTGCTGGACAAGGATAGGCCTGAGTCTGCCGCCGTGGCCTGCATGCACAAACAGATGGACAGGATGGAAGAAGCCCGGTTGCCGGTCTATTACGTTCAAGGCCAGCACGAGAAGGCGGATCCACCCTGGATGTCGTCACACCCTTGGCCAATTCACCTGCACAAACAGGCCTGTTCGGTTCCTGGGGTCAATGGTGTCTTCTACGGTTTGGACTGGATGCCTCGAGATCAGTTTGCTGAAGCCATTACCGAGATGGCAAATTCGTCTAGGTCAGGTCCAGTGTACTTGGTCTGCCATCAGGTCTGGTCCGAGCACATGGGTAACGTGATCACGGTTCCTGAAGCGAACATGCAACAGGTGGCCTGTGTGGCAGACATCGTGCTGTCTGGTGACTATCACGTGCATCAGTTGACGCGGCACATAACCCAGTTTGGCGAGCAGCTTCTGGTTTCACCAGGATCCATCAGCGTGCGGAACATGGGTGAAGAGTTTGATAAGCAGTTCTGGTATCACGACGGTACGCGATTCCATTCGATCCCACTGCGGGGCCGACCGTGGGTGCGGACATTTATTCATACACCAGACCACCTGGCACAGTTGGAGCAACTGAAGGCCACGTTGGAGTTGGCTGGGGCGAGTCTTCCGGACAACATCAAGACGCCGATGTGCATCTTCCAGTATCCGAGCGATCTGGAAGGAGCCCACAAGCGGTTGAACGAAGTTTTCGGTGACTGTCACTTGTGGCTGGAGGAGCAACGCAGCGAGGTGGCTCCGCAGGATGTTGCGATACAGAATGCCTCGGAGGCGCTTTCACTACCAGACCTGATTGCCGTCAATGTGCCGGCCGGGGAAATTCAGGAACATTTGCTGCAACTGATGAACCCCGAACTTCCACCCAAGGAAGCGGTGCGTAATCTCGTGCTGCAATTGAACCCAGCGAAGGGATGACATGCAGCTTGAACTGTTGATTGAGCGGAACTGGTGCAATGTCGCGTATCGAGAGATACGGTTCATGCCTGGTATGAATGCCTTGCTGGGTCCAAACGGATCCGGCAAGTCGAATACTTTGAACGCGATCGTGTTCGCGTTGACCGGCGACTATTCCAGGAATGCCGGTACTAAAGCGGAGAACATCTATCACCTGGCGCAGGACAGCCCGGCCAGTGTCCGGTTGGTGTTCACCCACAAGAACACGCGATTCGATGTGACCCGTGGGCTGCGGGACGTTACGTCTACTTTGCAGGTGACTGATCTGCAGGGCACTTTGGTCGAACCAGCCTCGCGTGGCGAGAACAAGGTGACCAAGCGGTTGAATGAACTGCTTTTCGTGAACAGCGAGATCCTGTCGGGATACGTGTTCGTTGGGCAGGGCAAGATGTTTGAACCGTTTGACACCACAATCAAGCCGGCTGACCGACTGGTTGCCTTCCAACAGTTGTTCGGGCTCGACAGGCTTGAGATGTTGTGGGAGGCGCTTGGCGAGGCTCTGGTTGGGTTGCCTGTGATCCAGGCGCCGGATCCAGAATCATTCCGCGCGGAACTGGTTACGATTCAAGGGCAGGCTGCCGTTGCAGAAGCAGCTTACAACGCGCTGCTTCACATGGCGAACTGGCGATTGGAAGAAGACCAGGACTACCTGCTGATCCAGCGGGCTCGGCAGATTGCTGGTATGGTTGGTACGCTGACGCAGCGTCGGTCTACTAGGCGATCCGCGATCCAATTGTGGTGGGCTAATCGTAAGGAGTTGATGGAGACCAGGAGCCAGCGTGACATGATGGCTTGTGGGATGGCAGCCATTTCCAGTGAGTCCCAGCGGATCGAGATGATCCTGACAGCAGCTCGGATGCGGGTGGAAGCGCAGCAGACGCATCAGCGGCTGCAGACAGAGTTGGAAGTTGCCCAGCGGGCGTTGACGCAACACCAGGCCACCGCACCAACCCCACGCCCAACCGGGGCTCCGACTGTCGCACATCTACAGGAACAGATTAACACGCTAAATACCCAGCTGGCTGTTGATCGTGAGTTGCTGTTGCGGATGGGCGACGGATCCGTTTGTCCGACGTGTGGACGGCCGATCACTGAAGCGAATGTGGCCGATCGGTTGCAGACTGAGCAGAGGATTGAAGCCAATACGATAACCTTACAACCATTGCAAAGGGAGCTTGCTGCAGCACAGACGCACGCGACGGCGATGCAGCGGTATACCACTGAGTTGGAGCGGCTGAATGCCAGGTCGGTCCTGGTCCGGCAGCAGCACGCAGAATCTGAGACTCGTTTGACCAACTTGTCGATGGTATCTGAGGGTGACATCACTTGGGCACAGAGTCAGAAGGATGCGATGGCCACGATTCAACGTGGTATCGATCAGATGGACGGTAAGCTGGGACCATTGGTCTCGAACAATGTTACTCAACGCAACCTGATTCGTGCTGCCAAGAAGTCTATTCGCGATTTGGAAGTGCAAGTCGCAAATGCACCAACGCCAGAGATGGTGACGTTATCTGAGCAGAACCTGAACACGAAGTCTGCCCGTTCGCACGAGTTCGCGATCGCGCAGGCAACGCATACCAGTCAACAGCAACGCCTACAGCAGGCGACTGAGCAGTTGGCCAAGATAGAAGAACTCGGTCGGATGGCCGCCCAAGGGCAAATGCTGCGCACCAAACTGCAGACATTGCGGGACATCCTACACCGGGACAATCTGCCGAAGGCCTTGTTACAACAGCGTCTCACCGGAATCGGTCACGCTACGAATGAAGCGCTCGAATTGTTCGGTGCCCCATTCCGCCTCCAGCCTAGAGAGGACAAACTAAGTTACCGTGCGATCTTTACTGACGGCGTGGAGCAACCGATTGAACGGTTGTCTGGCGGTCAGAAGGTGATCATGGCCTTAGCGTTCAGAATTGCCGTTAATGCACGATTTGCCAGCGAGCTGGGTCTGCTTTGTCTCGACGAACCGACAGTGTATTTGGACGCGGATAATGTTCGCTGTCTTGAGCCTGCTCTGGTACGATTGCGGCAGCACGCGCAAGCCACCGGTTTACAGTGCGTGTTGATCACACACGAAGACGTTGGAAACCTATTCGATCATGTCATCACATGTCCCTGAGAATCCGCTTGTTTTACACCTTGATGCAACCGGGCATGTTTGGAGCCAGCGGGCAAAACAAAGTCCGCGGCGCACTCGGTTGACCGTTACCGATTTTATCAATTATGCAGACCTTCAAGGGCGCGTTCATGTGATCGCGACACCTGAAAACGTGCCCCTGATTGTCTCACTTTGGAAAGAGCGGGACCGGTTCCCTGAGATGCAGCTGCATGTGGGCACCCCGCGAATGATCGAACATACGGTCAAGATCGGGGATGCTCTTTCTGCCGCTGCGACAGCGCCTCCCCTGGCGCCTAGTCTTGGCGGATGGCACCCGTTTACTGATCAGGACGCGATCAGTTACGAGTTGGCTTCCCTGTATTGCAAAGACCCCAGGTACGATCAGCGCGTTGCCGAGTTGGCCAAACAGCATCCCGTGTGGCCGCTGGTTGGTTTCATCTCGACGATCAACTGTGTCGGTCTCGGGTATTGGTTGGGCGCCGTGCGTGATCCGCGCTGGTATGTGAATCCCAAAGATCCCAATTCGACATCACCCATGGAGAAATACCTTGGACTCTGGCCAAAATTGCAGCATCAGCTCATCCTCGACGACGTCAAAGCGCTCCGGTCCCGTACCGGGCTGCGTTGTGCCATCACGAAGTCTTGTTGGTTGCCGGCGACAGACGCCGAGATGGCGGCTTGTGACCTGGAAGATCCACGAAACTTCCTGTTGAGGATTCTCGTAGCGCGTTGTCCTGAACAGCCGGCGGTTGGCATCATTCGGGCTTCTCAAGTGTTTACGCGTTTCGTTCGGGCACTCTGGCTGAGCCAGTTGTCCGGATGGGATTTGTTCGACCCACGCGAGTTCTTGCGCGCTGGAGAGTTGGACTGCTTTACCGAGTTCGCTGAAGCCTTGGCGCGGTAGAAAAAAGTCGTTGTTTTTGATACCCTGTGAAAAAGAAACCGCACTGGAGGGCGAATCCAGTGCGGCTCAGGGCGGGCGAACCAGGCAGGAGGTGAGACATGCCATGGCTTGATGACTCAGTCATAGTAGCCAAGTCGATTTCGTTTGGCAACCCATCACACACAATCTTTAGGGGTCTTTGAATGTCGATGACCCCAGTGCTAGTGCGTCGGTCAGGTATTGTTGTTGATGTCGGGATGCGGGACGGGTCTCCGTTGCCGCCTATGTTTCTGGCCACTTTGCTGCCGCAACTGACTTACACTCACGTGCGGCATTTGCGCGGGCAGGAGATGTTTATTGAAGGTGGCGGAAAACGCCATGTCGAGACCACCAGCCGGCGACTTTATGACATTGTTGAGAACCGGCTTGTGACCGGTTTTGGGTTCATGCCGAAGGTGGCAAAAGAGCTGCATCGCTTCGGACTTGCGTTCGAGGCTGTGGATCTGACACCACCGCGTCCGAACCCAAAAGCGTATGAGCCTGTTTGGGAAGCTTTGAACAATCCCGCTTTGAATCTGCAGTGGCGACCGAGACAGTTCGAGTGCATGCAGGCGATCGCTGGATCGCCGGGTGGAATTATCGCTGCCCCGCCGGCATTTGGTAAGACGGAGCTGATCGGCCGAACTGGCTTGTTGTATCCGCATGCCCGCATCGCGGTGGTGACGAAACGAAAGGATGTCGCGGAGACGATCGAGCGGCGGTTGCATCATTACTTGCCGATGATCGGGTTCTACGGTTCTGGTAAACGGCGACAGGGTCGCCTTAGCGTGTTCATTGCCAAGTCGATGCACCGCGCCAAGGATGATTTTGACTTCGTGTTCGTGGACGAGTGCCACGAGATTGGAGCCGATACGTTCTCGGAACAACTGGCACGGACGTTCTTTAATGCCAGGATGTTCGGATTATCTGCTTGCTGGGACGCCAGGGCTGACGGGTCCAGCGCACGGCTGGAGTATCTGTTTGGTCCGCAGATTTTCTACATGAGTTGGCAGGAAGCTACGGCACTGGGCTTGATTGTTCCGGTGGAGGTGCGGTGGTTGAATGTCCAGATGGACAAGAATCCTTGCGCGCTGTACTCCCGCGACGACGCCAAGATGCGGCATGGTGTGTGGTGTAACGACTTCCGGCACAACGTCATTGCGCAAGCGGCACGAACCCATACTGAAGACGAGCAGGTTTTGATTCTGGTGCATACTGTTGAGCAGGCCGTCATGCTTGGTCGGCACTTGCCCGAGTTCGAATTGTGTTACGACAAGATGGACGATCTCGATCTAAACACGTATAAACATCGCGGCTACCTTCCTGAATCGTATGAAGCAATGACACCGGCTCGGCGTAACGCCATGCGGGTGGCCTTTGAACAGAACAGACTCAAGAAGGTGATCGCGACAGATGTGTGGAGCACTGGTGTTTCGTTCGAGCAGTTGGCTGTGTTGATGCGGGCTGACGCCCGCGGAAGTGAGATCCTGGACGATCAGGCTCCTGGGCGTGTGGTTCGAACCCATGCTGCTTCGGGAAAAGAGATCGGCTTGGTCTATGACTGTTGGGATTTGTTTGACGAGAAACTCTTGCGTAGGTCTCAGAGCCGTTACCGCCATTACAAACAAAAAGGCTGGACGCAGGTGAGACCGAAGATTTTGGGACTCGAAGTACCATGACAGACACAGGCTACCTACCAACTGGACGGAGAAGTGTGCAGCTACGCGGCACACAGATCCGCGCAGCCGAGCAGGTGAGAGATTCATTAAACGACGAAGAGCGGGCGCTGCGTAATTTTTATCGAGACTACGTGGTGCTCTCGACTCGAGCGAAACTTGGTCCGGATGCGGTTGTATCGTTTTTGTCGGATTACAGCCCCATCTGGGATGGCGGGCGTGACGAGGGTACAGGCAAGATCTATCATCCATTTTGGCCGCGGTTTATTGCTGCGTGCCGGGCGAATGGTGTGGATCCGGCGGAATACCTGGTGTGGCGCCATTCGGTTTGGAACGGGGGAGTTCCCTCGTCTCCAGTGGAAATTGAACGGAACTACTTTTTCCAGCAGTTCATTAAACGGGACTCGCAGGAGGATGTTGCAAAGGTCAACCTGATCACGATGCAGAGTCAGTTGAAACAGGCGGCCTTTAAGAATAAGACTGTTCTCGGTTATAGTGACGCGGCAGCAAACCGCGCGGCTCTCCTTGGAGGGCTTCGCGAACAGATGACAAAGCTGTTTGTTTACGTGTCGGCTATCAGGTTGAATTTGCGGGATGTGGCTGACCAGGTGTACTCAGCGGCGATTTATGAGTACGCATTGGATCGCGCCACGTTGGATCGTGTCTGGGGGGATTTGATTCCCGCAGATTTTCGAAACACACCGTCAATGACATTATTGACGCGGGTACAAGGGCGAGCTTAATGACAAACCAGACAAGGCAAGTGGCGGCCCCTTTGGGCGAGGTGACGCCACCGTTTGTGGAATCAATGGTCTCACGGATTGCAGCAAATCCGCTTTTGATTGAAGAGTTGAGTGCGCTGCTGACCTCAAAACATTTCTACAAGCCGGAAGAGCAACATCTGGCTGTGATGTACGACGCGATGGTTTCCGTTTATCAACGGCACCATATGTTGCAGTACGAAACCGTGCGGGCCGAGATCGTGACTTTGCTCTGTGACAGGCCTCTGCCCGAGGCGCTGGCTGAGCATCTTCTCGAAGAACCAAACGGGCTGCTGTGCTGGTGTTTGGAGAATGGCGTTGAACGCATTCGCCAGGCTCCGATTGAGCAGTCTCGCGAGATGATCAGACGGTTCTTGCACGAACGCTCGGTCTTTCTACCGTTACAGGTGGCTGTTCAACAGGGGATTCCTCAGGACATCCAGGCCGTGTTGGACACAGCGCAACGGCAGAACCAGTTGATTGGTCAGTTGGATACTGATCCCGTCTCGGGCGGTATTCCGGACGGCCGAGGCAACATGCCACTCGTGATCCGGTCAACCGGAATCGCTTTCATGGATCGTTTCATGGATGGCGGTATGGCGGCCGGTGAAGCGTATGGGCTGCTTGGACCAACAGGTGTTGGTAAGACTGCCCACGCGTGTGCTATGGCGGGTGCAGCACTTCTGGAAGAAAGCCTGCGTTTCTCTGAAGACCCGGCTTATCAAACCAAGAAGGTCTACTACGCGACCTATGAAGCCGGTAAGGATGAAATTCGACAACGAATCATTTCTTCCATGGCTGAAATTGCTCGCGAGACTGTAAAGCATATCGACTTCAGTCTGATTGGTGATCCGCCTTGTCTGTCGTCGATGGGCCTGCAGAACTACAAGGCTTACGAGCTGGGTCGTTCTGTTGAAGCTGGACAACCACGTTTGGGTGAACTCGAGCGTTATCTGAACATTAAGTCTCATCTCGAACATAACTTGCGAATCATCGACATGTCTGGTCTTGGGGATCAGCGTTACTGTCGACCAGGGATCGGTGGCATTCAAGAGTTGATCGGAGTGCTCACAACCGATCAGGCCCGACTTGGCAATCCTGGGATCGCGGTCGTGTTTGTTGACTATCTGTTGTTGATGGCTGAGCGGTACCTGCAGTCGAAAGGCATGGACCCTCTGAAGCACAACCGCAGTGTGTTGCCTGAGTTTGTGGATGCAGGCCGTATGCAGATCGCCAGTCGATTTAATACGTCGGTCTGGTTCCTGCAGCAGTTCAACACCACAGGCAACAAGAAGTCGCCAACAGCGACAATGAGTCTTTCTGATGCGGCGGAAGCCGGGGCTCGTTTTGCTCACAATCTCTCGTTCTGTGCAGCCCTGGGGACCAAAGATCCGCAGACCAACTGCACACTGCTCACGTTTCCGAAACGGCGGCGTGACGGTGGCGTCCAGCCAGAACGTATTCTGATGATTGATCCTATCTACCACCGCCTCGTGGATGTGACTGAACATTATATGGTGGATCGTCACCGCGGTCAGATTCTTCCGCGAGCGTTTGCAAGTCAAATCCGAGGTCAGACTGCCGTGCAGGCACAACGTCCTGTGGCAAACAATGACCTTATTGGCGCTTTGTAACTATGACGATTTACCAGCCATTGAACCCACTGCTGTATCAGCGGTTGGTCATGCGGTTCGGCCGTGTGACCGTCTCGCATGCCGGGGAAGAAGCCCAGGTGTTTCCTGAACGGGACATCTTCGGGCAGACCCGCTATGTGTTTAAGGGTGGCGAGTATTATCAGGTCTGCTGTCCATACTGTAATGACACGCGGTTCCGGTTGTACTTCAGCTACCTGTGGGGCCACTATGATCCGGAGTATCGGACGCAGCATCGGAATTTGATTACATGCTTCAACGAAGAGTGCATGCGAAATTCCGGCAACGTCGACAAGATGCACTTCGAGATCTACGGCCTGATGGACGCACAGGTCGTCCAGCATGCGCCACTCCGCAAAGGCATCTCTGTGACCGGTAGGACGATCGGGGCGCCCGGTCGCGTGATCTCATTGAATGACCTGCCGCCCGAGCATCATGCAAATCAGTACCTGCGTCAGCGAGACTTTGATCCGGTAAAGCTGGCAACTCAGTACGGTCTCGGTTACTGCGAAGAAGCGGCACCTGATTACCCGATCATGTGGAACCGACTGGTGATTCCGATCTACCAGAACGGCCAGTATGTTGGGTTCCAGGGTCGATTGCTCGGTGACGGAAAGCCGAAGTATTACAACCCACCCGGTGCGTCGAAGACCGAGTGGCTTTACAACATGGACATCGCTCGACGGTATTCAGTCTTGGTGATCACTGAAGGGGTTACCAAGGTCTGGCGTGTCGGGCCGTTCTCTGTCGCTTTGTTGGGTCGCACAATCTCGGGCAAGCAACCAGAACTATTGGCTGAGTTAGCGCAGGGTGCTGACTTTGTCATTCTGTATCTGGATGGTGATGCCTGGGAGATTAAGCCACCTAAGAATCCGACATCGTTACCAACACCTCCCGCGGCCGAAATGGCTTTGCGGATTCTGCGTCTGCATGTGCCAGAACGCAAGCTGATTGTTATTCCGCTACAGCCGGGTACGGCGCCTGATGAGATGTCGTCTGACATCAATCATCAGATTATTCTTGGGCAATTGCATCAACGCGGCTGGCGGGGCGAGGTAAAGGATCTGTTCCGCCAACGGGCGTCAACAGAGAGCTTCAAGCTGCCACCACGTCGCGTGTGAGAGGTTTGGCATGTTTCCGTTGACGCGAGAATCGTATGAGCATTTATGGCATTGTGGTCCGTTCAATATCCCTGGTTATCCGTTTTTCCCCCTGCTGACCGCCGGGGCTCCGGCGCCAGGCCCGTCGTTTGTCCATCACGCAAGACAGCTTGGTGATGAGTATCTGGTGCCAACCACGAAGCGTGGCGCACCGGTCGTTCTGCAGGCTGGTCCCAGGTTGTCGCAGTTGTACTTTCATGCGTTGTACGACGGCGACTTCTCGATGCCCATTGTGACGGGCAGCAAGGCCCTGCACGCAAAAATGTTGCCTGGCAAGTTGTATTCGTCGGAGCGGTTTGGCCCTTGTCGGGCGCCGGTCATGATCATCGGAAAGAATCCCAGCCGCGAAGAGATCGCGTCCGGGAAGAATTTTGATGACGCGAAGAACGAGCACTTCTGGCGAGCATGTGACGAGGTTGGCATTCCCTACGAACATCAGGCAGAGTGGTACATGACCAACCTGATGAAGTTTTCGTACCCGGATCCAAATAAGGCCTCGGCGCCCAACAGTTGGACTGTTGACTGTCTGCCGATTCTCTGGCAGGAGCTGCAGATTGTGCAGCCGCAGTACATCCTGTGCCTCGGGTCCGACGCCAGCAAGGCGTTGACCAAGATGTGTCCTGGGGCCTTCGGTGGCCGTGAGGGCATCGGGGTGGAGGCAATGCGTGGCCGTGTGGAACAACTGGTGATTCCCAAGGCCGGTTGTCCTGGCGAATACATTACATCGCAGGTGATGGCGTTGGTGTCGCCTGCAAACGTGCATCGCACTCCCGAGCTGATGGATACTTTGCGGGATGGTGTTCGTGACTTCTGGTCATTGACGTGCGGCCAGCAGATTGGTGGCGTGGAGACTGACATTGATCACCGAGTGATCCGAGATGTTGACACTTTGAGGTCTTTGGTTGACGAGATTCTGCGCAGCACCAATCCAGCTGACAGTATCTTGGCGGTTGACGCTGAGTGGAACGGACAGAAGCCCTGGGATCCGGGGGCCTACCTGCGTACTGTGCAGTTCAGTCACAAGCCGAAGTTTGCGGCATGTGTGGAGATCTGCGGTCCTGGTGGTCGAGAAGTCTTTCAACCAAATACAGAAGCTGCATCTGCTGAGTTGGCCAGGTTGATGCTGCATCCGAAAATGCGCATTGGCGGGCACTTCCTTCGTGCTGATATTCCGCAGATTCAGCAACACCTGGGGATCGACCTCAGACCTAAGTACGCTCCGGCTGAAACCTGGGAGTTAGTCTGCCAGGAAGGTGGTTGGGATACATCTCTGATGGAGAACGCGGTCAATGAGACCGGGTTGCTCGGTTTGGAAGTCCTGCGGGCGAAGTATACGCGAGCCCCAGCCTACGAGAAGTTGTTGAACAAGTGGTTGGCCGCGTACTGTAAACGTCTTGGGATCGAGAAGAAGGACATCGAGGGATTTGGGGATTGGGATGGCGACGACTTTTACCATTACGCTTGTTATGACGCGGATGTCACTCGGCGTATTGCAGGCAGATTGTTCGATACGATCCAACACGATCGGTTCGGCCATGACTGTCGAAAGTCCTACCATCTGACCCACAGGGCTTCGCTGCCCGTGCTTGAGATGGAACAATTCGGAATCAATGCTGATCCCGAAAGAGCGGAGCTGCTGGCAGGTTTGTTCAGTGCGGCTCGTGGTAAGTTGGTGGAGGCAATTCGGAACACTGTCAATTGGCAGGACTTCAATCCGAACTCCGATCAACAATGCCGCGCGCTTCTGTTCGGTGAGGAATATGCCAGGAAGGAAGCACCGCCTGGTTGTCCAACTGTTCGCGTACAAGTTGGTGAGACTGCTGCACAAGCCGCGAAGCGGGCAATGGCAGAGGTTAAAGCTGGTAACTTGGCCCCACCACAAGAAGATCAGCAGTATTGGATTATCTTTGTGCCCCTGGGGGTACATCTGCAAAACCTGCGACCTTTGATCTCAACTGGCAAACGCGGAATCGCGTGGGAGAAGCTGGAGGCCAAAGGCGAAACAGAGAATCACAAACCGGCTACGAGCCGGGAGACCTTGGGAATCTTGAGCTACACGAATCCGGTTGCCGCCATGCTGCGTGACATCCGGTTCTTAACCAAGGCGCTGCAAACCGTGCTACGTCGACCTGAGATTGATCCTGATACGGGGACATACATGAAGGACGACGACGGTGACTTTGTTTATGACAAAGGTCTGCTGTCGCACGTGAGTTCTGATGGCAAGATCCACACACGGATTTCACAGAATAAGGAAACTGGTCGCTCATCCAGTTCTAATCCACCGCTGCAAAACTTGTCTAAGCAGCGTGAAGATGATTTCAAACGTATCTTGGGTTGGATCGAAGACGGCAAACAGATGGGCGACTATCTCGAGCTGCTCGGTACGCCTCAGTACAAGTACGTGCAAAGGTCAATCTTCAAGGCCCCGCCTGGTCACATCTTCATGGAGTCTGATTACTCCGGTGCCGAAGTTGCGGCGTTGATGTGGATGGCACAAGATCCGCAGGGAACTGATGACGTTCGGCGTATGTTCTTGAAGGAGAGCGACCCGGACTTCCTCGATATCCACAGCACGATGGCCGTGAACGCATTTCGTTTGGACTGCGCTCCGACTAAGAAGGGTTTGAAGTCAATTGGGAAGCCCGGGCTCCGGGTTGCCGCCAAAAATGTGGTCTTCGGAGTACCCTACCAACGTGGAGCTGAGGCGATCGCGCGTCAGTGCCGCGAGAAGGGTGTCAATGCTTCGATTGAAGAAGCGCAAGGCTTGATCGATTACTACCTCACGCGGTATGCAGTGGTAGCTCAGTATCTGGAAATGTGTAAGGCACGAACCAGAAACCCAATGTGGATCCGGGGTGCTTTTGGGCGGTACCGGCGCTTCAATTGGACTGATGATCGACAGGTGCAAGGTGAGCAAGAACGTCAGGCATGCAACGTCTCGATCCAGAATTTGGTCGCTGATGCTGTGTGGACGGCGCTCTACAACATGTGGCACTATCGTGAAGAGAACCCTGAGTTCAATTTCAAGTTTGTGTTGCAGATCCATGATGCGATCCTGACTGCGGTGCCGTTTGAAGTGGTGCCGCAGATGTCTCGTGTGATTTTCCAGAAGTGCATGACGGACGATGTGCATGTGCGTCCTTGTAACTTGGACGGCATCCCGTATCCCGATTCACCTGTGTATCATATGGGCGGCGAGCAGGAGTTGATGTTTAGGTGGGGGGAAGACGTGGACGATGTCATTTCGGAGCACGTGGATCCGGCGGCGCCTAAGCTCAAAAAGTTGCTGGAAGACCCAGCAAACGACAGGGAAGTCGTTCGGTTGTTGGCAGCCGCAGAGCAGTTCAGCTAATTGCTTTTAATCTGCCTATCTGTTAATGTACGACTCGACGTGGGACAGTCCCGAACGTCGAAAATTTTCTCAGAAGGATATTACCGTGACGATCGACACATCGCGCCCCCGCGCAGTCGGTGGGTACAATTTCGCAGACCATGGCCGAGTCCAGGCAGGTAATGCGGACAACATGATCCTGGCACCGAATTCGGGAGCCGAGATTTGGACGACAAGTTGGGCGAACACTCTTACGACGATTCGCCTTTTGCCTGCTCGCAATGCTGATGGGAGTCTGACTCCTTATCGCAACAACGCTGAGCAAAACTCTTTTGGTGACTGGATTCGAAGTTACCTGGTCTTCAAGGGTGGACAGAACAGCCTGATCAGCTTCGTGCTGTATGACCATGCGTCCAACCCGGACTACGACCTGAACGAGAATCCCGCGTATGTCCTGTACTGGGCTATCAAGCGTGCCTGTGACTCCGGTCAGGGCCTGCCGTCTTGGTTCCCGTTGCTGCAGGGCGGTGCTGGTCGTGGGGCGGCTTTGGCCAAACCTTCAGCTTTGTACCTGACGCAGGCGTTGTTGCTCGAGCACAAACACAAAGTGCTGCAGTATCCGCGTGGGTTGGGTCCGAATGACAAGACACTGGTCATGCAGCTTTCAAGCGATGCTGGCCGCAAGATGGTCGATCTGTTGAACATTTACCATCCACACTACCAGACTGGGACTGCTGGTATTGCGCCAACGGATTTCGAGCACATCTTCCTGCACGGTGACCCGGTGTCGTATGATCACGGTCGCTTCATCCGCTTCTGTCAGGCTGAAGGCCATTTGAGCCAGCAGCAAGGACAACAGCGGTCTGCAGGTTGGGCGCCTCCAACAGCGAACCAAGGCGGTGGCGGCGGAAGCCAGCAGGTTAAGGGTTACGATGTTCAGATCGATACTCAGTTTGGAAACTTGCCCGGACCAATCCCGGACAACTTCCGTGGATTGCTTGAGTCTCGGGCCAAGAAGTGGTCGGACTTGATCCGTATCCCCTCGGAACACGAACAGGTCTTGTGGCTTGCTCGCGCGTTCCCTGGCGATGCCATCGAGTTCGCATTCCGCGATCACCCAGACTGGCTGTCGGCCGAAGTGACTGCGATTACTCGTGCTCGTGGCAGTGCTGCGGTTCCTCCGCAGTACCCACAGGGTGGATACCCACCGCAGGGTGGCTATCAACAGCCTGGCGGGTATCAACAGCCGCCACAGGGCTATCCGGCCCCACAAGCTGGATACGGCGCTCCTGGATACCCACAAGGGTATCCTCCGCAGCCAGGTCCGGCCGGTCAGTATGGCGTTCAGCCGCCGATGACCAACAATCAGTACCCGCCGGTTGGTAATCAACAGGCGATGACTGATCCGAACGCACCTCCCCCTACCAATCAGCCTGGTCAACCAGCAACCTCCGGGTATGTGGCTCAGGCCGGCGCTCCTGTACAGGGGCAGCCAGGTCAGCCCGCCGCGGGTGGCGCTTGGGGACAAACGGGGTTTGGAGTGGGGAACGCAGGTGTTCCCGGTGCCGATCCAGCCTTGCGACCTGGGCAGAACGCTCTGCCTGGTTATGGAATGCCTCAGGGCGCCCCGCAAGGGCAACCAGGAGGCGGATATGGTGGCCCTCCAGGGGGTCCACTAACTGGCGTACCTGATGCTGCAGCGAGTGCTGCGCAGGCCGCTTTGGCCGCTGCACAAGCTGCAATCGGTAGTGCCCATGTCGGCCCGCCTCAGGGCTGATCTCGTCTGACGTTATCGTGCCCGGCGTGTTCATCACGCCGGGCACGTCTTTATTGGCGGCAATACTTTTAGGGTGAGACCTGTGGCGAAAAAGCGATCAACTGTCGCGAGCGTGGGCGATGCTTGCGATGAACATAGTGATTATCGGGATGGCATTCAGTCCGCTGTGCTGAAACAGATGCAGACGAACAACAAAGGTCTGGAAATGCTCACGCATGAGCAGACTATTTGGAAGTGTGGCGGCATTGCGCTGCCGTCGCTTTGTCTCAGGTTTCTGCAGCATCAGGAAGCCTTCCCGCTTGGCAAGACGATTACGCTCAGCGGCTTGTTCGGGAGCAACAAAACGTCACTGGCCTTTGAGATCATGCGGTGGATTCTGATCCATCGCGGAATCGGCTGGTACAACGACGTTGAACGTAAAGACTCACCAGGTATGCGTGAGTCTATGCTGGAGTACAACCAGGAATGGTTGGACAATCTGCAGATCCTTACTTGCCCGACCCAAGACATCTGGCAGAGTGGTGTGCGGACCCAGTTTGATTCTGTGTTGAAGTTCTCAGAGAAGCACGGCGGTCGGTTCCGCGTTATTGGTGGTTCGATTGTGGATTCGGTAGCAGCGGCAAAGCCAGCTGCCGAAGCCGCCAAGTCCCTGAAGGAACACAAGGGTGCTGGTACTCGTACCCATCCGGTGGTGGCCCTGTACAACAGCGATTGGCTCAGCAGCGTGGTTCACACCGTGGCTGCCGGTCCGTTCGTGTTGTTGCTGATCCAGCACAGTTCTGATGTGGCTGTCGATGGCGTGCCTGGCATGACAACCCGGAAGCAAAAAGGTGGTATGGAAGTCGCGTTTGCGAAGACCAGTGCCTTCGAGCTGACCAAGAAGGGTGCCATCAAGGAAACGTCCAGTGGCGGCGGTGTGAACATTATCATCGAGTGCAGCAAGAACGCTCTCGGTCCGGCTAAGCGTAAGATCGAGGTTCCTGTCCGATGGTACTGGGAGCCGGATCCGAATGCGGATGATGGCACACACCGACAACGGTACTACTGGGACTGGCACCATGCGTCGATTAAGACGTTGCTCAGTTTTGAGACCATGGACGGTCGGAAGGGTACCTGGAAAGAGATCAAGGAAGTTTGTGACCTGCATGTCGCTTCAGGTGCCCGTGTGTGGTCTCGCGCTCTTGAGATCCCTGAGGCTAGTCCGGTCAAGCTGTCTGAAGCTGGTGAAATCCTGGAATACGACCATCCAGAACTGTTGCCTCGACTTTATGACATCCTGCACATTCAACGACGTCCCATTATGCCAGTCGGCGGGGATGTGTTGAACTTGTGGGAAGGTAAGGTTGAAGTGCCAGCGATTCCATTGCCGCCACCTTATCCACGACGCGGAAATGTCGGGGGCGATGAGGATGACGAGTGACGATGACCCAAGAGCTGAGATTGCTGCTGCGGCACGTGAGCAGCAGCAAATCAACTCACGCGAAAACGCGGAGTCAACATTCACACGTCGCATCCTGCACAGGTTCGCGCCAAAGCTGAGCATCCCCAAGATGATTCAGGGGCTGGGCAAGAACCAATTGTCGCTCGATCTTCTGCCACAAATCCTCGACAACTTGCCAATTCGGTTCGCTGCCGAGTATGTTCGTTACCTGGACGAGATCACTGCATCCGATTTGTTGGGTGGCAAATTGGCCAATACGCCCTTGTGGCGGGCTTATGTTGCTGCCATCGAACGCCGTGGTGTCGACCTGCGAAATTCGTTTTTTGGCCTGATTACGCCGTGGGTCAGTAGCAGTGCTGTGGTGCTGCACAACTGGCCTCGGCACGACGAAAGCCTTGATCGACACCAGAGTTACGGGCGCTTCGTGTTGACGTCTAGCAAACACAACTCGACACCTATCCTCTTTTCCTTGGAGCCGTTGACCACGCTACTGGATGCTTTGGAACGCCACGGAACGCGGACCAATATGCCAGGGGAGTAACATGCCGGACACGACGTCGCTGTACGATTCACCGTTGTACAAGACCTTCACTCCTGATCACTTTGGTCGTCAGGAGCTGCAGAAGGTCTTGGATAATATGTATCGTACCACGCGAGTCGCATCCCCATCTTCTCCAACAGAGATTCGGTTCAACCCGATCACCAGGAAGACACAGTACGGCTTCCGGTACACGTCGTTGGCTCTGTCACGCGTGTGCCGGGCCTTGTCTCCTGGGCTTTCCAACGTGATCTCCAACGTCTCTGGGCCGACTACAACCGACAAGGGCCAGCGGGAGAAATATTCAACCCCCGTTGCTTGTGCGGTTTTCAATCAATTGGTGGACCTGCGATTCCATGCTGTACTGACCAAAGCACAGCTGGTCATGGATGAAGAGCGGAAGACCCTGGAAGGGATGCTGGGGCCGCAGACCCACTATCTGGAAAACTCGTCGCTGCTCGACCTGGTCGAGAACGCTTTGACTGATTGTTGCGATGCGCGGTTCGCCGGGGCCACTTTAGCCGGCCGGCGACTGTTCGTGCGATACCTGCGGCCAGACGTTATGGAGACGCCACTCGGCGATTATCGTTGCGGTTATGCCGTGTGTGCGACTGAGTCTGGCGATGATTCGATTCGTGCTTACTTGCTTTACGAAAGCGTGGAGACCGGGCACAGCTGCCTGGAGATCCCCGCTGGCGGTACCTATCGACAACGACGTACCGGGTCAAAGTTCATGGAGCAAATCAAACGATTGCTCGTGAAGCTGGCTATGGCGAAGCCCCGTGACTTCAACCACGATCTCGTGGCACTGGATAGTCAACCGTTATTCCCTAACACAGACGAACGGACAATGGGCCTGGTCATGTCCCGATGGAGACGCCAACTCAAGTTGGCTGGTATGCCGGCCGATATGGCGAACAACGTTGTGAACACTCTTGTGAATGGAACTGATTCAAGTAGTCCGCCAAGTCTGCTTACCCTCGCAGAACTGACGGAGCATGATCTGTTTGTGGCGGCAATGGCGGCCGGACAGAATCGCGGGCAGCGGCTTCGTGAGCTATCTGAGCGCGCGACATTTAGCGTGTTTTTTGGAGACAGTGTATGAAGAAGAAAGGTGCGACGACAGCAATCACTGCCCGAGGTGCTGCTGTTGAAAAAATGCAGGCGGCCGTTGGTGCAATGTCACCCAAGCTCCGCAAGGTTTACAACACGTTGCGATCACAACGGCTGGGTTTGATTGCAAATTCGTTGCAGTATTATCGTGAACTGGGCGAGCACATTGAAACAGTTACGGAGGATGTCAACACGTATGGCGCCGGGGCAATCAAGCTGCTGGCCCAGGCGTTGGAGGCTTCTCCGGATGGACTTTATAAGGCCAGGTCGTTCTACAAGAACTACACGGAAGACGAGTACGAAGCTCTGGTGAATCTGCGGACCAGTGTTGGCGATGCGCTGACCTGGTCACATGTGATCCAGCTGCTCTCGATTCCCGACCACGGCAAACGGACTCGCCTGCAGGAGCAAGCTGCGAAGCAAAGCTGGACCAGTGACGAACTGCGTCAGGCGGTCACTGAGCTGATTGGCGAGAAGACCAATCGTGGCGGTCGTTCTGGTCGGACTGTCGTCCAGCCTAAGAATACCATGCAGGGGTTGAAGAACTACTGCGTGAACGCCGGCGAGTTTGTCCGCAAGTCTGAGAAGATGTGGGGGCAGTTCTTCGAGAACGCGATCTCGGCACCGCCGGACACTGTCAATAAGGTCGATCTTGACCAAGCGGAGCGTGTGGTCGAGTTGGCTTCCAAGGCCCTGAAGGAAGCCCAGAGTCAGGTTGACGCTGCTACCAAGCTGCGGGATCGGTATAAGAGCGTGCTGGCCGAGCGGGAACCTGACGAAGACGATGAAGAAGACGAGGACGACGAGGATTAGTCATGCGACGCTTCTCGATCTGCGTGTTGTTGTACGGTGACCAGGAACATGCCTGGTTACATGATCGCTGTTTGACTTCGTTGATGTCAGTCCTGCCGCGCGAGAGTGCGGAGTTCAGGATCGGTATGAACGAGGTGACAGCGGAGTCAACACATGTGTTGGTCGAGCAGTTTGCCGCGCATTTTGGTCACGTGCAAATCTTTTCCGGCGGCAACATCGGAAAGTATCCCCGTATGAACCACATGTTTGCCACGATCCCTGAGGATCACTACATGATGTGGTTCGACGATGACAGCTTTTTGAAACCAGAGCTGATTGGTCACGGGCAGGAATGGCTCGATAAGATCACTCAGCTTCAAGAGAAGACCCCAGGGATTCTCGGCGCGACTTATAACCAGCATTGGAGCGGTCGGCATCGACGTTGGGTAATGTCGCATCCCTGTTACAGGGGTGTGCCACTTCACCCGACACATGAGCAATTCATCACTGGCGGGTGGTGGGTTGCTCCGATGCGGATCCTCCGAATGCTGGCATGGCCCAATAAAGATCTGTACCATAACGGCGGCGATCGTATGCTGGGCTGGGTGGCGCGGCAAAATCACGTACCGCTTGTGCGGTTTTTCGAAGGTGTGGCTATCAACGCTGACGCGTCAGGTGTCGAATCGACGGCACCCCGCAGAGGGTTGAGTACAAAAGGGTTGGGAGATTGATTCAATGGAAATCGAAGCGGCGTATCATTCAATTGATGCAAAACGTCTCACAGAGGACAGTCGGGCTCGTCGCGAGCCGACTTCTGTGTTCATCCCTTTCGGGGACGCCCCTTTGGATGGTCCTGGTCGTTACTTTTCGCTGGATTTCGATTCAGCTGGGGGTTTCCACTGGTCTATCATGGCTGATCATTCTACTGGGGTTCGAGTGCCTGTGAACCGGTTGCTTCCGCGGGACAATGCCGGCGTGGCCGGTTTGGCGTCTGTGATCTGGCAGGCCCGCGAAGAGTTCATGGAGCAGCACGCTAACTACAAACTTACCGAAGTGATCGGGGTCGTGTTCGATCCGGCAGATGATCCAAAAGAAGCAATCCATTTCGGCATGTACGTTAAAGTGCGATGACAAACCTAGCTGAAGAGAAGCCGCCTACCTTCAGCATCGTCAAGATCATGCAACTGCGTGACAGCTTGTACGACGCACTGGTTGGGCGGTATGCCGAGATCTCGATCTCCGACATCGAGGATCTTGATCTGCTGCTTGATGACCTGATGCCCCGCCTGCCGAAGGGAATCCTTCGCGGCACGATGTTTGAGACGTTTCGCCCATTCATGGGAAGTCCCTATCCAGCAACCTGGTGGCGGGAGTTCTTCTGGCGTGTGGCTGGTAATGAGTCGTTGTTGGCCTCTGGTGTTCCACTCAGGCCCTGGCGAGCCCCGGGGGTGAAAGAATGGGTGCCAATTCAGATCATGCGTGTCGACCCGGCGCCGGCACATAAGAGTGATCACAGGTACATGCTGCACTGCAAGGCATTGGCCGGACAGGCCTGTCCTTTGGTGTGGCAGAAGATTGTCACTGGAGCCTGGTTGAAGCGGCTGTCCAGTTTTACTGGTTTCACGAAGTTCAAGGGCGCCAGGCCGTACTTGACTCCGTACCAGTTTACCGGGCTGCGATTGGTCGTCTTGCTGGATCCGGCACTGAGTCGAGATGGCAAGCCGAACTTCTTCGATTTGCGATGCAGTGGCTCGCATTTGGAACATAACAACGGGGTGCTGTCACGGCGGTACCGCCGGGGCTTTGAGTGCCCGAAGTCATTTGATCATGAATGTCACGTCTGCGCGATTGGGTACACAGAGTGCCCGGCGGCAACCCACATGGCGACATACACTCAGGGCGCCTGCTCTGAGTGCGGTCCGGATGCCTGGTTTGATCCGGAAGTCAGTACACAGATTTGCGTTCAGTGTTGGCGCAAGAAACTTGTCAAAGGTTCATAAGAGGTATTTTTGGGATGGATGCACAAGAGCAAGCCCCTTTGTCCGAGTTGGAGCAACTCAAGTGGAAGAAGTTCCCGGTGTTCAACGACGGATTCGTTTGTTTGGTCGACGCCATGGGTTGCGACCAGTCTGTCGTTCGCGCTGCGCGAACCAGTTATGGCAATGAGGCCCGTGGAGACTTCGCTGAAGCCTTGGCCAGTAAAGATCGCACTTTGTTGCGGTACCTGATGCGGCACCGGCACTCAACACCGTTTGAGATGGCTGAACTGATCTTCCTGGTCCGCGTTCCGATGGATACGTGGCGTCAGTGGATTCGGCACCGTACAGCCAGCGTGAACGAGTACAGCACGCGGTACGCGGAGGCGATCGACAGCCGGCAGACCACGCCCGAAGAAGGCTGGCGGTTGCAGTCAGTTGTCAACAAGCAGGGTTCGTCGGGTGCTGTGGTGACGGATCAGTGGCCGGAAGGCTACAAGATCTGCGGGATTATGCAGGAAGACGTGGTCATGGCGGATCATGAACTGACCGATCAAGAGAAGCGTATTTGGCGTCGATGGGCCATCATTCGCGCGGATGGGTCGGGCGGCTGGGAGCATACGGTCACGTTTAACAACATGGCCTACGAAGATGTTACGCCGGGCCGGTATCTCTCACACATGGAAATGCTGCAGCATCATTGTTCGCAGTCGACCTACGAAGAGCGGCTCAAGTTCGGGGTGGCGAAGGAAGTGGCTCGTAAGGATCTTCCGCTGTCCACCTACACGGAAGCCTATTGGAAGACTAACCTGCACAACCTGTTGCACTTCCTCGGTCTTCGAATGGACGCTCATGCCCAGCTTGAGATCCGTACCTATGCCAACATCATGGGGAACGAGATCCTCGCGAAGTTGTTCCCGGAGACCTGGCAGGCCTTCCGCGACTACCGCCTGGACGCGATGTCCTTGACGCGGCTCGATTTGGAAGTCATGGCCAAGATTTCCAATCATCTGGCAACTTGTGGTGGCACAAGCCGGATGTCCGAGTTTCCATTGCGGTTGCCGCATATCAGCGACAGCATGTGGCCTGACGAATGGCGTGACAGGATTTGTCGTGAGCGCGATGAGTGTATCGCGAAGCTGCAGCGCATGGGCTTCATTCAGACGCCCACGGCTGCCTAATTGTATTGTCGGTAATAAAGTTAGAGGTGTTCATGATACTACCTGGGAGTAAGTCTGCCGCGGCTGAAAAGCTGTTGAATTCCGATGCCTGGTCGGTGGTCTATTGCACGCGAACGTGTGCGGATATGACTGGTCCTATTGATTGGGCCAACACCCATAAGTGTCATGACTGGCGGAACTACGTGCCGCAAGCAGTGCGGGACGTGTGGGATGAGTTGACTGTGGAAGCTCGTCTGGCGGTGTGTCTGACGGCCATGCCCATGGCCGACCGCGAAGATTGGGAGTAGTTGTTTCTGGAGATTGGTTCAATGGCTGAGAAGATGTGTTTGGTGATCCCGGCGTCCTGTGGATGTGTGGGCTTGTGCGGCTTTGCGGGAGCGAAGGAGTCGATGGGCATTCCACCGATTCTGCAGAGCTTCTCGCATACTTGGCAGTACATGCCACTGGTGAATCCGGTTGGTTTGGAGAATCTGCCCAATGGCATGGCGAAGGATTTGACTGAGGACTATCCCCGGTCGGCCAAATTCATGCCGCGATCGATCTGCGAGACGGATCCCAATTGGAAACAGTTGATTCCGTACGCCATGATCACCTGGAATGATCAGGTCTTGTGCTATCGGCGGCCGGAGAACAATGCGGAGCCGCGTCTGAGCAATCAGCGTTCGTTGGGCTTTGGTGGACACATCGATCCGAGCGATCTCGCGCAGACGTTCGTGCGGGCACCGCTTGCGCAGGGCACCGTGTATGCCACCAACTTGGTGCATGCCGCCCTGATCCGCGAAGTGGAAGAAGAACTGAAGTTCAAGCTGTCGACCGAGACGGCCCGGCGCTGTCAGTTCATTGGATATGTCAATCATGACGATACGGAAGTTGGCGCTGTCCATCTTGGCATCGTGTTCCATATCGAACTGAACGGCAATCAGACTTTCGAACCTTCGGATGAAATCGAGGGGGCTGAATTGTTGTCAATTGACGATGCGTATGCGAAGATCGACGAATTCGAACTCTGGTCGCAGTTTGTTCTGCGGGGTTACAAGAGTTTGCCACGACCCGCGGCGGTGCAGGAAGCTGCCGCACAAGCGTAGGACACGAAATGGAAACACCAGGACTTTTCCAAGATGCACACCCAGGCTACCAAACCCAACAGGTGCGGACGCCGGGTGACGATCGTTGGTATTCTCCAAACCGGGACATTGCCTATGTGGGGCCAGCCCTAATCAAGCAAGCCTTGATGGGTTTGCGGCTGCCCGTGGACCCCGGTTCGCCATACGAGGCACTGCTGAATCAGCTCACGCCTGAACAACAGCACGAAGAGATGGCGGCGTTCGCGAAAACCTTGGCTCGTCTGGTCATGCTGTCCACCAAGGACGGCCGGTCACTCCCAACTGTACTGGCCGATCTGCAGGCGGAAAATGATCCTGGTGCTTCGGTGTCGTGGCAGATTCGTACCGCAGTGCTGGCCCGGTTGGGCGAGATCTGTCTGGGTTGCTGCTTTGCAGCCTTGAAGGACATTACCCCAGCCGGCGGGCAGCCGCCGCATCAGCGATCGATTGAAGGGCTGGTTTTTGAGGCTGATCGGATGGCCAAGCTCTTGAATCCAGAAAAACAGACTGGACCGTAATCAATGTCTTCTCTGCTTGAATCTTCCGCTGTTTGGGCGCGAGCGGTGCGCGCTGTGATCCCGACGCCTTGGCCTCGGGATTACATTGTATTGGATACAGAGACGAGCGGGCTTGACCCGCACGCAGATCTGGTATTGCAATACGGTTGCGTGGTGGTCCGAGGTAATGTGGTGGTTCACGCGTCACGCGCTTATCTCAATTGGGTCTCACCTGGGCGGATCACCGAGGATCAGCTCCGCAACAAGATGGCCGGCGTTGCAGCTAAGATGGCTGAAAAAGGCGCTTGTTATAGGCTAGACTGCGATACCGTTTTGCGCGAAGGGCAAGACCCGCTCGTTTTTATCAGTGCTTTGGCAGATACGATTCGTATGGCTTTGGATAATGGACTGGCGATTGTCGGGCACAACCTCTGTACGTTTGACCTTGTGTTGCTTTCACGAGCGATCACCGACCTGACTGGCCGACCACTCCTGATTCCAACCAATAAGGTGTTCGACACTGGGATGTTGGAAAAAGGGCGACAGTTAAACAATGTGCCCAGTGCCTTTGAAGATCAGGTGCAATGGTTCACCAGGATCGCGAATACTCGGTCCAAGGTTAAGTGGAAATTGGATGGCTGGTGCGCCGATCTTTACGATCTTTGGGGCAAGTCCGGCCTCGACGTTACAGCAGCCCATGACGCGATGAGTGACTGTATTCTCACGCATCATCTTTACCAGAGTTTGAAAGAGTTAATCGAAAATGCCTAAGCAACAGTTGATTCGAGATCCCAGAGCAATTCAAGAACTTGTGGCACAGCGTCCGACAAAGCCGTTGGCTGTCGCGCTGGACATGGCTACAAATTGCGGGATTAGCTTCGCTTGGTTTGATCCGGAAAAGCCGGTGACTGTGGCTGCGTTGCAGCCAATTTTCATGGGGCAGTTAGATTTGTCCACGGACAAATACGAATCGGGGGCGTTGCGTTTTGTTCGTTTTTTGCAGTTCCTTCGGGAACTGAATCCGTCCATTGTGTGGTTTGAAGACGTGAAGTTTTCGCCACCGGCTGGATTCAATATGAAAACCATCGCACAGGTGATGGCCCGAACCTACCCCACTGCAGAGTTTATCGGTGCATTGAAAGGTTTGCTTTGTGCGTACTGCGAAGAGCATAACGTACCTTGTGCTGGTCTCCCGATTGGTTCGATCAAGAAGCGAGCCACCGGAAAGGGTAACGCGAACAAGGTTGAAATGATTCAAGCGTGTAACGCGCAGTTCGGGACTGACTTTGACACAGAGTCTTACGAGACATCTGGCGTCGACAATATCGCTGATAGCGCGTTTATTCTGTTACTCGGACTCGAGACGCACGGACGCGGCGTGCCGTCGTAAGTAGTCAATGGCTTTCTGTAGCAGTTCTTGATTGTCGTTAATGGCGCCAAGCATCTGGTTGCAAGTCATGCAGAGCAGTTGTCTGACTCGACCGGTCTTGTGGTCATGGTCCACAGCTAAGTCGATAATCCGGCCGTTTTGTTTGCTCCGTTCTGGTTGCAGGCAGATGGCACAAACACCATTTTGTTCAGCCAACATGCGTTCATAATCGCACAGCCCGATGTCAAACCGACACCGTAGTTGGATGTTTTTTCTGACACGTTTGCCTTTTGCAGACTTAGCAAAATCGCGTCTTGTCTGCAGGTGCCGCTCTCGTGCTTCTGGGGTTTGGTTGGCGTACCAAGCGCGAGTTGCTGCCGCTTTGCATTTCTTGCAGCGACTTTGACCTTTTGAGAATTCGTCGATTGGCTTCGTGAGCAGGCATTTGCTACATTGACGTGAGGTCATGGCAGACTCCCGTAAAGTTTGCTGCGATTAGAGTTGTCGCTGGTGACAGCCAGCGGCAACTCGTTTTACTTACTACGCACTTTTGTGGGAAGACCACATGACCGAACAAACCGAAGAAGAGAACCTGTTACCTGATTTGCCAACCCTGGCTGAAGACCCGGCGTTCTCGGTGCTCTTCCAGGGTATGAAATGTTTTTGGCAAAGCTACCTGGTTTGTCATGCCGCAACCTTGCGACATCTGGCCATTACGCATCCACATTTGTCGGATGAAGCCCGGATCGGGCTTGTCTCAAAGTGTGCTTCAGCGGCCGTTGAGGCTGCAAAGAAGCAACCACCCACAGCTAAAACTCTCTACGAGAAGTTTAAGACTATCTGCGGCCCAATTCTGCGTGAGTTGGGTGTAAGCGAAGACGAGATTCAAGAATTGGAAAAAGATGCTTCTGCAGACCCCGGAATGTAGTGTGTTTTGTGTAGGTTGGACTGGCCAGGAAGTGGCTTCCAGTTCAGCGCTGTGGCGACCAAGTGCGCCTAAGAATTACACGAAGGAAGACACGATCCGCGCATGGATCGAAGATCATAAAGCTGATGCACCGGTCTTACCATTCGTTGGTGAGGTCAACGATATCTGGATTTTGGACAGTGCCGGCAACCAGGTGTTCACGACGCCTGACATCGTGGCGTTTCTGCGTTTTGCAGATCACCATGCCGGGTTCTCCAACATGGGTGCGTTGGATCCGGAGATCAGCCCCAAGGCTGTGTTTGTCGGATTTAATGTTAAACAGTTATTCCTGTCGGTCGCGGCCGAGTTGTGGGATCGCGGGGAACAGACCCCTTTTCGCTTCTGGCATGCCACTCCAGGGCTGTTCGATATCAATGATCTGTTGATCCCTGGTGCATTGCGGAACGGTTTCGATGTCGGATCTTTGTTGGCAGTGGGTGCCAAGCGGTTCCTGCCGACGCAGTATCACCATTTGTCCGGTACGGGTAACGCTGTCATGCAGACCGGTGAAAGCAAGGCGCTCGTCGCGCTCGCGCTGTGCCGGTATGCCAAGTTGATCTGAGGTCGTAATGGCGGAACAGTTGTTATTCGGGCAGACGGGCGCTGATAAGGTTGCTCGTCTGGAATTGAAACAGATGGTTCTCGGGTCACGGGTCATGATGCGTGATCTGTTGACCGATGGTGTCTGGTTTACATCTGCCCTGACACTGACATCGTTCCGCCTGCCGTCAGATCCTCTTGCGGATTTCTTGGCCCGCAGACCAGAAGACTGGCTGCGGGTCTATATGACACGGACCAAGCTGTTTGACGGCATTGGTACCAAGAAAATGACCTGGTGGGACTATGCCGTGTTCTGGTGTCCGAAGGAGGCCTGGAACTATATCGGTTCGCATCTTGCGAACTGTGTGTTCAAGGATGGTGACGAAGCGACTTATACCAATTGGATGCAAGGTAGCGTGTTGGACGTTCCAGCATGCGAGATGATGCCAGCCGGCGCGGAACCATACCGCGTGGAAGTGGCTGTGTTGGGAATGAAAGCACCAACCTGGGAGCACGAGATCTCGGTTCCCGAAGAGCGTTGGTTGCCCCTGCAAGTGAAAAGAAAGCCATTATGAAGATTGAGATGCACCTGCCACGCAGTTTCGACGCCGATGTGGAGTATGATCCGACCACGCGTGTGGTTACTATCAAGCCCACAGCGGTGACCCGTGGTGTGGTTCCGTTGATTGGTGTTCGAACGATCGCCGACAAGGATGAATCGAAGGTGAAGACGTCCATGATCAACTTTGATCTTGGTACCGGTGAGCCTACGATTGCTACGAAGCGGCAGCAGAAGGCTGGTAAGACGTTTGATGAACCGGATGGTGTCCCTGCAGAAGAGAAGAAATAGCAATGCCTAAGCCCAAAGGTTTTGGATTCATCCCTGGTGAGAACTTCACCACACCAGAACAGCTATTCGAACTGGTTGTTACCCAACAGCCACAGTTCTGGGTTGCGGCGCTGCCCTCGGATTATGATCAACCTGCGGGCGTGTTCCCCTTCACAGAGAAGGACGAGGCAACGCAATTCGCGACTGAGCAGATGGACGCAGGTGCGACCTGTTTCATCTTTCACGGCACCTACAGTCCGATGTCGGTGCCGATCTTCCCGCACTGGAGTGGGCAGAATCCCCAGCAGGCGCCAATCATCGAGTTGCAGCACGGTCGGTACCTGGAAGAAGACCGTATGGTCGAGATCAGGGCGCTGTTCCGTAAGCAGAAGGAGAATGCTCGTGTGGCACTTGAACATCTCGCTGAGCGACCGGTCGAAACGGCGGATACAGTGGCACCTGAACCGGTTGTGGCTGGTACTTCTAAGCCTGGGCCTGACGGCACTACGCCTGCAGCGCCCGCCGTGGTGTCCGAAGCTGTGCCACCATCTGCGGAGAACTCGTCGCTAGAGCCGCCGAACCCGGATCCAATCTCTGCCGAGGGGCCAGATTCCGATGATTTTGATGACCTTCCGCCGGACTAAATAAGTCCAAAAATGGTGTCATATATATTTAACCGCGGTTATGTCATCACAGATCCACGAAGCCCAGGCGCCTTTGTCTGGGCTTTTTTAGTTTGTAGAGCCGGGCGGGTCGCGTTTGGTAAGGGTTGGGGTTGGCTAAGCTCACGGCGAAAACGTACGTCGCTTACCGGCCCTATAAATCCTCAAACGCGACCCGCCCGGCTCTCTTTGCACAAAGGGAATCAGCAATGTTGAAGACTCTCGTTTGTTTGGTTTTGGTGTTTTGCTGCTCTGGGTGTGTCTCAGGCAGAATGATGTGTGGTACGTCGGTGTCGGTGGAATGCTCGATTGATACGGAAGACTTCCGTACCGAGTGTTCGAAAGAGCATCTGGGTGTCAAGTTGACACGCCAGTTTTGAGAGGTTGGTGCTTTTGTGTGAACTGACGTGCGTCAGTTCCGTCTGCTTTTCTCCATAAAGGAAGGTTACTGTTATGAGTCACAGACCAAGTTCAGTGCTGGCTAAGTTGGCGGCGATGGTTGGATCGATCGACATGACACATGCCGCAGGCAGTGTTGCGATGACGATGATCTCCGGCGTCAACAAAGGTGAGTTCAAGACCCCAATTCGATACCTGGGCACTGTGTGCTACCTGGTACTCGAAGTCTCACCGGTCAGTTGCCAACCAGTCATTCGAGGGTACAGTGCCGGCATCGGCAACTATCCCCACGAGGCGCTGTTTGGTGCGCCAAGGTTCAATAATATGGCCCATGATCCGAGCGGTCGATCCAGGTTACGCCCACCACAAAGTGACGCGGTTGGATTGGCTTCTCTGCGCATGTTTCCATATATGGCCAGCGGCGCTCATATCATCGAAGAAGACCAGGTTCAGTTGCCACAGATCCTCGCGCAGGTCAATGATGACGTGCTCGCGAAGGGCGCCAACAGCGGTAAGCTGAAGGCCCTCGGAAAGGAACTGCGGAAGAATTGCCGTAACTGGCATCGGTTCGCATCCCCGGTTACGGGACAAGTGACAGAGATGCTGCCCACTGAAAACGAGAATCACTACAAACTCGTGATCGAAACGGTAGCCGGTCGTCATGAAGTCCTGGTGCCCGCTGGTTGTACGCTGGACTTCGAGTACGCGGATGGTGCTCCGGCGCCGTTCGTGACTGCGGGTCAGCAACTGGTGCGGAGTCTCGATGGTGTGCGTGACTATGTCTGCGAAGACTTCGCCTGGATGAGTCTCATCCAGACGATCACCACCCCCAAAGGTCAAGAAGTCAAGGTAGTGCCCTTCGGCTACCTGTCCGATGCGATTCGGCGTAAGACCGTTCAGGTCGAGGCGCTGTTCGAAGATGTGGAACCGCTGTTGGGACCGCCAATTGAAAATCCTGCCAAGATTGTTTTGGCCGGCATCCCCAAT